GGTGGCGATGTCGAAGTAGATGATCGCGAAGTAATGATTTGTGTTGAAACGTTGGCTAAATTGTGGGGTTTGAAAGGATTACCCACAATTGAAGAAGAGAAAATGAATCCTTTGAAATACGAAATACTGCGGGCAACAAATAGAAATCCGCTACCTGCAGTATATGATCCTTGGCGGATGAGTACGGGACCAAAGATTCTCATCACAAATGATGAGAGCGGTTCATGTGCCGCATTCTCGGGTGCTACGAAAAAGATCGCCCAAGCATTAGCAAAATTCGCCAAAGATATCAATGTCGACATCTATTATGCGTCAAATGGAAATGGCGAAATAATAGATGAAAACAAAGATCAGTCAATTGATCAGCAGAGAATATACGATAAATTCGACTATGTTCTCTATATTGGTGACGGCGATGGCATAGGCCATCTAATGCAGCATAAGATATCACCAAAATCCACATGGATTTATATGGATACTTATGCTCATAATTCTGGTAGTCCAAAAGCTGAATGGATGCCAGTAAATAACGGTAGGGTTATGTACGTTTATAGAGTTAACGTTGGCCTTATCGATAGTATTGCGGAAGGTCTTGTAGAGGCCTTCCATAAGTTGACATAATCGAACCAATTATAGAATTGATCGCGGAAGTAGGCCCGCGTTAAAAATAGCCGACGAAACTCTAGGTCCGAGTTTAACATGCCGAGTGGCGTGGCTTTAGTAGGACAAAAATAGCCCGAAAGGGCAAGGAGATGTTATGAAATCATTAGTTATCAACTTCGAACCATCTATTAAATTAATTAATTTCCTCGATAACCACTTTGCAAACCGCTGGGTCTGCGATTGTGGCGCAGCACACGAGGAACAAACACCACACGGATGCGGTTACGAATATATTGGCCGCAGATGTGAATATGATGTGGTCATTATAAACGACGACGATATAATAGATAATATCGTTAACGCCTCAATAAGAGGCGAATATAATGTCGTCGTTGTTAAAAGAGGCGACATCGCTGGTGAGATAATAGAAAAGCAATTGGCAATCCCAGTATTGATCTGGGATTGATCTCTGCTTATCTCTTTCCCGCCCTGGAAAGGCCAGCTGCCCGTTCGAGTCGGGCGTGGGAACTAGAAAGTGGAATAGGCTCCACTATAAACCATAGCTGATGAAACCATAAGTCCGAGTTTAACACGTTAGATGACGTGGCTTTCGTAGGACATAAATCGCCCAGAAGGGCAAGGAGTTCATTATGATATTTAAAATAAAGAGAGACAAGTTCGGGAGGCTCACGAGCGACCCGATCTTCCGAAATGGAAGAGTTGTCTTTCCGGCCTTCGAAAATCTCAAACTCGTTAGAGAAGATGAGATTTGGGAGGCTGACATAATCGAAGAAATTCCTTTGAATAAGGTTGATCGTAAAGGTCAACCGATGTTTAGGGGAATTGTCAGATTATTAAACCCCGTGATCTCTGCTGTCATAATAAGAGATAATGGCAGTATTGAGATAATGGGAGAGAATTCAAGTATGCAGGTAGATGAGATTGATGAACGATATAAAATGATAAAGGTTAGGGGCGAAGAATATGTTATCCCCGACCTTTATATTGTTCATCGGTCATAATCTCTTTCCCGCCCCAGTAAGGCTGGTTGCCCGTTCAAGTCGGGCGCGGGAGCTAATAAGTGGAAGTAGGCCCACTATAAAAATAGCTGACGAAACAATTAACCCGAGTTTAACATATCGAGTGATATGGCTTTTGTAGGGTAAAAATCGCCCAAAATGGGCAAGGAGAATATTATGAAAACTTTATCATTCATCGGTTTATCTGCTAGTCAATATAGCGAATTAGCACACCAATATGGTGGTGCTTATAGTTGTGGGTGCGGATTTACAGATAGTCGTGAGGTATTTGATTTCTCTTACCACAACAATGACGGTTGTGGTAATGAATATATTGCCGACGATTTTGGATACGGCGAATTTGTATATTTTAAAGACGCCTATCCGGAAATTGGCATAACAGAAGTTGCTCAATATGAAGAAATACTCAGTTATATTCGTCAATTCGAACTAATCATTGCTCCTCCAAGAAAGGAGTATGATTTTCTCGAAGAACTGGGCATAAAAATCATCCGGATGCCAGAAGTCATTTCGACGAAGATTTGGAACTGTGATTATGGCGTTGATGAAAATGACAGATTGATTCCATTTATGCTTCTTAATTCTGGTGACATTGTTTCTATGATTGTAACAAGCTGTACGCCAACTGGCGTAGTAGTTAGTAAGCGTAGAATCAACGGAACCATCATCTCTATCGATGTAATTGAAAATTCCGAAGAGACCATACACGAAATTGTATGGACTTCTGATAATATCGACCTCAGAAAGAAATATTATCTGACGGTTAAGACAGAATTGACCGATTTCTTCATTAAAGGTGATGGCGATTTAACTGTCTTTTTATCAGACGACTGTCTATTCTCGTATGACAGAGCAATGTCACCAGAGATGCATGAGGTGATAAAAGAAGCTGCAAAAACGCTTCCAAATTTCACGATAGATTGGGTTGAATGATTGCCGAATGGCAGTCATTTCTTCCCGCCGGTACTTTGCTTATCAAATTAATTTACCACATAAAAAAAGGAGTAGCCATGAAAAAGGCGATTTCATTCTACTGCGGCCCGAAGTCCGATGCAGTAGGATGGGTTACTTATATCCCTTCATACCTTCGTGAAGACGAAGCGTATTTGAATGGAGATGAGTACGGGGACAAGATAATCAGGGAGGAGATCATTTTCGAAAAACGTCCCTGGAAATTCACGGGTCAGAGCATGCACGAAGGTGAATTGCCCGACCCAGAAATCATGCAAGGCCTGGACGGAAAGTGGTATGTGGTAGAATTTTACCACGAAGGCCCAGCGTGCGCTGTTACGCCATTAGAAGAATATAAGCATCCTCTCTAGTGGCGCATAAATCGATAAACACACAAATAAATCACAACAAATCACAAAGGAGATGTCATGAATACAAATATCAACACAATTGACAAGAGCATAAATATCAATATGCTCAACATGAACACAACTAAAACAATCACAATCACAAATCAAGGAGAGAGAACAATGAACGCTCAAGTTAAAACAGCAGACGATCTTTTAATCAGCAATCTTTTCAATCACAATAACAATAAGGAGAAAGCAATGAAAGCAGATTCAATCACTCGTTTTATCGATGCATTGTTTAGCATCGACGAATTCACGCCCAATGGCGTAGCAACAGACATCAAACCAGCTAAAATCCACAGATTCATCGTGGATGTTGTCAGAGATGGCAGTAGTTTCAAGATCGCCAAGGTACGCGTTCACAAAGATAAGTATCAATTTCCAGATGGTATTGAAATGAGATACTGTTTGGATGGTGATATGCCAGAAATTCTCGAAACAAGAAGTTACGAGATATCTGCACGTACAGAAAAGATAAAGAATGAATTTTTGGCATCTCCAGAATTGCCAGAAATCTTATTTGCATTCTTTAAACAGGAGGGTTGCGACCTCTATGGTGGCACCTCGACAAACAAGGGTGTATTTTATGGCGTTAAATGGCCAAATCACCCATTTGCTCAGGCTGCAGATGCTGTTGGTTATCTCTCGCTTCCGATGACGCCAGTCAGCATTTATAATGGCCGTCCAATGTTCTATAAACTAAATAAGATCCAGGTTTTGAGTGCCGAGGAATTCAGAGAAATCGGCTTAGTTCCTGGATATGGTACTGCTATCGATGTAAAGAATAGAATATTGCCTGGTCAATTTAGATTAAAGGCTGGTAACAGCATCGGTAAAGGCAATATCATTTCCTTAGATTCTGCAAAGGAGATTGGTCTAATGCTCAGTCATGTTGATATGTCTGCTGACATCGTTATGTGCGTAGATGATTTTAAGATTAATAAACCAGCGCCAGGTTATATGTCCGGTTTATTAGGAATCACTTATAATAATGTCAGAACAGTTAACAATCAAAGTATATCTACTGGCTTTGAATATTATCAATTCTTCAAACTCAGCAATAAACTAAGTCAGCTATTTGCCGATGAAATGAGCTATGACTTTGATTATAAAGACATAGTTCTCGGTATGGAGGCTAAACGCCGCATTGCTGCTCATATGAATAATGAACCGTATGAACCATTGCAGATAAGCTATAAAATGATTGCTGGATTGTTAACTTTAGGACCTAGCTATCCAGCTGTTAATGAATATATCAAACGCCAAATAGCTAGATATTTGGTTAAACGTCCAAATCCAAATGCAACAATGAGAATTGCTGTAGTTGTTGAAGATTGGATTGCCGCCGGCTTAAAATATAACAAGAAAGGTGATACAATAATTGGCAAGTATCCGATAACTGCTGGCTTAGGTATCGTTAAGATGAACGATGTTAATCGTCGTTCTAAATATTGGATCTTGTCTAAGTCCCTTGCCGATAGTATAAATGTAGATGGTGATGGCGATGGTGTTTTCGGTGTTGTTGGCGATGCTGTTAAATTCGCCATTGATAATAATTTGGTTAAACCGTTGCGTGATATCAATGTAGTTTCCAGATCTCGCAAACGTTATGATATCACTATTGAAAACATTGCCATAATAATGAGCGAAATTATGGCAAATTCCTCGCTTATTGGTCAGCTCACCGATAATTATTATATGATGGAGGTTGCTATTGATAATGGCTTAGTTGATGAAGAAAATGCGTTAGAATTGCTTAAAGTTTATTATGAAGGGATCGAAGCCGTAATCAAGAGTGCAAAGCATGATATGACGGATAGAATTATGGCTATCCGCAATCGTGATTATGAAACAGAGAGATTGGTTAGAGAGCTTGTCAATACAGAATGGAAACTCAAGAAAATCAAAGATGAAGAATTTGATGATTTTGCTGAATTTACTAAGAAATATACAATCAGCGAACCACTTCATCATATGGATCATGTTTGGAATGCTAATATACAGTTAGCAAATAAGAAGATTGCCGAGCTTGATAAAATGAAACAACCCCTACCAGTATTCAGCCGTCCTCCATATATGGGTATCGCTGATATTTCTGGCATGGATAATAATGAAATCAAGAGACAATTCCTAATCTTAAAAGCTCTCGGCATCTTGAATAGCCATACAGCTCCTAATGGCGAACTCCATGATGAGAAAATCATGAAGATTTTCTATTCATTTGTCGAAGAGGCAACAAAGAGCATCTGTCTCGCTGCTAAGATTCAATATATCAGAGAGTATTTAAATAAAACTCAAAGCCCAACAGGTAGCTTCGTTCTTCATATTGATAAATTCTGGGAAGCTTTCAGAACAGATTATCCAGCTATGGAGCTTGCCGAGACAAAGAAGAAGACAACAGTTGTTAGATTCTTCGGTGAAGGTCTTCCAAAGAATATAGATTTCGCTAATCTTAATGAATTAGTTGTTAAGAATGGTAAGTTATTCTTTGGCAAGTATGAATTGAAGGCAGAAGACGGATTCGATGGCAAAATTCCAGCAAAATGCACATTCTTCCCATATTATTCTATCAAAAGAGACGAGAAAGAGGGAAGAGTTTCGACCAAAATAAGCAGCACAAAGTCTATTTGGGTTGTATTTTAATCGGTTATTAGCCCTCTTACGAGGGCTTTTTTTTAATCTATGGAGGTTGAAATGAAAGCTTTAATCGCTAGAAACATCGTTAATATCGTATACGCATGCACTAATATTAGCCAGCTCCGCTCCGCCGCGTCGTCCCTCCGCGGCTCCGCGTCGCACGTTGCCGGCGTAAGATCGTTGCCGCTCGGCTCCGCCTCGCGGAGTTGGTCATCGTTGACGTCGCATTATCCCTGAGAAAGCTATGTGATTGAAAATGGCATCTCCTTGCCCTATAGCCATAGCTACAGATCTCTGTTTTTTTGTGATTGTACAGGGATTGTTATGTAGTTATGGCTTTTTTATTTAAGCAGATAGGGAAGGATAGAGATATTCCCGCGGCTTTTTTGTCTGTAAACCAATAGATGCCGCCCCAAAAAGGGCGGCTTTAATGCATAGAACCAATTGTGGAATTCAATAATAACAATTAAAAAGGAGGTACAAAATGGCAGTTTATAATCTTAACTTCGACAAAGACACTAACATTCTTACAATCGGGTTCGGCGACCCCGCAAGTAACGATGAGATCGTTAAATATGTCGCCGCAAACGCTCCGCATATTATTGGTGTGCCGCTTTTGAAGATCAACGGGCCAGCAAGTTTGCCCGTAGCCGCCGTAATTATCCATAAATATGCTCATACGGTAGGCGCTGTTGCTATATTTGATCCAAAATTGAATGGTTATGTTGTCGCTATATCTCATGATACTAATTATAAAGTAGGAGATGTAGTAAGATAAGCGGGTAGAGAGAGATTTTGGCGGTTTTTTTATGGATAGCTAAGTAAACCAAGGAATCTTAAATGGCCAGAGCAACCTCGCCATTTTAAGAGAAGGGTGATTAGCGAGACTACAGGTTATCGAGTTGCCTAAGATAACTTGTGTGGCGGTTCTGTGGTTAATGGTAGCCTGAAAGAGTGGGTTCGATTCCCACCTGAATCACCAAGATAACTTCCAACTTGCCGGGGAGTGTTGATTCTCCGCGTTATATTCCTCAGAAAGGGTATGGCGTCTCATGAATAGAGACATGGGAGTTTATTCTGGGAGGGTTTCCTTCCTTGCTATATTCGCAATTTAGCGGTATAGTGACCCATGAATAAAGACATGAGGGTAAGTTGGCTTTTTTTAATAAAAAACAAGGAGATCAAAATGAAAAAGTTGCTAGTTTTAACGGATGTCATTCCTCAGACACCAGATAAGCAGTATGAAGGTTGGGATACTGTCGAATATTTTCAAGTCCCCGATACCTCTTGCTATCCCACTGAAGAGGCGATTGAAAGGTTAATCGCTCCGCTTACAGAGAAGATAGGAGAGTTTTATGAACGCTGCGATCTTGAAGATGCTGAAGGATATGTCACTGTCCGCACATATTTCGCTTCCGTTGGCCCATTTTAGGAGGCAGATATGGATTATTTGGAGCGTTTTCCGTTTTTGGTCAGCATTCCAGGCTATACAGAGGCCGATATTGCTGTCGAGGAATTAAATGAAGCTCTTATGGAGCGTTCATTTGTTAATTTCTACGATAAATCGGGCTATATGGAAGAATATACTGTTTATTTCCTCCGCGATAATGTATTATACAGCGGAGAGATAACCACTGGCTCATGGACTGTAGGAGAAGATGTATGGCATCAGATCTCCGGTGAGCCTTTAGTAAATGCGTTAAATAGGTTTATTAGCAGATATGGTGTAACTGACAAGGATTTCTTGGTGGTTGTTAACCGCCATTCGCATTCTACATTAAGCACAAAAAGTAAAAATGAGATAACAATTTACACTCAGGAGACAGAAATGTCTTCGAATTAATCAATAAACTTCGACATGAGACGATTGTCATGTCGAAAAATCTTAAAAACATTAACATAAGGAGGTACAAATGGCAGCAGTTATATGGGTTTTATTAGTAGCAATAGTGTTATCCACCGCTGGAGCGTTTATTGTCAAGGAACGCTTATTAGCAACGTTATTGATATTCTTGACGCTGTTCTTGGTGGGAATCACTTATTATATGTTATTCATTCAAGATCTAAAATAAGGAGAAAAAACATGGAAAATGCAAAAAGAAGTGAAGCTTTGTCGTGGTTTAATAACTTAGCTCCAGCAGTACAAACGTATATTAAAGAGAATTCTAAGGAAATTTGCGGTATTAGCTGGGAAGATTTCTTGTTATTATTCACTCCAGAAGAAGCTATCGATCTTATCTATAATAAGATCAAATTAGATAACTATATTAGTAACTCCGTAATATAAGGAGGAAGCCGTGGAAAATATTAAAGAAGATGTTTCTTTCGAATTCTGGTATAATATGCAGAGAGAAGCACTGAAATGGTGGGACACCTTAACTCCGGAAGAGAGAGCATTCATGCAGGAGGGAATCGTAAGGATCTCCGGGATGGATTGGGACTCTATCTGTGAGTTGTTTGGCCCCGAAAAAAGAATTATGATCATCTATCATTGGCTTATTTATCAGCCATTGGAGGCTAAAAAGCCATGACAAGGAGATTATTTCTCGTTACTGAGGATATCACTGATGTTGCTGTAGCACGTACAGAAGGATTTGATTCTGTAGAGTATGTGTTACTTCCAATGCAGATAGGGAATGAAGATTTGCCCGCCGACATTTTAGATATCATCGGCTCCGCTGAGAATATCAGCGAGAATATCAGGTTAGCCTTAGAATTATTCCTTATCAAGGAGAAAGTTGAGGCTTTCCAGGCAAGATGCAAAGAAGAAAAAGCTGAAAGCTTTTTCGCTATTAGCAAAACTTGCTATCTGTACACTAAAGTATTTGGCAAATTTAACAACAAATACGATATGAATCTCTTCGAAATATTAAGTAACAGCGTAAACTAATAAAAAAAGGAGACAGTTATGAAAGCGTTAAAAGAAGATATTATCAGCAGTTTCACCGGCAGAAACAAATGGCAGCGTAAAATCGATGAAATCAAGAGCCATTATGCTGAGTCTCTCTCTAAAGCTAAGTCCTTAGAAGAGTTAAGAAGTAGTCTTGAGGATAGTTTTAAGGTTTTAGAGAAGGTAAAAGATGAATTTGCCGCCGAATTAATTAAATCCCTGAAGGTAAAGTTGCCTACATTGGACATTAAGTCTGTAGAAGAAGCAGCTAAAAAGCCTCTCCGGGGTGCTTACTTTCCCGAAAAAAGCTTAAAAGCCATGAAAATCGAGTGTTATAAGCAGTTTTATGATGTTACCCGCGATTTACAATGGCATCTGAAGGATATGATTCATGCTATTAAATAGGGCTCTTCATAGCTCTATTCTCTACCGGCCACTGTATAGAGTGCCCTCGCTATATAGTGGCTTTTTTGTTTTTAAATGAGGCAGATAAGGAGAGATTTATGTATTTTAAGAGTATTGGCGCCGCAAAATCATATCGTGATACGCTATGGAGCGTAACAGGGAGGTATTATCCTCTGAGATATGTAAAGGGGCGTGGCTGGACTGTCTCTAAGTCAAAGCCTGCGGTGCAAGCAGAATTAAGTTTTCCGCCCGAAAAAGGGCAAACTCTCTCTCTCGATAAGCAATAGGCGACCTAAACGGTCGCCTTTTTTATTCACTAATAACAAAGGAGATATCACAATGACAAAGCAAGAACGTCAAGAGCTATTTGACCGTAAATTAAAGGAATTGAGGGAGAAAGAACCCGAGCTTTTTGAAAATATTCAAACCAAACAGCCTCCGCAAAAGGCTGCGATTCGTATCTATGATATAGATAGGGCTAACCATAACTATATAAACGGTATGTTTAAGAGATATGGGAAGCTATAGGAGCGAGCGATATGCTCCTCCGTAAAGCTACCAATGAAGGTTCAAAGTCCTTAAAAAAGCTGATGACGGAGGTAAAATATGAAATATTTAATAATAACAACAGTTTTATCCGCATTGGTTTATGTAATGTATAGTAATCCAATGCTTGGAATCTTAGTATTTTATGCAATTCCCGCGTTTTTCGCATATAAACGAAGCCTAAATAACAATAACTAACAACAAAACAAAAGGAGGTAACAAATGAAGTTCACAATAGGTTTCAACGTAGGCTCTTTCACTAATAAGAGCGATAACAAAACAACTAATAAGACCAAGTATCCCGGTGAAGTCGCAGAACCTACTACAGAGCAGGATTATGCCGACATCATTGATTTGAAGGATGCTAAGGCTAGTATTTCTTATGAATTAACTGCCCAGGAATTCAACACTTTCTTTAAGACGTACCCAGAAAGAGTAAAAGCCATTGGATCGTTAGTTCCACAGTTTGCTAGCGGTGCAATTAGTGTTTTTAAGCAGATAAGAACATTAGAAAGAGAACAAGCCGCCGGTCGTAAAATCAATCAATGAATAACAAACAAAAAAGGAGGTCAGCTATGACTACAATTGAATATTCTCCGATTCCTATGCTTATAGGAAAGAAGGAGTATCAAATTCCTGTCCTAGTACGTTCATATAATAAGAATAGTGGATGGTTGAATTTGTGGGTAAAAATCCCCGCAGATATAATTTCTCCTATCCGCCGTGGTCTTGAAGCTGTAGGTTTCCGCTTTCATGACAGACTCCGTAAAAACGCAGAATATGAAATGTATCGCGTTGGAGTTCCTGAGTCTAAATTGCGTGATATAACAGATATGCAGTCAGTATCTGTGCCAGATGATCATGCAAATACGGCTTATATGAATTTCTTAAATACAGGAGAGTTAATAGTCCCTAAAGAAGAAAAGGCAGCTGTTGTGGCTTATCCACAAAATGTTGAGGTAGCCCGTGTCAACAAGAAACGTAAATAATGATGCTTGGAAAGAAGATATTAAGCGAATAATGTGGATTATTGTGGTTATTCCGGCATTTTTTCTCTTCGCCGTGGTCACTATAATTCTCTTATCCGTTGGAATATCTCTTTTCATACCCGCTGCAGTGGCATTGGTCTTCGTATTGAAGCCATACATTAGTAAAATAATACAATCTAAACCTAAAAACAATAACCAATAACTTAAACGAAGGAGGATACCATGGGTATTTTATCTGGATTCAAAAAAGCCGCTCAAGCTTTCTCAGAAGAAGCTAAGCAAAACAAATTAATCGCTGGTATAGCTAATGAATTGAATAGCGCATATCATTCATCACCAGCAGATGTAGTAAATGGCGTAAAAAATGGAACCGGCGCTGTTGGGAAAGTAGCCAAATTGGCATTTGACACATCCCCAGCAGATGTAGTTCGTGGTCTTTCTGATAGAATCAAAGCAGCAAGAGAGAAATTAGAAGACATCAAAATCGCCTATGAATTAGCTAAGGCAGTTAAAGTTACAGAAGCTGATATTGAAGAAGCTAAGAAAACTGAAGAATAATTATTCCTGCAGCGGGTAGATGAATTAATCTGCCCGCATTTTTTATCGAGAACAGAGCAAAAACAATTAAAAAGGAGCAAAAATGCTAGGATTATTCGGTTTCGGTCTCCTGATCATCGCGCTAACTGTGTCTCTATGGTATCTAGAAATAAAAACCGCCATAGAAGCAATGCCCCTAAAGCCCGATGATGAAAAATGGAGAAAAATGGGGCTATTCCAACAATTCCGCTTTTACTATGATAACCTACGAATATTAGTCACAGAAGGCCGCTATTTTATCCTCGATATGATGATAACCATAAGCGCCGTAGATGTCTTAGGAATGGGCCAAGGCGTAGAAGGCGGTATATTAGGTATGGCATTTAGCGATGCAATATCTATATTGCTGTTAATAATAATGTATAAGCGTAAAAAGCAAAGAGAACAAGCTATTGAAGCAGATAAGGATAAATAACCCTGGCGGGAATAAAAATTCCCGCACAAAAAAGGAACACTAACAATGAAACCCCTATATGCTTATTTTACATCACTACTATTCTGTATAGCATCAATAAGAAATTATGACGCCGAAAATTACATAATTGCCGCATTATTCGCTATTTTCTCATTTATCTTCATATATGCAGGTATAACAAACCTACCAAATAAACCCCCGGAGAATAACCAACAACCGGAGGATAGTAATCTCCGAAGAATATCTAATATCCCGGAGGATAACCAACCCTCTCCGGAGGATAATAAACAGCCCCGGAGGATAAATAACCACCGGAAAACAGCTAAAACCCCGAAGGATAGCCAATATCCGAAGGATAAACGCTAGCCGGAGGATAAATAATGCCCCCGGAGGATAATAATCCCTCTCCGGAGGATAGTATATAGTCTAAGGATATAACTGTATAGTAGAGATATTAGCGGATAAGGGAAAAGAGAGATATTTTCCCGCGCGATTTTGTAGAATCTCGCTTGCCTCTGAGAGAAAACTGACATCTAATAGTAAACGATTACTGTAATGCTAAGATATAGTGGTCTCTGTGTATATACTATATCATTAACAGAGACAGAAGAGATTTTATTCCCGCCAGGAATAAAATCCTCTCTTAACCCTAAGGATAACGCATTTTTAAGCTAAATACACATTTTATAGCCCGCGGGAAATAAAAAACCCCGCATATAACTCTCTCTCTACCCGCCCTCTCTATATACTATAGAGACTAATACTATAGACACTACAGAGATACTAGCGATTATTGGCAAAATAAGCATTTCAGTGAGCTAAGGTAACGAGAGACTGCAATGGCGAAAACAATGATAAAAACGAATATTTCAGTTGGCTAAGGCAATGAGAGGCTGCGGTGGTGACCGGGTACCGTTAGTTACCTCTGGATACCACAGTTACCGCTGGGTACCATCAATTACCATCGGATATCGCAAAATATCGCCATTATTATTATTATCGCAAATAGTGCCGTTATCACGGCTATATCGCTAGATATTGTCAAATATCGCGAATATCGCTTATTTTGCGATTGTTGCTGAGGTTTAGCTAATATTGATGATGTTATCGTTGATGTTAGTGGTGTCTCTATAGTATATAGTATTTAATGATATAGAGCAGATAGAAAGGTGAGATTTTTATTTTCGCGGCTTTTTTTAACAAAGGAGAATCTTTATGTCTAAGTATTTTATTAGTTTGGTAAGTAATCTTTCTTCCTCCGAGCTATTATATGAGTTATCTACTATTAGAGATGTTAAGGTAGTAGAGGTAAGAGAGGAAAAAGAGGAGGTCCTTCCCGCCGATTTTTTCACTTGCGATGGTTGGGGAGCTCAGAATGGTCCCGGAGGATGGAAAGTCACCTTAGGCACTACTGTAGTTCTCGAAGGTAGTGATTCTGAGAATAGAACTAATAATTTTAGGGAATTAGAAGCTATTGTTAATGCCTGTAGGTATATAGATAGGCATATAGAAGAAGATATCCCGCGGATTATTTATTCTGATAGTGTTACGGCTATTTCGTGGGTAACGAAGGGTAAGCCTAATACTAAGGATGATAAGGAGAAGGTTATGGAGCTTATTAGAGAAGCTCAGCAATTAATTAAAAAGCACAATATTCAAATAAAGAAGTGGTTCACTTCAATAAAAGGAGAGATTTATAGTGATGCTGGAAGAAAATAATATTCAGTTTATCGTTGATGTTAAAGTCAACGGAGAAGTTATTACCACGGATATAATTACTTTAGCTGTGCCATTAGAGATATTGCATAAAGGTAATTATGTTGTTTTGAGTGAAAATGTTATTATGGGCATTAAAATAGTGAGTTATGATACAATTCATTCCGCGATTTTTTGTAATGGCGAGATAGTATGCAATAACTATGAAGTTTTAGCCGAAGCAAATAAACTAATTATTACATATAAAAGTAGGAGTGGAGATGAAAGATATAACTAGAGCAGCAAAGCAAGCGGTAGCAAAATCTGTAGTTAAAACCGCTATTCTTGTTAGTAATCCATTTATTGTTGTCGGTTTATATGTTTTGTTGATGATAGCCGCAATTATAGTTTTTGGGCCGTTAGCTATTGTATTCTTTATTTTATGGGATATAATTACAGCGATGGCTTTTTATGGCCGCTTTGTTAAAAACTATAATTTATCAATTGATTTAACAGAAAACAATGATGACAGCGAATGATTTAAGACCGCAGGTTAAAATGTATCCGAAGGATGAAAAGGAAGTTCGGGCATTTTTAGAAAATCCCGAACTCCCAGATAAAATCCTCCGAGAACTTAATTCTATCTGCTATCTTCCAAATGAAGGCGTTGTATGTGGCGGAGCTGTTGGTAATATCATAATGAATATGATATATAATATAAATGCTCCGATTAATGATGTAGATATATTTATTACTAATGAAATACATATTGAAGGTGTTTACGATATCTATGCTTATTGCGAAACTGTATATTCCGAAAATATATCATTTAGTAATGAATATAATATAGACAGATTAGCTATTGGAAGTAAAGCGGATTATCGCATTTTACGCGTTTTATACAATGGAAAGGCGAATTATATCATAGTGGATGTTAGTTTTAGCACTATGAATTTCGCTTATGAGATTATTTCTCATTTTGATTTTAATTCTGTGCAGGTAGGTATTGATTTAAAGACGAAAACATTGGTTTATACCAATTGGTTTGTGAGCTTTTTATCTAGTCTGCAATTACAAATAATCTATGCAACGAATGTTGGTTCAAGTTTGCCGCGGTTATTTAATAAGGTATTGGAGAATCCTTATTTGTATTGTAATATTGAAGATGAGATAGATAAATTAGCTTTTGCGAGCAAATATTTCAATTTCAGAGTCACTGAAATCTCCGTGAATAAATATCCAGAGGCAAAGAAATATTGTGAGCAATATGGAAGATATATTGATATCTCTACTAGCACGAATTATTATGAATTGCAGAGAACTAATCTGTTGTATTTCGAATTTAACGAAGAAGTGTTAGACCGTGTCAAAGATAAAGAAATAAAAGTCGCCGAATTAATAAAATCATTATCCAAATCCCTCAGAATCGATGAATTTGGCAATCAATATCTAAACATCTTTCTCTATAATATTATCTATGATAATACGCTTAGTAAATATCTAAGAGATAATATCATAGAAGCTTGTTGGAAATATCCGTTATTCACATTTTCCTTTATCCGCGATAGATATCATTATCCGGAGATAAAGCAAGCAACGCTGAAGAAAGTAAATGCGTTTTTCAAAGAGCATTCCGGATTATTGCGTAATGTGGGATTTTTTACTGTGCCGCATTTTATTGAATATTATGAATTTCTCCAAGAGCTATTAAGAGAATATGGATTAATAGCCATTGGAATCATCGAAAGTAATAATATTAAAGTGAATAGCCATATAGAATTTATGGCCGCGGCAAGGAAATTAATCGAAAAAGAAATAGCTTCATTCAAGAAAACTAGTGTAATATCGCTTCCTGAGAGAATTATTAATACGATAAGCAAAGAAACGAATACTATTATCAAAGAGATGGATGACGGCGCAAAAATGTTACTCGAAGGCGTTCGTCAACATCATTGCGTAGCAGGATATACAGGCGAATTAGGAAAAGGAAGCAGCCGATTTTTCACAATTCTCAATAAGGACGCTATCCGCTCAACAATACAATTTATCGTAAGATTATATAAAATCGAAGCAAATAAGCTGCCTGAGATAATGAAAATAATATATCCGGCTTATCATCATATAATGAATAATATGCAAGATTCTCAGGAATTTAAATATGCTAAGAATATCTTAGAAAATGAGATAATATCTACAAGCGATATCACGCTCACGGAGCTGCGCAATCTCTATCCCGAATGTTTCAATATATTCTATCACGAGAATGCTTATTATATAGCTCGCTATAAAGAAAATCAGCATAGATTGAAATATAATGGAACTGTCACTCAGGAAGATTTGTTGCTCGCAGCGCATTTATTATCAAAGGCGTTAAACGGCTTTAGCTCGAGTTTGCTTATGCAAATTTCTAATATCTGCTATGAACTCGATCCAAAGAATAGTGATCACCGTAATAAATTGATTACATTAAACTATGGTAATCTCACGGCTAATATCGAAATAGAAAGAGACAATTTTATTAGCCAAAAACAAATAGCCAATTAGGTATATTATAGTCATCAAAAACTTTTCTCTTTGGTGGATTATTAATAAATCAACAAACTAATCTAATAACAAAACAAAAGGAGTCTACTATGTTAGAATTCTTAAAAGTCAGTGGTGTCGTTCGTTTAACAAGCGATGCCGAAGTAATTTCAACAAATTCAGGCACAATTACTAAGATGCGTGGAGTTCAGAATTATGTCTATAAAGACGCAAGTGGTAATAAGCAAGAGCGTGCCAATTATGTTAATTTAGTGTATTTTAATGCACTTCATCCAGCTATTGCAGATAAGCTGAAGAAAGGCCGCAGAGTTTCATTTTCAGGCTCTCTTAGAACAGGGACATATGAAAAAGAAGATGGAACTAAAGCTTCATTCACAGATTTAGTCGTTGAAGATATTTGTCCTCACGATGAGCAAAAATCTACCGCTAATGATGAAGCTCCAGCAGCTCCTCCATCTAAAAAAGCTATTTCTAAGAAAGCAGCTCCAGTTCAGAAAGTAATTGAAGTGGCTGATTATGAAGAATTCATTGATGATGAAAGGCTAATGTAATATGGATGTTCAACGTATTTTAGATACAGTTGGCATAACATATACAAGGGAGAACGGAGATAAATTTATGGTCTACGCTTCTCCCTTATCTCATTTAACTCCGATGCACGAAAAGGTTGTTGCTCATTTATTTTATGAGACAGTTAATGAAATTGGTGCGCCGGTTATAAATATCATTGGCTTAATAACGAGAAAAGCACCGGATAAAATATTCAATGAGAATATGGTTAAAAAGGCAACTTTCTATCCGCTAAAATCTACCGAGCCAATAGATATATGGATAATAAAGGAATTTGAACAAGCCGTTAATATTATTGTTCCGCCGATTTTAAGAGAACCATATAATCCAATGCCAGCTGTTACAAAGAAAACAAATGGCTCAGAAGAAAAAGTTAATCGCAAAGATAAAAGGAGATATTAATATGCATTCTAGCGAATTAGTTGATCTCGTAAAGAAATCAAACGCTCCGATTACATTAGAAGTGCAACCGATCTATAAATTAGTTCCGCAGGATAGTCTAATGACCGGAATAGTTCAATTCATACAATCTATGCTAGAAGAATCAGCTGATGATTTTCAATATCTATTCACAGGAAAAGATATTTTAGATTGTATTGATGATATCAAAGATGATATGGGAGAAGAGTTTTTTAATTTGTCAAAGGATGAAATAGATTGGGACGAAATTGAAAAGGCTACGAATATGGATAGAGAAAAGATTTTAGATATGGCGCTCTTCCATATCCGCAATATTATTGAATTAGTAGGAGAATCATCAATAACTACATTGGGATGATAAAATGTTTTTAACAAATGTAAAGCACGTAGAAGATTTTTTCCGCGACTATTTTAATTTCAATTCCTTCGAGCCGATATTCTCAGTTGTCCAAATGATTGATAAATTGCTCCCGAATATTAAGAATAGCAAGAGATTCATTAAGGTAAAAGTGAATTCTCTTGCTTTATCTTTAGTGGCAAGCAATCACGCTGTTAGTGCAGGCTCTCTTATGGGATTGATGGATAATAATGTTTCGGATAGAAAAGTAACGGCTTATTTTGATTTGCTGCAAAATATGCCTATGCCATTAGATATTCAGCATAATTATAATGAAGTTGGCAAGATAGATTGGGATGATTTAGGAGAATATGATTTTAATGAATCGTTCGCAATTTTAACGATAATCACTCGTGGAATGCTCAGCCAAAATAGAATATGGAGCGATGATAAAATAATGGCGTTCTTTCCGATGTTTAATCCTGAATATGCAAATTTAGTAAAAGTCACTGATTTGAGATTCAGCGAAGGTAAAAAGATTACGCAGGAAATCACCGAGCAGGGCATTAATTCTCTGTTCCATATAATCCCGTATGTAGTTATTAATGGTCACAAAATACCATTAGTAGTTACCTTTGCAAAAGATGAACTTCCAGCTCATTGGAAATATTTGGATGCGAAGAAATTACCAACTAATGGTAATTATATGTGGAAATTAAAAACTCCATATATATATTATGCAAATGCTGTATATTTTGATAAACCGGAGATTATTAATAGGCGATTCTTTAATGAACAGATAAGTGGCGTTTGGACTAAAAACATCTCTTATTTTAATAATATGCTTGATTCGTTTTTCACTAATGCTGCGAGATCAACAGAAGAATTCCCTGAAGTAAATGAGATTATCAAGAGTTTAGAGAGTAAATATAAAGTTAAGATGGGCAATAATAATCTCGCGACGCTGCATAGATTAGGATATTTAGTATATATATCGTTGCTTAAAAACGCCGGAATTAATAAAATCCCCGTTATGAGAAGAACTTATCATACTATGTATATCCTGAATTATAATAAATATACATTTGCATCAAGCGAACAGCGTATTATATTTGATTTCGATGAATATTTCGGCTATGAAGAAATTGATAAAGTAGTCGATGAGATGATGTATCAGCTGATTTTAATAAATAATGCATCTCCAGATCTTCAATATTTCCAGCTGTTCACTGAAACACCAGAAATAGATTTAGAAGCCGCTTTCAGCTATGAATCAAAAGAAGAAATAGATTTATCAGATATGAAAAGTGTTAAATACGAAATAGAGGAGTTACCGCTATGAAATTCTTAATTGATTTAATCGTTGCATTTTTACGCAAAATCAGAGAGTTTTTTGAAAATTTAGAAGCAATTATTATTTTAGGCTTAGCTACTTTAGGAACTATTATGCTAACGAAACCATATCTATCTGCTATAGCTTTACCAGCATGGATTAATCCAGCTACATTTGTAACATTAGTATCTTCGTTAGCTATATTGTCTTTAATTAAAATAATGAAAATAAGAATGAGATTACGCAAGCAATCATAATTTTTTATTCTCATCTTATGAGCTTAACACACAAGGGGAGCAAATAAAATGTCAAATGTGATTTATAAAAAGCTAATTGATGTTGCTCCGAATTTAATAACTGGCGCAAGATTTAAATGCGAGCATTGTGATAATCAGCTTGATGACAAAGATATTCTCTTAATCGAATCAAATGAATATCTTGATCACGCATTTAAACATTATGTCTATGTTAATTATTATGGAAGCCGATATCTATTATGCTGTCCATATTGTAGAATGATAAATCCAATAGGATTTACGAAGATGTAGTTATGAGATATTTAACCGAAGGATTAATAAATGCCGCGGATTCTTATTCCTTTATGACTCCATATTGGGAAGAAGCAACGGCTATTAAATGGCTGGTAAAAGCTATGAAAATAAGACGCATGGTAAAAAAAGCCCTCCCGGTTATAAAAGGAGAGCAATCTTTAGGAACGGCTGTTGGTAATCATTTAGCAGGTAAGGTGATACATAAAACCGCCGGAAAAATCTTTAATAAAGCAGTTGCTAAAGTTCAAGAAGAAACTGTAAGCAATACATCTCATTTAATTGATCCTAAGCGATCATGGTTTAATGAACGTGGAAATATAGATATAACCATAGTATATCATGATGCATATAAAGCTCAAAAGCATCTTGATATTCATTTTGGAAATGGAACAAGTTTCATTATCCGCGTATCTGGAAAACCAGTTGAATCTAAGATAAAATATAATAACAAAGGAGAGCTCACACAAGCATCGAAAGATGCTTTGATAGAGCATATTAGAAATGAAGTCGCTGGTAGAAGTCGTCTTCCGCAGAATCTGGATCATAATCCCGATGAAGCTAAAATATCCTGGGCTTATGGCGATGGTCCAAAAGAAGGATATGGCAGCGGAGAAACGCGACAAGTGATTTTGCAAACCAAAGGAACAATATTTAAGATTTCTGATAAAAAAGGGCAAACCGCAGAAATGTGGATACCAGCTATTGATCCTAATAAATCAATGTATATACATAAATTGTATAACGGCGATGAAAAAAGAGCGCCAATAGCTGTATGGGGATTTCTGAAATCAGAAGCTCCAAAGAAATTAGAAGATAGATTGCATCTAAAAATGATAAGCCCTGATGAATTTGATAAATTTAAAGAGAAAACTGATGCGGCAACAACTACTCGCAAATATGATGGAGCAAGCTGTTATATTGTGGTCGGCAAAAGAACAACTGTTTGGTCTCCGCGTATCAGCAAAGAAACCGGAGAAAGAATAGAATATACGCCCAAAGTATGGGAGATTGCAGATATGCAACATTCTAGCAAGCCAATCGCAATGGGTGAATTATTATTCAAAAAGAATGGTAGATATTTAAAGGCACACGAGATCGGCGGAATACTAAATAGCAATCAAGTTAGACCAGACGATGTAGTTCCAGAAATTAGATTATATCGTGTAGATAAATGGAAAGGAAAAGATGTTCATAATTTGCCATTCTTCAAGAATAGAGAATTGCAATTAAAGATGGCGCAGAAAAGTTCTATTCTCGATGTGGTTGATTTAGTTCCGCAGGAAATAATAAAATCGTGGGAAGGTTTAGTAGCCGTGCCAAAAGGATTGAGTATTAACGAAGGTTATAAGATTAAATGGTTTCAGGATCCGGATGATTGGAAAGTAAAGAAAGTAGATTTAGCTATCAGTGAAAAGGGAAATATCAAAGGCGTAGTTTGGTTCGAGAGTTTAACTAGTGGAAAAGAATTTAAGCTCGGCCCAGGTCAAATAGGCAGCTTTGATGCAAATATGGATATAATTAATAATCCGCATTTGTATGAAGGCAGAGTCGCTAAAGTAATTAGCCGTAATGGTCATGAAGGAAGAGCAGCTAAACTCGTCGAATGGCATTTAGATAAATAATTAAGGAGATATGAAATGTTTTTATTTATAGGTCTAAGCTTGTTTTCATTATTAATACTTATTTGGTTTTATTTCTTTATTCTCAAGAGATATGATGTCTTAGGTTCATGGATTTGGCTAATTATTATCTCTTGTAGTATAGGCGCATTTTTATTCATGCATATGATAATCACTGCCATAATTGTATTTATTCTTGGCAGTTTCATGATTAAATTCCATTTTCGCGATAGATCAAAAAAATAAACAACGAAATTCTTCTTTATAAGATGCTGAATAAAATCGGCAGAGAAGGATAGTGGCAGGCAGTAGCCTAGAGCTACAAAGGATAAGGGACTGTACCCGGGTTAAACAAACGTTCGTCTCTGATGCGTAATTTGATGCGATTACCAAATTCCTTGCAGTGAGTCATCCTCCGCGATGGGCCAATCTTGGATATAGCTGCCGGCCGTGCCGGTTGCCTGCTATACTTTTATTTAATTAATAGGAGACACAAAATGAGAATCATAAACGATAAAGTATTAGTTACTAATTATGGTACTCCTTATCTAGGCCAACAAATTTTAGCGGCAACATTATTAAAAAATATTCAATCTTTAGGTTTTACGCTTAGCAAGGATTTATTTGTCGCTATTTCCGGTATGACCGAGACACAAATAGACGATCTCGCTGATAAATTAATCTATTATCTGCGTAAAAAAGTTGGGGCTCATGTTAAATATAATCCGATGTATCCAAATTTTCCGAAGCAAGTAATAGATGCCACCAGTTTTGAATTATTAATGAATGCATTAGTTCATTATTGGTTTGGAATCTTGCCAGATTATGAGAAAGTAAACCGGGCATTATATGATGAGCAAAGCAAATTTACTGTTATTGACATATTAAAAGAAGAAGACGCGATCGCTTATTTTAAGCAGTTATTAAACTCTAAGGTTGAATATTCTGATAATATCAAAGAGGAGATAGCCGCTAATCAAGATTTAATTAAGCCGATATTATCATCAATAGATGAAATCCCGAATAAAGAAAATCTCGCTTTTCTATCCAAATACTTTGATATAAGCCGTTTCTTTAAGACAACCACAGATGTTTTAAGATATGCTGTTATGCTTAGCGATGGAGATATATCCTTAGCCGAGAATACACGTTTTAAGAAATTAAGTAGAGAAAAACGCAGACAAATTCTTTCTATGTTCGAATCCTGTATTAATGCCGAAGAAATGAAAATCCGCAGAGAAGTATTCTTGCGTTTAGGTGAGATTTTGCATCCAGGGGAATATAAAAGACAGTTTCCAGATACAGCAAAAGCATTTAAGCTTTTGCGTGATAATCAAGTCAAGTCTTTCTTTTCTAAAGTAGAAGATTTATTTAGCAGCGGGCAAATAATTAATGCGGCCAAATTATTAGCTACAAGACCTGGTAATCTTGCTCGTAATATGCATAGATTATTACGTAATGCAAAGATTAATGATAGAGAGGCAATTCTTAAAATATTTGAAAGCGTTGCTAATGGAATCTCAACTAAGGTATTATTGCAAACTAGATCTCGCTTTCTATCCGCAACAGATAAAAGATTAATTATTCCTAAAGGTAAAGTAGCTAAGGCTTTCATAACAGATAATCCTGTAGAAAACTTCATAATAGAAAAGAAAACCAAAGCTAAAGTGATAGATATTATTAATAACGCATTAATTAAAATATATGCGGATAGAAATAATATTCCCGCTGGTTCAAAAGTTTATATCTCGCCAGAATTACAAAATTACACAATACCATTCTCTTTACGCTCAGCGTCAAGATCAATTAGAACTATTGGTAGAGGTTCTGTATTCAACTTCGACAATACCAAAACTCTTAGATTCTTTATCTATTGGAAAGATAATAGTGAATCAAAAGATTATCTTGGTTATGAGATATGCGATAATAGTCAGCGAATTGATATTGATTTAAGCGCTCAATATTTAAATGAAGCAATGCAAACAACTAATTGGACTTCATGGACGAATTTAAGAAGTAACTTTGCTTATCATTCTGGAGATATCACACGAGCTCCAAATGGTGCTGCTGAATTTATTGACATCAATTGCAAAGAAGCTTTAGCAAATGGAATTCGTTATATAGTCCCGCAAGTATATTCATTTACATATCAGAAATTCTGCGATATGTCAGAATGTTTCTTCGGTTGGATGGAGCGTAAAAATCCAAATAGCGGAGAAATATTTGAACCGAAATCAGTTAAAGAGAAGATAGATTTAGTAAACGGTGCGCGAACAAATCATCCAGTGCTCATTGATTTATTTAGAGGCAAGATATATTGGATGGACATGGAAGTCACTCAAGAGCGAATAACAGAAAGGGCATTTACCAGAACTGCTGAAGTAGCATCTGCAATTATTCAAATGACTAAGCCGACAGTTTATGAATTATTAAAGTTCAATGCAAAAGGTCAATGCATAATAATAAGAAATAGACAAAAGGCTGATGTTGTTTTCGATGAGGACTTTGCATATAACACTGCAGAAATAATTGGTAAATATTTATAGAGTTGGAGACGTTTAAATGGAAAAAACGAAAGTTTTTTGCAAAGATTGTAGATATTTTAAACAAACCATATTTAGAGATAGTTGCGCAGCTCCTCAAGTAGGAATAGAGGTAAGCTATGTATATGGTGAATCTCAGAGAACAATTGATGTCGACAGCGTTGATTATCCAAATCGCTATGGCGATTGCGAATATTACGAGCCGAAATACAAAGTAAGCTTGTTTAAGAAGATTTTTAACAAATAATGATTAATTAGGCGGCTATATACTTACTTCCTTCTATTATCTATAGGTGAGATTTTAGTAGTATGATTTCCGCTTGACATTTTTATGTGGCTATGTATTCGCTTCCTTCTAATATCTTGGGCCTCGTGCCCGCGGTTTAGCGATACGATATCCACCGCTAATTATCCCAGTTATATCTGGACGGTCAACTGGGCTCCTGCACGTATAGTTTGGTCTGGCTATACGTGCATTTTTTTTATTAATAATATTAAGAGCTGCCCAAATGAACACTGTAACAAAAGAAGATTTAGATGCTTATATAGTAAGTATAGGCGGATTAAAAAATGCTTGGTCATCAGATCCTAATAATTTAATTCAATCATCAGATACTTTCTTAATAGCTCTGGGTTGGTATGGATTAGTTAAAAAGCTAATAGAAGATTTAATAGCTTTAGGATGGAATAGAGAAATATTCGATATTGAAGAAAAATTCGGCGGATTACGTTTTTCTATTAATGGAGGAACTAAAGAGATATTCGAAAGAATTCAAAAAGCCGAAAATGATTCTTATGCTATCTGCGAACTTTGTGGCGAACAGGGCAAGCCACGATATGGAAGATGGATAAGAACTCTATGCGACTTTCATCATAACTTTTATAAAATAGGTAATTAAAACAAAGACCACAAATTAAAAAGGAGAACCAATATGAAAATAACATTAATTCCAGATACTGTTCCAGAAAATTATGTAGTTAATAAGGATTATCAAGTTAGAAAAGATAACCCCGTGGGTGAATTAACTACAATTCACGTATATTCCACTGCAGTTAAACCATCAATAGCTTTGCAAACAAGAACTGCTGTACGATCAATTGGTGTTAGCAAAGATAATAGACCTGTGCCTAAAAATGTTCCAAAGGTTACAGTTGAAAACGGTAATGATTATTTCAAAAGAATCGCAGCATTTTCTCGTGCACATACAAATCTAAGTGTAAAAGAAAAAGCTAAAATTCTCGGTATATCACCACAATATTATATTAATACCTTATCTCTGCAATATATACCAGAAGGTCTTTTGAAGAAAGCTAAGCTAGAAAGAGATAGTGACAAAGATTTTACAGTAAGACATTGCAGATTACTCATTCCTTTCTTTAATCCTAAAAACGATTATTATGGAAGAGGCGAATATGGACGTATCATGGCTAGCATCGTATACAGATTACACAAAATCGTTGGCATAAATGAAATTGGCACACTTAAATTAATGCACTATTGGTATCTGCTAGTAAGACAAGGACGTTCTGTAACTGAGATTATAAATGATACATTGCGGAAATTACAACTTGTTAGACAAGCATTTACTGCTCCAGATCCACAATTAGAATCTTAGAGGATACATTGAAAATAATTAAACCAAGCTTTGAAATTCTAACATCTCTTGAGAAAGAAGATATTCTCCGCATTTATAAGAATATCGAAAGAGCTGGAAGAATATCTTGGAAAAGCGAAGATAAAATAACAGATAATAGCTATGAGAAATTTATTCCTATGATAATAAGCAAAAACCATGAATCTGTTCTCGAGCATGAAAGCTTATCTGTTAAATTTATTTTCGATAGAGGTGTAAGCCATGAAATAGTTAGACATCGCTTAGCAAGTTTTACACAAGAAAGCACCAGATATTGTAACTATACCAATGATAAATTTGATGGCAATATCACATTTATTGATATTTGCGATCATTTAAAAAATAGCGAAAGAAGCTTTGATTTATGGCTAAGTCATATGGCAAATTGCGAAGCTACTTATAATGCTCTAATCGAAGCTGGTGAATCACCTCAAATAGCTAGAAGCGTTTTACCAAATTCACTAAAAACAGAAATTATTATTACAGCAAATATTCGTGAGTGGCGACATATTCTTTTATTAAGAGCCGCCAGAGATGCACATCCTCAAATGCGAGAAGTGATGTATCCGCTGTTATTAAAACTAAAAGAGAAACTGCCAATACTATTTGGCGATATTAACAGGGAATCAAATATTTCGTTTCTAGCTTAAAAACGAAATAAATCATTCTATCTGAGGTTAAAATGAAATACTTGGTCTTAATTAATAACATTAGCAGAGACACATTTGACACCAGAGTTTTGGATGCTAAGGATAAAAAATCCGCTTACAAAATAATTGCTGATTCTGATATTGATTTCTATCAATCAACAATTATGATATTGACAGTTTCCCAAACTAAGAGATTGGCCCAGAGCATCTTAAAATTGATGCAATCGATCAAATACGATACACTCGATATTCCATTGTCGAGTACTAACAACGACAATGAACTAAACAAACAAGCCGCTTTTCAGCGGACAAAATAATAATCATAATAGCCGTAAGCTAAACTAATTAAACAACCCACACTTAGCGGATCTATATATTAATTAAATGATTAGCACCCATTTTTAGCAAATAGATCCGCTTTATTTATTGAAACCGATATGAAATACAATTTATTAGATCTGGAAAATAGAATAAGCGAAGGTCTTATTACTAAACAGAAACATTTCTCTTATGACCTTTGGATTTACAACTACACGCCCAAATGTCAATTCGATAAAGCCTGGGATGATTTAACAACACAATGTAGAGGATTAATTCTGGATGGTGAAGGAACAATAATCGCGCGGCCATTCAAAAAGTTCTTCAATATCGAAGAGATTTTCACTCCGCTTCCTTCTCAAAAACCAGATATCTATAAAAAGCTTGACGGATCTCTAATTATTGTAACCGTCTATCATAGTAATTTGATAATAGCAACAAGGGGAAGCTTTACCTCGGATCAAGCAAGAATAGCAAATAGGTTGATTTATAATAATAAGCAACTATTAGATTTTATTTTATCGCACGAAAAACAATATACCTTCCTATTTGAATTAATTGGTCCGAGCAATCAAATAGTTATCTTATATCCAAAAGACGAATTAGTATTATTAGCTATTATTAACAACGAAGATAGCACAGAAGAAGATATCGAGCAATATAGAAATCTTGATTTCCTTCGTGTTGTTGAAAAAATAGATGCCCCAGAGGATGATTATATCAAATACCTTAAAAGCCTCAACACTCCAAATGAAGAAGGCTTTGTATTAAAATGGCCAGACGGATACAGAGTTAAAGTTAAATTTGACAATTATCTCCGTTTACATAAACTTGTATCCAATTTCAACGAGAAACTAATATGGCAATGGCTATCAGAAAATAAACCATTAGACGATATCATAAATATATTGCCAGATGAATATATGCAATATTTCTTAGATACCTACGAGACGTTCATTAAACAATATGAGCTTATAGAATTGTATTCTAAAATATTAACTGAGACCGTTAAGCACTTACCAAGAAAAAATGCCGCGATATATATAATGAACATAGAAAGAAGATATCAATCTGTAGTTTTCAAGATGCTTGATGGAAAAGATTATTCTAAAGATATTTGGAAATTATTAAAACCAAAGCACGGAGAATAATATGGAAGATTATTCAGAATTCCAATGGATGCAAAAGAACTATCGCAATAAATTAATCACTAAAGAAGATTTTGATAGCATATGTAAACGCTCTTTTATAGCTGTCGCAGAGAATGTGGTTGTTAATGATAAATTAACTAACGCACAATTTAAATGCTACACTGCATATTTTCGATCAAAAGACCGTAAAATATACAGCGACTTTAACTTCTATTTGCTGAAGGAGCAACTATGAGAATCTTAGGATTATACCATCCAAACAAAAGCGATGAATTCTTAACTGAAATGGTAAAGCTAGGATTCAATGGATATGCGATAAATCTAGATTGGAATCCAGATCCTTCATTATCTTATCATGAAAACCAAATAAAACACGCTAAAAAGATGCGTGCATTCTATGAGCATCTTAAAACATTAGGATTCAAACATTTCCTAATGCCAGCTGCAGGTTGGGGCTTAGCAGATTTTGATCAGAATTGGTTCTACGAAATTATTTATGATGAATTTAAAGATTGCGGCGATGATATATTATGGTCTATTGAAGAGTTCTACGAAGATTGGGTAGAAACAGGTAAAATGACAGAAGAGGAATATAATAAAGTCCTCGCCCAAAAGAAACAATTCTTTGCTAATGCTAATCTCGAACTCGGTAACACTGCGAGAAATAAAATTAGATTCAATAGCGATTCACTAACATCTTATATCAGACAAAGCAAATACTGGCGTTCAACTGACAAATTAAATTGGATATTTGGTCAGTTAGCATGGCATAATCTGATAGGTTCGTTATGCTATGAATCTAAATCAAAAATCTGCGGCGATGTTGTTTATTTATACCAAGGCAACTATTCTAAACTAGATGGCATTGGATGGGAGAACGCTATTGGAGATTTCTTAGGCATACGAGAAAAATTCGAAGCATGGCAAAGAAAAAGATTCATCGAGAAATTTAAAACAAAATAACAATGAAAAAGCGAGAACTAAAAACCAAAAGCTTAGAGCAAGTTATTGACAAATATATTGGTAAACCTGGGAGCAAGAAACGCGAAACCTTTGAAGATAAATTATCCTCTGAATTATTAACAGAAGAGCAAAACGCAAAAAGAAAGAATCTTAAAATAAAGCATAAAGTTAATAAAGAATTACTAACCTTCGAAAGCGAAGGTATTGTTGTCAATAGACTTTATGTGCTTGAACACACTATAGAAATGCAACTAGGCGAAATCAAATTAAGCACATCATTTAAGATAAATGAGCTTGAAAGAAATAAAGCCAATCTTGAAGAATTATTATTGGTTCAGCATTTATTAGAAGCTGTAAGCTTACTTTTACGAAACGAAATTAAAAACATAAAACGAGAATAGCGATGAAAACTCAAATAGTTTACGGGATAGTTGTTAATGATATAATACTTCCTTTCTTAATACGAGGTACAATAAGAGAAACCAAAAAAGCATTCTTTGAATTTACAGGTAATTCTCTCCTTACTTGGAAAGAGGCCAAGAAGGCTGGGTATAAAATCAAGAAATTCAAGTTAGAAGAATGCGAATTATAGATAAAAAGAGAATAAAATGACAGAATACAATGAACCTATATTAATTTTTATCTATCGAAAGAAAAAAAAGATGAAAGTTCTTGACTTAATTTCTGCAGAAGCTGAACATGACAAATTGATTAAAAAAGGCTGGGAGCATATAGCTTCTATAAATATCAGCGCTTGGATTATAAAACTATTGGAAGCTGAAAATCCAATGGAAATGATAGATGAATTAAGACGGAAATAATATGACAACGACAAAGAAAGAGAATGTTGAAATCAAACATAAAGTTAGCAAAGAACCTTTCGCTTTTGAAAACGAAGGTATTGCTGTCGATAAACTTTATCTAGTGCATGATATAGAAATACAATTAGGTGAAATTAAACTGAATGTAACGTTCAAAATAGATGAATCCAAGAAAGGCAAAGCTAATTTGGCTCAACAATTATTGGAAGTTGCAAAACTTGTTTTACTAATAAATCTATAAGCCTTAAAAACAAGGAGAACAAAAATGGGAGAAGTAATAAATATCAACGGCCAGATTAAGCCGAAGCCAAAAACAAGCGAAGAAATCTTGGGTCTCCAAAAACCTCCTGAAAACACTTGTCCAGATATAGACAGTATAATTAGAGCGATAAATAAAGTGTATAACATAGCATATCAATCAAAATGCGAATGCCGTGAAATTGGCGATGGATGTGGACACGAAGATAAATTCTACGATATACAATATGAATTGACTGGACTTGAGAAAGAGCTTGAAGAATTAAGAGAAGCCAATGCAAATTTGCGAACTTGGGGACAAAGTTGGAAAGATTTAGCAAAACAATTATTAAACGAGTATGAGCCGAATTGGAAAGAAAATAAAGGGCGAACAGATGAAAACAATCAAAGCCTTCTATAGAGATAAGAAGGGCTATTATTGTAAGCCCAATGATAAGAAATTCTACTATGAGAAAGGCGAGATTTATAAAGCTGATGATATTAAATTATGCTTATCAGGGTTCCACGCTTCAAGTCATTTCGATATATCTGATACCATTGACTACTATGATATAGCACATGCACGCTATGGAATAGTGGATTTAAATGTAATCGAATCAAGCAATGGAAAATGCGTTGGTGATAAGATAAAAATATTAGAGTTTTTACCCGACGATTTTAATATCCTATCCGCATATGACAGAACTGGCGAGTGGATTTATAATAAAGTTTATCGGGAAATATCCAACTATGAATTAGGATTCCAAAAGCTTTTACAAATTGATGAAATTGGTAGATGGATATATGAAGCGGGTAGAAATTGGAAACGCTTTGACTATAAAACAGCTTTTAGAAAGCTTTTAGAAGTTGATAAGAAAGGGCTTTATATTTATTGGGCTGGCAAAACTTGGAAGCAATTCGATCACAAATTAGGATTAGAGAGATTATTAGAAGTTGACCAAACTGGTGAAGTAATATATTATGCGGGAAGAACTTGGAAACAATTTGATTCCAAAACATTCTCGTATTAAGATTAAAAGGAGTAATAGATGCGAACAATAAAAGCTTTTAACAAAGATGAAAAAGGGTATTATTGCAAGCCCTACACAGAGAAGTTTTATTACGAAGAAGGTAAAACTTACGCAATGGATAAGAGCAAAGTTAAGTTGTGCCACTCGGGCTTTCATGCCTCAGCGAATTTCGATATATCCGAAACTCTTACTTCCTATACTGTAGAAGATACATACTATGGAATCGTTGATTTAAAAGCAACGGAATCTGATGACGAAAAGGCTGTTGGTTACAAAATCAAAATATTAGAATTCCTACCAAGAGATTTTAACATCCTAATTCAATATGACAAGACTAGCGCATGGACATTCTTCGCGGAATGCAGCATGAAGGATTTTGATTACCAAGTAGGTTTTCAAAAGCTCTTAGAAGCCGATAAAACCGGCAAGTGGATATATAACGCCGGACTCAACTGGAAGAAGTTTGATTTCGAGCTCGGGGTTAAAAAGCTCTTAGAAGTTGATGAGCATGGAGAACGAATTTATCGTGCTGGATTTCATTGGAAAGAGTTCAACTACAAACTTGGATATGAACGACTTTTGGAACTTAACGCAACAAAATGGTTACGTAGGGCAGAAGAAAATTGGAAAGAGCCTTTATCTAAATATCAAAATACATTAATTAAATAATAAAAAAGGGAATAAAACAATGTTAGATAACAAAATTACAAATCTATTGGAAGGATTAGCAAATAAGCTTGGTACAACAACTGATCATTTGTGGAATGTACTCATGCATCAAGCTCATATTGAAGCATTTAAAAATATAGCGACGATTGTCTTTTTTATAATCGCAGATACATTAATGTTCAAATATGCCTTTAAACATAATAAAGACAAGAACCTCAAGAATACCAAAGGTGATTTTGAATCTATAGCCATGCTTTTATTTGTGGTTATATTAGTTTTTATAATCGTTATAACAGTGAATCTCTTACCAGAAACGATCGATGCCATCTTTAATCCCGAATACTGGGCATTACATAACATCCTTAAATCAATAAGATAACCAAATAAGGGAGGACCAATGCGAACTATCAAAGCTTTCTATAGAGATGAAAAAGGTTATTATTGCCAGCCTGATTTTGATAAAGCTAAGTTTTACTACAAAGAAGGCAAAACCTATAGAATGAATAAGAAAGATGTTAAATTACGCGAGGCGGGATTTCACGCTTCAGCCAATTTCGACATATCAGAGACTCTCTTTTATCATAATATAAAAAAGTCTCATTATGGTATTGTTGAGCTTGATGTGGTTGACAAAGATGACAAAAAAGCCGTTGGGAATAAAATCAAAATATTAGAATTCCTGCCAGATGATTTTAAGATTTTATCCAAATACGATAAGACCGGCGACTGGATATCTTCCGCCGGAGAATATTTAGAGCAATTTGATTACGCATTAGGTTTTAAGAGGCTGCTTGAAGTTGATAAAAACGGAGAATGGATATTCAATGCCGGAGCATATTGGGATTTTTTTGATTATGAGCTTGGGCTTAAAAAGTTATTAGAAGTGGATAAAACTGGTCAATGGATTTGCTCCGCTAGTAAGCATTGGAAACAGTTTAACTATGACTTAGGACTTAAAGGACTCCTTAAAATTGATAAAACTGGCGAATGGATTTATTACGCAGGAATCTATTGGGATAAATTCGACTATAAGCTGGGAATTCAAAAATTATCAAAAGTTGACCCAACTGGACAACGGATATATTATGCGGGGATTGATTGGACTGAATTTGATTATGACTTAGGACTTGAAGGACTTTTAAAAGCTGACAGAAATGGTGATTGGATATATTATGCGGGCGTCTATTGGGATAAATTTAATTATAAGCTGGCAGCGCAAAGATTAATACAAGTTGACCAAACTGGACGCTGGATATATTATGCAGGAAATGATTGGAAAAACTTTGATTACAAGTCAGGTCTTCAAAGACTTTCGAAGATTGATAATACGGGCAGATGGATATATCATGCAGGAACACGTTGGAAACGCTTTGATTATAAGCTAGGACTTGAAAAGCTTTTAGAAATTGATAAGGTTGGCGAATGGATATATTATGCAGGTAGACATTGGAAGCGATTTAATCATAAGCAAGGACTTGAAAAACTTTCGGAGATTGATAAAACAGGCAAATGGATTAATCTGGCAAAACAATATTGGAAAAAACATTAGGAAGCTAATAAATGAAAACTAATAAATGTTGTGCAAATTGCAAGCACATTGTTTTTGAAACTGCTGAAGGTGTTTGTTTTGCGACATGTACAGTGCTGGAAGATGAAATCCCCGATCAAGATATTGAGGGATTTTATTGTAGTAGGTTCGCAGCCAAAAAAGAAGATAATGTCAAACTTGAAAACGAATACCTATCAAAAGAAGAAACTGATAAAATCTTTAATGATATGCATGATATGAATGAATATAGATTTTATCAAGGAATTAATAAAGCAATAAGATTGTATTTGAAAAATCTGGCGAATAAAAATAAAAAATTATACGATGAATCAAAAGAAGAATTTAAGTTCTTCAAGAAGATTTTCGATGGAGAGACTATCAACACAGAACTATTTGATGAGATAAGCGAATTACCATATGTCATTGTATGGGATAATGGCACAAGCAGTATGCAGAATGGAAGATGGTACTCCGCATATTTAGTAAGATCAAGTTACAAAAAATCTTTTGATAGAGAACCTGCAGAAAATGAAATTGAAGATGAATTTGATTTTTATTATGTAAAAGGAGAATAACCTTATGAAAAAATATTTGCTAACATTTGAAATTAGACCACGGTCCCCCTTTAGCTATGACGATAAAACTGTAGCTTTAGGTATGTATGATACATATGAAAATGCCTGTGACATGGGGAATAAGCTTTTAGAATTAATGGAAAGCAGATTTCCATTGCATGTGTTTCCTAATGGAAATACCAAAAAAGAAAGATTCGGATATTATAATTTTGAACAATATAAACAGAAGCACAATATTGTCTCAAATTCGGGATATTTAGAAACACCATTCACTTTTTATGCAAAAATAGCGACAGTCGATTTCGTTGAATTTGATGAAATCAATGGTATTATAGATACTACCTTAGATAAACAGGCAGATAAGAAATAGGAAGAAAACCTTATATTTGCCCATTAAATAATAATCAAAAGGAAGAAGAAATGAAAACATTACCACAACGATTGATATTAGAAAATGATTCAATAACAGGATATGTTAATTTTGTACCAGAATTCACAAAATCAGAAAAGAGCATGCTTCGCCGTTTTGGCTATGCCCCACTCCCTGGAAGCCAATTTCTCCATTCTTCGCAAGGAAAGTGGATTCAAAAAATAGAGCGTGTTGATTATGTAGTAAACTATGAAGATACAAAATTAACAGGCGTTACAGAAACTAATCGTATCTTGGTATATGCTCTTGCAGAAAGACGCCCAGGTAGCTATTCAAACACAATAATACTAGAGAATACTGATTTCAAATTATTCGCGAAAAGATTAAAAAAGATGTATGATCAAGAAAAAAAATAAATAATGAGGATAAAAAATGAAAATAGAACGTCAATTGGTGCCAAAAAAAGATTTGAAGGGATATATTGATTTTATGCCGGATTTCACTAAATCAGAGAAAAATATACTTCGACGCCTTGGTTACGTTTCACTCCCCGGGAGTCCGCACCTTCATTCTTCAACGGGGCAATGGATAGAAAAGGTAGAATACGTTGATTATATAACAAAACATAATGACACAAAATCACACGGAACTAGAGAAACTAAACGTGTATTAACATATTCTCTTGTAGAAAAACGTCCAGCGGGTAATCGCTGTCTAAACTCAGTTGTAACAGAAAGTACTGATTTCAAATTATTCGTAAAAAAGTTGAAACAGATGAGTATGAAGGAAAATGCAGATAATGATTAACCAAAAAAGGGAAATCAATAATAATGATGATAATCGAAAATAAGTTTAATATCGGTGACGTGGTTTATTTAAAAACCGATGAAACACAATCGGAGAGAATAATAACCGCGTTGATTATTTTACCAAATGTGATACGCTATGCAATTATGCAAGGTACATCAGAAAGTACGCATTATGACTTCGAGCTATCCTATGAAAAGAACTTTACACTTAAAAACAATAAAGAAAACGGAGAATAAGATGATAACCAAGAAAGAGTGGTCGGAATTTAGAGATACAGGATTAGTGTTGATCGTTAATCAAATACTCCACATTTTTGGATGGGCTTTGGTATTTGATATTGAAAACGATAAGATTAAGAATATTTATCCCGCAAGGGTTAAATTCAGAGGCTTTGACAACAAGAGCGTCGAAGAAGCCTATCGGAAATTAAGCAGATACATGCTTAATAATGCAAAGGAACTTAACGATGAAGCACAATCGTAGTCTTAAATATCAAATTAACTCAATAAAAAGATGGAAACAATGAAAGTCTATTGTAAGAATTGCAAGTTTTTTAGGCACGAAGTTTATTGTGTAGCTCCACAGCTAGGGGTGGAAGAAAATTATATAGCGGGCAAATTTAGAAAAACTGTTCATATTCTTGACTCTGATTATCCTAATCTTGATGGCGAATGCAAATATTATAAGCCAGATCTATTTCAGAGAATTAAAGAATATTATATAAAGCATAATAACGAATCTTAAAAATAATACAAAGGTAATAACATGGCAGAACATGTAGCTTTAGTAAAACGAGTATGCAGAGTTTGTCATAAAGAAGTTGATGCAGAAATAGTAGTAGCCACAAGATATTTTAATGGCGAACCATTGACAGACTTATCGCAATATCATGGAAAAGTGGTAGGCTTCTTAGAAGAACCATGCGATGACTGCAAAGAGAAATTCCGAATGGATGAATATAATATCATCCTTGAATTTGACGAAGCTAAAACTGATGACAGAAATGATCCATATTGCACAGGAAGGGTGCTTCAAGTAAGAAAGGATACAGAATTTGCAAAAGTTCTACCAGTTAAAAATGGTATGTGCTATGCGTCGACTACTATAGTAAACGAAATAGTCAAAAGAATAAGCGGAGAAGAAAATGAACAAAGCTTGTAATGGAAACTATGAAAGTGCGATGCATTATGACTGTGAAATTTGCGAAGAAGAAGATTGCCCATACAGAAAAAGCGGTCTGCAATACATCAGTGGAATTATATTAATCATTGGTATTTTATTGCCAATAATATTAATTTTAATCTAAGGAATAATAAAATGCTTTCAATATGGCAAATTTTACTTATCATAGCTGTGGATGTTGCTTTAATAATGGCTATAAAAATGGATGCGCAAAATAAGCTTATTGCAAAACAAAAGGAGCTTATTGAGAGGCTTGCAGAAATATACACTGCAACGCTAAAGCAATTCAATGAATTTCTCAATAACTTAGAGAACTTTAAGGACGAAGAAAAATGAGTATTCAGGAAAAGCTAGAATACTATATGAGAATCAAATATCCTATCGGTATTACTAAAATACCAAAAGATGAAGGTGGTGGTTATTGCGCCTGCATACCAATGCTTGGCAGAGAAGCTTTTATGGCAGATGGAGATACAATACACGAAGCTCTTGCAAATCTTGACAAGGTTAAGGAAGTGAATTTTAGATCAATGCTAGAAAAAGGCCTTCCAATTAAAGAGCCGTAATCCGTTTTTAATTAAACTAAATTGGTAATAATTATGTTACATCACAGAAAAATAGTAATCAAGAAATTAGACAATAATAGATATTCTCTCGCCTGGTATCATGATCGTGAGATTATAGATCTTGATGATAGGCAAGTACTTGTCGAAGCATCTAAAATTACATGCGAGGATGAATATGATTTACTCGCTATGATAATTGATCCATATAAAATTGATTTCGATAAACTTAAAACTGATACTATTAGAACGCATACGCAAGATTTATCAGCAGATTGGTACACAGAAGAAGAATATTGCGAGCGGAATAATATCACTAAGGGAATATTAAAAGAAAAAGTAAAAGAAGGTAAAGTTAGCGAACTAAAAATACAAGGAATAACCTTCGTTTCTGACAAAGCTAATTAAATAACAAGAGGTAATAATGGAAAGAGCCTTAGCTACTCTAAAGGTCATTGATAAACTATATCCTATTGAAAATGCTGATAATATTGAGCTCGCTACTATGGTAGATTCTGGATGGCGGGTAGTTGTAAAGAAAGGTGAATTTCAACCAGGAGAGTTATGTATATACTGCGAAATAGATTCAATTTTGCCGCCGAAAGAAGAATTTGCCTTTCTGAAAGATAAAAATTATCGTATTCGCACAATTAAATTACGCGGTCAAATATCGCAGGGAATTATTTTCCCACTTAGTATATTACCAAAGATGGATGGCTTCGTTTTAAAGCCTGGAGTTGATGTAACGGATATACTTGGAATAACTTTATATGAAGAAGAAACAAAGATTAACGGAGAAGCAAAAGGTGGCTTCCCTTCTTTTATTCCAAAAACAGATCAGCCGCGTATTCAAAATATCCCGAACTTTCTTGATAAATATGCATCTAATATAGTTGTCATTACTGAAAAATTAGACGGAACATCAAGCACTTACTATATTAATAATAATGAATTTGGTGTATGTTCTCGTAATTTAGAATTAAAAGAATCAAATAGCTTATATTGGCAAATAGCTAAGAAATATGATATTGAGAATAAATTACGCGATCTCAATAGAAACTTAGCTATACAAGGGGAAATTATTGGCCCTGGCATTCAGAAAAATGTTTATCAACGCATATCACCAGAGCTAAGACTATTTGATATTTATGATATTGATAAGCAACGATATATCGAGTGGAACGAATTTGTCAATATAGCCAAACGATTAGCAATTCCAACAGCGCCTATTATTTCAGAAGACAAATCCATTAATGACATTGCCCAAAACGCAGATAAATTAGAAGCAATCCTGCAATTTGCAGATGGTAAATCAGCTATTCAAAGCTCTCAATATAGAGAAGGCATTGTAATAAAATGCAAAGAAGAAACTATTGATCCTCATGAAGGCAGAGTTTCATTCAAAGTTATTAGTAATCAATACTTATTAAACCAAAAATAAACAAGAAAAGGAGGAACTATGCCCTTATATGATTTTATATGCAAGAATCCAGATTGCCTAAATTATAACAAAACAATCACCGAATTACTTGGCAGTAATGAATACGAGCAGTTAAAAGACTCGTTTAAATGTCCAGCTTGTTCACAACCTATGAAAAGAGTGTGGAACGGCCATGTTGGACATAAGTTTAAAGGCAGTGGATTTCACGCTACCGATTATGGTAAAAAATAAAATAGGAGGCTTAATGAACAAAATCAACAAAATATATATTTTTGGTTTTGTAATAGCTGTGATTTTAATATCACTTGTGGTATTTTTAAAAACACGACCATCAACTAATACATTAGCAAATACAAATACAGATGATACTTCCTATGAGCTAAGATTAGTTAATGACGATTTACTAACATATGGTTATTCTGCGCATGTTAGAAAAATTATATTAGAAGCAATAGAGCAAACTTCAAAAGAATATAAATTGCCTGTTGGTCTAATGCATGCAATCTTCCGCGTAGAATCAGATTATAGATTTATGATTACGCATCCTACAGTAAACGTTGTTGCTAAGGGAAAATCTATAACCACTAATGCAGTTGGTTTAGGCGGCGTTATGTGGGTTTTTTGGGGCGATAGTCTAAAAGCTCATAAAATAGCCGAAACTGAAATGGATCTGTATTTGCCCGATGTGTCAATTAAAGCTTCTGGATATATTCTGCGTTATTTAATTAATGACGAAATGAGCAAATATACTCAATCAGAGTACACCATTTTAGATAACGTTATACGAAGATATTATGGAGCATATTCTAATACATATCTAAACAAAATGGAACTGGTTACCTCGGATTTATGGATGAAAAGAATAGCCAAAGAAATAATACGAACGAAACGAACAAAGCAAATACCAACCGAGTATAATGCGAATGACAACATTAGGCTCGGTCAAATATTAAATGTAAATAACTAGAGAGACTTCGGTCTCTCTTTTTTTTATGGAGATAACTATGAAAATATGTCATTCTGGTGGTGCAACTGGTGCTGATACAGTCTTTGAAAAAGAATCGATTAGAATGGGCTGGAAAGTTAAAGCATATTCTTTCGTTGGTCACAATACAGCAAGCACTAATCGTGTTATTATCAGCCAAGAACAGTTGCAAGAGGGATACAATGCTTTAGAGAAAGTAAGAAAGTATCTAAAGCGGAATACACCATCATCATTGTATGTTAGACAACTAATATCTCGTAATTGGTTTCAAGTAACAAATTCTGATGCTATATATGCAGTATCTACAATTGATGAAGAAGGACTTGTTAAAGGCGGAACTGGATGGGCAGTTAGTATGGCGATATTATTAAAAAAATGCCCAGTTTACGTTTATGATCAGAACGATGATATATGGTATAAATATTTATACGATGAAAATATTTGGAATCCGCTTAACAATTTATTTATTACAGAAGATAATTTTGCAGGTATAGGAAGTAGAGAACTCACCCCAAAAGGAAGATTTGCTATCCGCGATTTAATACGCAGAAGTTTATAAAATTGGAGAAAACATGTCAGTTATATCATCTCATTGGTCTTTAGCTAAAAGAATGATGCTTTTATCAGTTAGTGACAAATGCAAAAGAAAGACAGCATTTAATACACTAAAAAAGGCTATTTCTGTAACACTGGACGTTCTACGTGCACAAATACATTTACGCAGACAATTAATGCGCGGTCAAGAATATGGCTTAAATAAACGCAATACATCGATATTTTTAGAGCAGGAAATAAATTTTACCAATGATATTCTTGAATTAGATGAAAAAGAACCATTCGCATATTCTAGAGAATGTGCCTCAATAATAAAAATCGGGGATAAATTATTGGATAAACCAATACCAATACGCTACAACCGTAATATAGTCAACAATGAAGTCAAAATCATACCTCCGGAACCAATGAATTATTAATGTATTTTAAGCTATGGTTATCTATTGGAGTTAAAATGAAACATTTAATCGGCGATATATGGATACTGCATTCAAGAGATCAAACAATAGCAATTCCAACAAATGGTGTAACTGTTAATGGTGAGTTAATTATGGGACGCGGATTAGCTCTTGAAGCTAAGGAGAGATATCCATCTCTTCCATTAAGACTTGGGAGCATGGTTAGAGAACATGGAAACTTTCCATTTTATGTCAAAGAATTTAATTTAGTATCCTTTCCAACAAAACACAATCCACAACAGAAATCAGATATACATTTAATAAAGCAAAGCGCTTATAACCTAAGAATATTGGCTGATAAAATAGGCTTAGAGAGAGTTTATCTTCCTCATGTTGGATGCGGAAATGGAGGATTGTTTTGGGGAGAAGTTTATCCCGTAATCAATGAAATTTTAAACGATGGGCGATTTATCATTTGCGATATTGCCCCTTTTTAGGAATAAAATATGGCTATCATAGTAAGCTTAGATATAGAAACAACAGGATTAAACCCTGAATATTGTCAAGTCTTAGAAATTGGTGCTATCATTTATGATACGACTAATCCTAAGAGTTATGAAGAATCTCCGAAGTTCCATACATATATTCGCCATTTTCCTATTGTCGGCGAACCATATGCATTGAATTTAAACAACAGAATTATTAGTATGATGGCAGATAAGAATAAGTCCGATTTATTTTGCTCCCCAGAAGAAGCTGTTGATAGATTAGAAACATTTCTTCGCAAATATCAAGACGTCAAAGATGATGATCAATTATGGATAACATTAGCTGGTAAAAACGTCCTCTCCTTCGATTTACAGTTCCTTAAAAGGCTGCCAAACTTTGAAAAGAAGATCAATGTACGCCATCGGGCATTAGACCCGGCAATATTATACTTTGATCCTGAAAAAGATGACAGCCTTCCAGGAACCGAAATTTGCAAGCAAAGGGCAAATCTTGGCAATACAGTTAAGCATGAAGCATTAGCTGATGCCTGGGATGTCATTCAGCTACTTGAGTTATTCTTTAAGAAAAAGAAATTCCAAAGCTTATTACTCAAAGAATTATAACCATGAATTGTTTTCGGCGAAAATAAACAAATTAACAACAAAGCTAAGGTAATAAAATGAAACGCAATATTTATCTAATCAGTAATGGCATGGTGGCTTTCATAGAATTTGAGCCCATGCATTACATGGATTATCTGCTCAAAACCATCAGAACGTTCATCAAAAAGCAAAAGGAATATACAGATGAACAGAAATACCAAGAATTCATAAAACTCGTAGTCAGTACATCGCAAACTAAATATATTGGTATGGTTACAGAAATTGATCCAATCCATATCAATGACGATAATATGATTATTTCTTTTGATGCTATATCAAAAACAATCGCTGTAAGCTATTTGGGCGGAATTATTATTTACAATATAGGCGGCGATGTTACCGCACAGGTGATCTATGATAATATTTTCAATGTTACAGAATGTCGCAATCTCACCTCTTTCAAACTATTAGTTCAAACAATGCAAATACATCATTCTGCGAAAAATAAAACAATAACAAATAATCTTGATGTCAATGGCAAAACAATCAAAGTTATTACAAGCAAGAAAGCTGACACAGTTGCGATCGAAAACGAACCAATCGTTAAAGTTGAACGCAATGAAGAAATGGAGAAAGAATTTGCTGGCGACATTTTTGCAGAAAAACAACCAGAAATAAAAGAAGAAATTATAAATGATGCAAATGATAACGATCCAGAATTAGATTTCGAGGTCTTAGAAGATGAAGAAAATGCAGAAATAGGAGCTTAATATGGAAGGAAAAGCGTCATTCTCAATAGTTGGTAAAGTTGAATCCGTTGATATCATAAACAATGATAGCAAAGGATTAATGTGTCGTGCGAGAATTAAATATAAAAATAACAAATATTTAAACGTTATTGCCTTTCGTGAAAATGCATCTAAATTTGAAGGCTTAGAAAATCAATTTGTTATTGTTGACGGTTATATGAATGAAAAATCAAAGGTTATTGATAATATGCAAATTCAGGAGATTTCTTTAATTGCTACATTAGTAATGGCGATTGCAGATAATCCTGAATTAAATGAAGACGAGGTTCTTGATCAAATACAAAAGCCGCAAAAATCTTTATTTGAAGAAAGAGCAGAAAGAGCCAAAAAATTATTTACGAGCTAATTAAATAATATAATAAAATGGAGCATTCATGAAACAAGAGATTACAAATACAAACGAAACATCACAAGATTTATTTATCAGAATAATGAGATGGAATCATATCCGTAACAATGACAATTTTGATCATTATTTAGAAACCAGAATGCTAGCCGAAGAATTATTTGAATTCTGCGGATATAGTAATAAAGAAGCAAAAGCTATGGCTGTTGAATTTGCAAATAAACACTCTAGTAAACAAACAGAAATGAAGAATGATATATTAACAATAACATCTATTGATCCAGCAACAGGAGAGCCAAAAATACGCAAAATTACAAGATCCGCATTAGTTGATGCAATTGGAGATATACAATTCATATCAGTTGGTACAAACTATAAATTAGAAATGGATCCGGCAATTGTATTAAAAAGAATTTGCGATCATAATGATGCTAAGGGTAGTAAAAAAGATGCAGATGGGAAGATTATAAAAGACGCAAGTTTTATAGAACCGCAACATTAAAGGAGATAATCCATGACACGAAAAGCATATGAAATATTTGTCGAGCGATATAAAATCGAATCAGAAATCAGAGAAATCGATGAAAACGCTCGTAAAGCTAAGCAGTCATTATATCAAAGACTATCAGATTTACGTCAAGCTTGTCCGCATCCAATAGTTACAGAAAAGGACCCGAATGATCCGCTTTCTTTTCTTGAATGTGAAGTCTGCGGAGCCGAGCTTGATAAATGAATTATTAATGAATTTCAAACTTGTGAGGCTCTATGGAACAGCAAATAACCACACTCTTATTAGCTAATAGAATGCTTGTTGCACCGGGTTACGAAACAAAGATATTGGATTTGGCGAATAAATACAATATTAGCATGGGAATATATTCGTTTGGAAATTATGATAGCGGTCCATTTATTAAAGGAGTATTCAAGAAAAGATCTACAATTTTGACAGTTCCTGAATTTAAAGAATACATCAAAGAATTAGTTCCATGCTTAGATATGTATAAGGGCTTTATGCCATTTACATACGCCGAATTCTATATAAATGTGCTTATCAAAACCGAAGAAGATAAATTTACTATGCCTCAACGTTTTGAAGTGGTGGTCTTTCATAATATTGAGAAAAATGGCTATGAAATAAAATCACTTGGCAAGGATGAAAAAATTAGACAGATCAAAAACGTAGAGACTCAAAAGCGAATAAATCTCGATGATATAGAAAAGATAAAAGAAATAAGCATTTAACCCGCAAACTATATGGAGGTTAGATGCACAATCAACAAACACTCGGAATGAAAGGCTTAGTAAATCAAGTTCATGGGCCATTACCATCAAATATGAAGAAATGGGCGCTTTTAATAGCAGCTCTTCTCTTAATCGGACTTGTATCACCAGCCTTTGCATCCGGATTTGTTATCGCTGCAAGAGTCGTTCAGGCTATTGCCAGTGTATCTGCCGTACTTGTTTAACAACTTGGTTTGCGCGAAGGAGAAGCCCCTTATTGCGAGGGGCTTTGTTTTACTAATTAAAGCAAAGGAGATTATCATGCAAGAATTTTTAGACGCCGTTAAAAAAATTATGCAAAACCATAATATCGAACCAATAGATATATCTACATCTACAGGAGCAGTTTGGTTCAAAGATAAAAATACCAAAACGGATATGGTTTTATTCTTTTCTACTGTACCAGAACCAGAAGATTATGAAATTGACGGGCAAATACCTTCAATGGAAGAAGATATTTAATTAATCTAAAGGAGTCATTATGATCGTCGAGGGAGACAAAGTAAAACTTATAGCTCCATTTATTAAGGATAGCAAGGCCGTTAAAATTATCACTCCTATTCTAAACGAATATGGCAATGGAGAAACTATAGGACATTTGATCGTATTCAAAGGCTTAACTTTCGAATACCGCAACAATAATGTTGTTACGAAAGCTTTCAGTAATGCTCAAATACAAGCCGGATTTGTTGGTTCGTTTATATTTCTCGGAACAAATGCCGACTATTTTTCTAATCTATTCAACAACAAATTCTCTGGCAAATACACGCATAAGGATGTAATTATTGATCGTGAATATTCTGGACTAGTATCCTATGAATTTATAAAAATAATTCAAAATGCTTTGAGGAGTCTAAATGTATAAAAAAATACTCGAACGTTTAGATAAAATTAATAGCTTGGATAATGTATTAAATTTTTATGCGGGATCTTTATTCCGTATGCGTAACGGAGATCATTATGAGTTAATTTTTAATAATCAGTTTAATTCTCCAGTTATCATTCCAAAATTGACAGCAGACGATATTCGTTTATCTCCATATTTCTATTTAGACGACGATGAATGCATTCTTGATGTAGATAAAATGCTAATCCTTGTTGTAATGGATAGACTAGAATATTTCAGGCGATCTGACTATAAATATATACATCATAAATTCCTTAGAAAAGATGTTTCTAAAGTTTTGGATGGCTTAATGAAAATAGAGCCTGTCAGTTATAATAATCGTCTAAAAATTGAGCATCGTATTCGCATAGTAAAAACATTCAGACAAAAGAATAATAAAAAGGAATATTACGATTGTATTGGTAGAGCATTATGGGAATCCGCTATTCCAAAATCCGAAGAAGATATTAGGAAATATTCTAAGCTATTTAATGATCCAATTCGCGTAGATGAATTATCCGAAGGAATTTACTGTAACTTGTTTGGTAAGCAAATACAAGCCGCAGGATATTCTTCTACAGATAACGCAATTACTTCAATATATGAGCCTAAGTCATCTTTGCCAGAAAGACTAAGATTGCACTATACCAGTGAATTATTACAGCCATTAGAGCCAGAACAGGATCATTTATTTGAAAGTAATAATAAAGAAAAGATTAATGCTTATACTGTTTTTATACCAATAACAACAGACAAAACTGAAGATCAATCGCCGCTAGGTAAATTTACATTATCCGTTGGCGAGATACTCATTAATAAGCAATTAGCCGAAAAAGAATTCTTTGTTCGCCGCACTTTTATGACTCCCAACAAAGATGTCATTTTAGCTCAAAAAGGCGATGTATTAAATCCTGGTGATATAATAGCTTATGATCTCGAAGGATTCCCTGCAGTTATATATGATATTAATTACAAAGGTGGAGTGATCGAAGATATAATCCCCATGTACAACTCTTATAAAATTATCGTGAAGATTGTAGCCAAAATGGGAGTTGCTAGATTAATATCAGATTATGGACTTAAAGGTGTTACGCATCCAAGAGAGGATCTAGGATATATTATACCACCAAAACAATTCGGCAAAGATAAAATACCAGTCCAGATGGTCATTGGTCCAACTTCCCTTAAAAGCGGACACAATGGCATTAAAATGAGCTGGTTAAACTTTGTTTTATCAGAAAATGGCCCAGACGATTCTATCACATTAAATGCTAATGATTATCCCGAAGATGAAGTCAACATTATGTGCCAAGAATTACAACAAGTTGACTGGGTCTATATGGGCAAAACTTATAAGGTTTACTTTGGTCTTATGAGTTTTGGCGTTACCGATCTTAGTAATGATTGTAAAAGTAATGGTGTACGTGTAATGCAAGAAACGATGAAATATATGTATAATGCAAATAATCATCATCTTGAAAAAGCCGCAAATCTAATCTATGACAATTACATAAACGGATCAAACAAAGGAATTTTAAAGCAACTCCTCAAATTGAGATCTTTCAACCGATATAATGATGGAACTCCAGTATATCAATGGGACGACCCAGTTTTTCAAGATAAAATATCGAGGAGTTATTTTAATCCATCGTCATGGAGTGTCTCATATAATACTAATAATATCCTACTTAATCCATTTAACCAAGGATTCTATGTAAAATATGAGAATAGATATATAAGATTTCCAAGCTTTAATATTATTGAGCAAATGACATATGTTGGGGCGGGTACAGTTACTTATCCGCAATTTGTTACATTTTCTCAATTTATATTAATGACCCTTCGAAAACTTTACAAACGAGAAGCGACAAAAGAACAGCTTTTAGAAAATCTCAAGAAGTATATCTTTTATATCAATCATGAGATATTTTCTAAAAGAGCCGCATTATCTCAAGTTACTTCCCCAGAATTACCTGGAGGAAATCTCAAACAACTAGCAAGTGTCTATGTGCCAAGAAGAACGACAGTTGTTCTTGACCAAAGACTCATTAAACAAATCCAAGCATTCAAAAAGCAAACGGGTCTTAAACGTATCTATGAAATTGGAGTGAGAAACCCAGTTATTTGGCGATTTCAATTCCATACAAGAGAAGTTCTTACGCTTAATCAGTTTGCTAAATATCTTAAGAAAGAATACAAAATGGATATCAATCAGATTGTGTTGCCAGAATATACTGCCGGCGCTGTTCTGCGTAATACGATAGATATCCTGCTTGACAAATCAGATACAGATGGCGACTTATATCCTATTGCTGTGCCTCTGCATCAATCTATTCAACAAGAATTAGCTAAATATTCTGCTAATCCTGACTATTTGTTAGGTTATGAAAAACGTTGGATAACACAATATATCAAAAGCGAAATTAGCAAAAACGAGAAATTTCTAGATGTTGAAGAGAAACCATTCAAATATTATGAAATTTCACGCGATAAATTTGCTGATATATTAGCTGACGCAGCAATAGCCAAAACAAGAATAGGAATGGGGACTGTAGACTTATGGAGAATCCATACTGCAATTGAATGGATGTATGCTAATGGTAATATCAATAAACATAAGATGATGTACCTACAGCATATCACTTCGCGCATTCTGCAAGATACGGTTATTGAAGGAGTTAAACATATAGAAGGTGGGGCTTCTGGTTATGATGTATTTGCTTTATCTAATTTTGGAGAAGAGCAAGTAGAGTTAATCAAGCCTATATTAACAAATATGCTAGATATGACTCCTGAAGATGCTGATTTATATTTACAAGCCATGAAATTAGCGAAAGAGGATAAAACCATAATTACAATTTCTAGAATTCATTCAGGCGGAGATTCAGAATATATAGCAGGCCTTGTTGATAATCTAAACAACATAGATGATAATCATCTATCTAAAATAGGATACTGTAAAATAATTCGCCCGTATATCAACGATATTCTTGAATCATCTTCAGTTATTGAAGAAATAGATGAAGAAGAGGCAGAATTCGCCGAAGAAGATGTGGATTATTAAAATACAGTAAAAAAAATCTAATTAACAAATCCAATATTATCGGAGGTAACAAATGATTAGCTTCAGATTAGAAGGAAGCGTTCTTGAGTTATACGTTCCAGGTGGCGTACTCGAATTCAGCGGCGTTGAAACAGTAGAATATCGTCTTGACGACAATGATCAAATGTCGGAAGACAATTTGAATAATGTCAACGATCAGCTTAATGACACCCTTGTCTTAACTCAGGAAACATTCCAAGATATCTTAAATAATTACGTACAACGTGAGCAAACGGAATCTCAACAACCAAGAAGAGAACCGTTAACAGCAAGCGTATTTCAATCATTAATTAATAACGCACAAAATTAAGGAGTAACGTATCCATGGCAACAATCGTAAAATATGCTGATATGACAGCAACAGTTCCAGGTGACATTAGTGTAGATGCTGCTAAAGCTGCATTGCGTGGTCATGCACCAGAAATTGATGACACAGTAGCAGAAGTTTATACAGATGATTCTGGAAACAAAGTTATCAATTTCAAAATGAAAGCTGGCAAACTTGGTAAATAATCCACAACCAAAGTCCCTCTACGTTATGTGGAGGGGCTTTTTTATTACGGAGATCTTATGTTAACCGGACAAGATATTTTAACCAAATTCGCAGGATTACAAGATAATCCTCAACTTAAACTCTTATATGAGTTATGTGCTGATCCATCATTACGGAGAATCGCAGAAATGACAGCGGAAGAAGCAAAAAGTCTAACTAATTTTGAAATAAACTACAATTATATTATTACTGATAGATTACGTTATGTTCAATCAACATTTAAAATGAGTAAAAACTATGTATGACGACAAAGTAATTGCTAACATGCAAAACGTATCAACAAACTTACGGCTATTGCTGCTGGTTAAATACGCATTAGATAAAAGATTTATTACTACACGCAACCAATGGCAATTAACCGCAAGTTACAACAGAAGAATAATGTTTACAATTATTAAAGCTGTTGAAAAATATTATAGAGAAAATATGAATCCTCTTATTGAACAATATTCAGCAGCTCATCATCAAACAGTCTTAAATATTGGCGGATGTTCATTTTCAACATCTGCAACAACAACACGAGCTAGGGGCTATGAGCTACAATTAGTGCTATCACGTTTTATTACTAATTTTATAGCATCAACATTTTACAATATCGTTGATACAAGTGAAGGTAAAGCAAAATATGCAGAAGCATGGAATGTTCTGCGTAATGATTTTATGAAATATATCGGCGATGATAATACTGCACCAAATTACTTAATACAAATTGTAAATGCAGGATTAGAAGAGCAGACTCGATATCCGCTTATTATTACTTCATCTCCAATATGGAATCATAGGGTTGCTTTTTCTTTATTATCATATTTCATAGCGCTGGATTTTATACATAAGATTTTAATCAGGGAGTTATCAGATGAACAAAATAGCTAATATAACAGTATATGATCGTATAGCGATTATAGACAATATCAATAAACAAGGAAGCGCCAATATTTACGAACCTAAAATAGTTTCCATAGATGAGCTTAGGCAATTATTTAGTATTAAAGAAGAATCAAGTATGATTATGCCTCTATGGATAGTATGGTATGAAGTTAAAGATGTAAACATGAAGGTATTAGTGTGTAGAAATACGCAATATCTTGATTTTACATATTCTAATATACAATATCATTTACACTATCCGTATCTGTATTTCTTATTTGATTTGCGGGTAGAGAATAATATGTATAAAGTTATTAATACGTCGATATTTAGTAGTTTTAATCCGCCACGAGAAAATACCAGAATATACCAAGTTCGCTTAAATAATGTTTATGGTGATGCACGTTTGTGCTGGGGAGATGTTTTAACTAGAGAATTAAGAAGTATTCATGGTTTACATGAACTAAATACAATTATTAATATGTGGTTTAATGCCGAAAGAAATACGGATTTGGTTAATATGGATGATATCCGCCGTGTCAATAACATTACATTTCAATCAGAGCAAGAATGGGTTGAGGCCTCTCACATATTAAGAAGTGGACAAATGTCAGGAAAAACAATTAAAGAAGCAATAAAATTATGGTAAAAGGAGAACAAAATATGGCTAAGAAAAATCAAAACAATGGTTTCACAGATAGTGAACTTCAAGCAATAAATGAACTACGGAATCAAATAAATAATAGCCATGTACTACAAATTGGAACATATACTTTTCAACCGGGAGTAAATTCAACTACGCTTATTCAAAACGACGGTATATATACTGTTAAAGAAACTGATTTAGCTCGTTTTGTTATTAAAGAAGTTAGTTATGATTTTAAGGGAATAGTAAATGGCGAATACCAAAAAGAAGGCATACAATTAAAGGTGCCAAAAGTTCCAGCTAAAATGTTTTTAGATATATTGGAATGGTTCCGTGTGGTATATCAAAAATATAAGACAGAAGTTTATGTGCGAATTTATTGGAATAAAATAAGACAAGAATTCTTTTTCTGGATTCCAAAACAAATTATCTCAGGCGCTCTTGTAGAATGGGATATAGAACATGATAATTTTCCGTCGGATAAAGATAATATTTTAGTAGTACAAGCACATTCTCATCATACAATGACTGGTAGATTTTCAGCAGTTGATGATGCCGATCATCGAAATTTAGAAAGTATTCACTTAGTAATTGGCGATATATTTAAAATATATCCGACATATCAAATAAGATTTGCACTCGGAAATAAAAAAGTTGATCTTAATTTAGAAGATGTTTTTGAGCCTTTGTGGAAACACGAATTTGATATTACTATGTTTGGTGATTATGAAAACAAGTTGTCTAATCGTCTCTATGAAAATAGAGTAAACGAATGGCTAGCAAATAATAATGATTACAAAACTAAAGATAGAGTTATTCAAGGCGATTTATTTGACGACGAAATAATATCCACAAGACCAATCTATGGAGATCCACCTGCAAGTGAAAGCATACACACTTATTTAGATCCAATGCAATATGGCTTCGGATACGAGGATTATTACAAAAACAGGAGAAGATAAATATGGTCGTCTCAAAAAGAAGCACAATATTATTTGTTGGTGCTGGCGGAACAGGAGGATATGCTATACCAAATATCATTAGAATGGCTAGTCATCTTCCTAATGCTCCGGATATTATAATTATGGACGCAGATAAAGTAGAAGAGAAAAATTGTAATCGGCAAAATTTTGTTGTCGATGATATTGGAGAATATAAAGCAGAAGTATTAGCTAAACGCTATGGCTTTGCTTTTGGAGTAAAGGTATCATATATAAATAGCTTTTTAGATAAAGATAATATCTATTCTATCTGCGATCCATATAGATCAGGATATTATAGCAATCCAGACACATATTTGATTATAGATACTGTAGATAATATCCGTACACGCTTAATAATTAATGAATTTGTTAGATCAAGAAATCGGTTTACTAATTCTCAATCAATAGCATGGTTAAGCTGCGGAAATACCGATACATTTGGACAAATAGTTTATTATGACTCGTTAATTACTAAGTCAAGAACAGTTGTTGATGTTTATCCGCATGAATTTAATAATGAAGAAGCAGAGAAAGAAGAAGCAGTCGAAAGAGAACAAAGACAAAATTGTGCCGTCAATGCATTACTCAATCCACAATCTCTTGCTGTAAATTTACTCGCCGGAACACTGATAACTAATATGGTCTATTCTATGTATGTTGACAACGACCTTAAATATGACATGGTATTATTTAATAGAACCGGCAAAGTGAGATTTATTGAATGGAATACTAACCCATTCGTGGAAAAAGAGTTTGATTTAGCAACTTTATTACAAAAAGCATCGTAAATAACATGCGTCAGCTTATAAAGAATATACTTGCCAATAAAGCAAATTATGTATCAACGTATGTGCAGCATAGAAAAAAGAAAGGCAAAATAAAACGTCGTCATATTATTGCTCCAAATTCAGAATATAAAAAGGCACAGAAATATATTCTTGACTATTTCATTGATAACAATGTTTTTAATATTCATCATGCAAGCTATGCTTGGATAAAAGGAAGATCAAGGGGAGACTGTGCTAATATTCATGTTGGCAAACGATACGTTTTAGAAGCCGATATTAAGAATTTCTATGATAACATTACGAAAGATCATCTAATCGGGCTATTTGTTTATAATCAGAAAATCCCCGAGTTACTTAATTTGCTTAACATTGATTTACAAGATTTTATTGAATTATTAACGTACAATGGAAAACTTCCACAAGGTTTCATAACATCTCCACATATCGCTAATGCTATACGACAACCGATTGATGTTAGTATACAGGAAATATGCGATCGAAACCAATGGAGTTATTCAAATTATGGAGATAATCTATATATCTCTGGTAACTCTGTTCCAAAAGAAACTATATCGATTATTAACGATATTTGTAAGCGATATGGTTTCGAACTAAACTTACGAAAAAGTAAAGTGATGCCTTATTATCAAAGACAATTAGTTTTAGGCATCGTGGTTAATGTTAAACGAAATATTGAGCGTCAATATATTCAGAACATTATCAAAGAGCTAATTAATATTCGTCAGATCAATCCGCATATACGTGGAAAAATCGAACAACTTAATCTAGCAGATAACAAGAAAAACTATTTTTATTTACAAAAACTTGCACGGAGAATCTTAAATGACAACTGACACAACACCAAATATTCTCGATAACAAATGCCCGTTTTGTGGTAGCGACAAAGTTAACAAAATATGGAAAGCTTTTGACGCAGATGAAGCTTGTCTAAATTGTGGCGCTATCTTCTATTCTCGTGATCATTTAGATCCAGAAAAACGAGGAAAATTCACAGGCAAAAGAGAACCAGTCCCACATGAAAACTTATATAAATTAATGGGACCCGATAGCTATAAACAAGATAATACAAATAAGGAAGAATAAGATGAATCATTTTCAAATCTACAAAAAAAGTGCAGCCTTACAATGCGATATTATAAGAGCCAAAGCAAATAATGGCTTTCTACAAAAACAAGGTGCTTTATTATTTAATGTCGCAAACGCAATACCAGGAAAAGACAAAGTCTATGATTGGAGCAAAAAAATAACATTTGCTTTTAGTTCAAATGACTATCCGCTATTCTATAATGCTATATATAATTATCAACGCGGACAAGAAATGAAATTAGACTTAGTGCATAATCCAAATGCAGGCAAAGCAGACGAACAAGCTATTTACAAAAAATTAATGATAGCATCAGGACAAAATCCGGGAACATTTTTTATAACATTCTTCTCTGGTGATCTTAAAGTATCAGTGCCATTAACAATGGGAGAATTTTTGATGTTAAAGCGTTTTATTGAAGATAACCAAAATATTATCCTTGGCGTAGAAAATGCTATTGTAGAAGGAGATTAAAATGAATGCTCTTATTAATATGCCTATGTGGGCGTATTTTGAGCAATTAATGGAATTCAAAGGCCGAGAAAATCCTCGGCTTTTTAATTCTATAGTAAATACGCTAATAGGCGATCGAAAAGCAACTTATTATATATTCTTCGAAGAAGAAACAGAAGACGGAAACAAGTATTATCTATATCGTGTAGGCGAAGAATTAAAAATATCTTCAGACAAAGAGTCTTTGCTTAATATCGTTAAAAATGATATTGCTAGAGCAAAAGAAGACGATATAATTGTCATTGCCACAAACTTTGTTTTAGATATAGATGCAAGTATAATAAGAGTTGCGCAAATACAAGCACAAATATTAATTAATTTTTGGAGCCAACAATGTATAAATGCAGAGTCGCAGATAGAGCAGGAGAAATTACTCCAGGAAGATATAGCATAAAATACCATGATGATACAAAGCGTTTTGGCTTCTATCTTTCAGGTGCAACAAAAAATAACCGACAAAAGATTTATGAATCTATTGTTCGCATTATGATTGAAGGAAAGAAATTAAACCTTGTAAACTACAATGATAATGCTAATCAAAATGTATGGAATAATATTAATTTCCCGCAGCTAAAGTTATCAATCGAACCAACTGAAATAGGCGATATTGAGTATTACCGTGTAATAGGAAAAATCGATCCTGAATATATACAAGCTATTACATTTGAAAATACCGACCAATTCTTAACAAATCATATTAATGTAATCGGCGGTACTCTTGGCCTTGATATCGACTTAGGCCTTATTCCAACCTTTAAGGATCCAAATGGCACAGAAGAAATGTTTGCAAATGGGATATGGGAGTATTATTCAAACCTGCCAAAATCAATTAGTGCAGAGGTGCTAAAACTAGAAAATCTAAAATTTAGAACTTGGGATGGATTAACGACATTATTTGGAGTATCATTGAAAACCGAAATTGAGAATTTAAGCGAAGAAACAACTTTAGAGAAAGAAACAGCAGAATCCGTCGAAATACAAACTATTCAAAAGAAAACAAGTAAAAGAACAAGAAAAACTCCAGCTCCGGTTATTGTAAACAGGCCTGTATATGATTTTAGAATACCAACTGTGGACAAATACAATAATCCAGAGGCTGTTTATAGAGCTATTTTAGGTAAGATGTTAAGCGTTACTATGGTCGAAATATTTAATACGGTGGAATAATGATACTAGTATTTACAAGTAATTTATCCGATATTGACATGGATACCGTAAGACAAACATTTGAAAATATCGGAATTCCATTTGGATTATATGATGTTAGTAATTTACCAGATAAAGATAGTGCTAGTCAGCATGATATTTTTTGGGTACATGATCAAGTTAAAAGCAAGGCAGCGATTGTTAGCAAAGTAGAAAAAATCTATGGTAAAGAGTTTATACAAGATAAATATAAGCCAGAGTTTGTTATTCCAACGCCTAAAGTATATATGTCGTCAACAAATCTGAAGAATGAATTAATTGAGAAATTGCAAGAATATAAAGCTAAGCATTTTATATCTTCAGAAATAGACATGAAATTTTTTCCGCCGACATTAGAAAAAGCTTTAGGTAATTTATTTAAGAAGAAAACAAAACGTCAAGTTATTAAACTTCGGTTAAAACCAGCAAATATAGTACTTGAAATTCGCCCAGAAGAATTAAATCCAACCGAAGATTTCTCTTTAACATACGAGGAATTCATAGTCTTGATATATGCAAGACAATTATTTGAATTCGACAAAGCTCATTTCTATGAAATTAAATAGCGCGTGCTAATTATATGGTCTGTTCACGAAATTGCTCGTGCTGGCTATATAATTAGTTCACGACGCTAGGGAAGAACGAGCATAGGGAACTAACGCTGATGCTCACTTGAATGCAAATTCATTCAAGCGACTAAAACGAGAAAGGACTTCTCGTTTAAAAGACAACAGAGATGAGGTAGTCCATAAGCCTCCATCGCAAAGTGGAGGCATGTTGGAAAACAGAGGATTTTACAATGGAAGAAAATAAAAATTTAAATACAGCCATAAGCGAAACCAACATAGCTCATTTCGAGAATTTTGGTAGAAACTCGCAGTTTTTTACAACGCAAATTAAATTCAAAGGCAAAAGCATTAGAGAGTGGACACTATATTTTTCTGTGCCAATTCCAGAAAAACCAGATTTTGCCACACTTAAATATCTTATCAGCGATATATCTAGAAAAATAGAAATGTGTGCTGATATACATTCTGAATTAAAATTCAGTTCAGAAACTCTATCTGCTTTTGTTACTAAACAAATCGAAGATAAATCTGCGAGGTTATTAAGTAGTGATAGAACGATAAAAACCAGAACCAAGGCAGAATCTCTAGCCAGAGGTGAATACGTAAATGACTATGTAGAGGTTGAACTTGGCAAAATAACAGTTGAATTCTTTGAGTTACAGCTAAAAAAACTTCGCTCTATTGCTTCAAATCTTGAAGTGTTAGCGAACGCAACTATGAGTGAAATGAAAAATATCACTCGGATATTACCAACTCAAGATTAAAAGGAGAAATAATGCAGTTTAATCGTCGATTTACTAAAGAAGGAGTTCATCCATTTGACACAGTGAATTGGATAACAGTAGATGCAGAAATTCCTGGATCTCAATTCAAACAAGAAAAGGTAGAATTCCCAGATTTCTATTCGCAAAACGCAATAAATATTATAGCAAGTAAATATTTTTGCGGGAAATTAAACACAGAAGAAAGAGAATATTCTCTTAAACAATTAATAAATCGCGTAGTAAATACAAATGTCCAATGGGGACAAAAGCAAGGTTATTTTACAAGCGATGAAGATAAGACAATCTATGCAGAAGAATTAACGTATATGCTTTTATATCAAATGTATTCATTTAATTCTCCTGTATGGTTTAACATAGGAAACCCATGGTCTAGACAACAAGTATCCGCTTGCTTTATTATATCAGCAGAAGATACAATTGAATCAATAGGTGCAAATGCAGCTGTTGAAATGCAGGTATTCCGTGGCGGCTCAGGCGCTGGCAGCAACAGAAGCAAACTTAGAAGCTCAAGAGAAGGTGTATCTGGCGGCGGAAAAGCTTCTGGACCTAATAGTTTTATGAAAATTTATGATGCCGTAGCTAATGTAACTAAGTCTGGAGGCAAAAATAGACGAGCAGCCAAAATGGAAATTCTTAATGTGGATCATGGAGATATTAGAGAATTCATTTGGCAAAAAGCAGAAGAAGAGAAGAAAGTTCAAGCACTAATTGCAGCTGGTTGGAATAATAGATTTGACGATCCAAAAGGTGCTTATGGCAGCGTATATTTTCAGAACAGCAATCAATCAATAAGAGCTACAAATGCTTTTATGGAAGCTGTAGAAAAAGATCAAGATTGGGCTTTATTAGAAAGATATCCAACGGCAGTGGAATTTGATCCAAATTATGCAAATGCACAAGGACAATTTTATAGAAGCAAAGATGATTCTTGGCTCCTGAAAAAAGAAGGCGGATATAAAGTTATTGAATGGCTAAAGGCCAAAAATCTATTTAAAGAAGCAGCAGAATGCGCATGGCTAACAGGAGATCCAGGCATTCAATTTCACGATACGATTAACGAATGGCATACATGCCCAAATAGCGGAACAATCACTGCTTCAAATCCATGTAGCGAATACATGTTTTTAGACGATACATCATGTAATTTAGGCTCATTAAATTTAATGAAGTTTTTCTCACATAAAAAAGTAGATAACGCTTGGATTAATAGTTTCGATATTGATGGCCTAATACATGCATCTCGTATAGCAACTGTGGCCAAAGATATATGGATCAGCGAAGCAGCATATCCTACAGAGAAAATAGCCACCGAAACTAAGAAATATCGTACTATCGGCTTAGGTTTTACAAATTTAGGTGCTCTATTATTAAGTTATGGATTACCATATGATTCGCATAAAGCAAGAAATTTAGCAGCAGCAATTTCTGCACTTATACATAATACTTCATATGCAACATCTGGTGAGTTAGGCAAAGAATTAGGTGCATTTGAAGAATGGGAGAAAAATGCAGAAGCAATGGCTAATGTTTTACGTAAACATTATGATGCTACACTAGTTTTACAAAATAGAATATCAATTTTGCACCCCGATGACAAATATTTATCTGATATTACAGATAAAGCAATAGAACAAATTAAAACAGTTACAGAGCGTGATGCTTCGGGCAATTTTATACCAATGCGAAATGCTCAAGTAACAGTGTTAGCACCGACGGGAACAATTAGTTTTATGATGGATTGTGAAACAACAGGAGTTGAACCAGTATTAGGTTTAGTAAGCTATAAAAAATTAGTCGGCGGCGGAGAATTAATCTTAACAATCCCATCAATAAGATACGCCTTAGAAACATTAGGATATGAAGAAAAAACTATACAATCGATACTTACAGATATTGAGAAAAATAAATTAGTTAGCGATACAGCAATAGCACCAGAACATAGAAGTATATTTGCCACATCATTTGGAACTGGTGAAAATATACCATGGCAAGGCCATATTAATATGATGGCAGCCATTCAACCATTCTTGTCTGGTGCTATTAGCAAAACTGTTAATATGCCAAATTCGGCAACCATAGAAGATGTCATGGAAGCCTATAAAATGGCATATCACAAAGATCTAAAAGCTTTAGCAATTTATAGAGACGGCTGTAAATCCAGTCAACCATTAAATACAAAAAGCGAAAAACAAACCGTGGAAATAGTCCAAGACGGATTATCAAATGGAAGACCAAAACCAATAAGAAAGAAGCTGCCAAATACTAGAAAGTCAATTACGCATAAATTTAGTATCGGCGGATTCAAAGGATTCTTAACAGTTGGATTCTATGACGATAATAAACCTGGCGAAATATTTGTTAATATGTCTAAAGAAGGCTCAACAATTTCTGGACTCATGGATAGCTGGGCAACGATGTTTAGTATTGCACTACAATATGGTGTACCATTAGAATTTATGACCCAGAAATTCTTAAACACTAAATTTGAACCATCAGGAATTACAACAAACGCCGATATCCGCTTTGCTACGAGTGTTATTGATTACATAAGCAAATTCTTAATGTTCAATTATCTCGATAAACAAGAAAACCCAGATAGCCAGGATAAAGTAAGCGAAGAACAAATATCAATTCAGCCTGAAATACAAGAAAAACACGAAGAACAAAAAAGCATCCACACTGGTGAAGTTTGCCATATCTGTGGCGGCTTGATGGTAAAGACCGGTAAATGCAATACATGTTTAAGCTGTGGTGAAACAACAGGCTGTGGTTGAAAATGAATTATTAAAGAAAATGAAAAACTCAGAACATCTGAGACATAATCAGCAACAGCTACAACCGTAGTTGTAGCTGTATAGGATGCATTGGATCTAGATCTCTACCATGGACACCGCACGATGGATTCGAAGAGTCCTGGTAGTAACAGTGCGTCGCACGATTCCTTTGATGGGCTCCTGCAAAGGAGCCTAAGAGGAAACCATTAAACAATAATGGCTTAGCAATTAACAGCAGCGGCTGTTGCTGTCATAAATGCCAGCAACGGCTGCTGCTGTGTGGTATAACTGGCTTGTTAGAGCCCATAAGGGCGAATAGCCGTATCACGGTCTTCCTTTTAAACCCCGAGAAATCGGGGTATAAAGGAACTTTTTAAGACGAAAATAAGTTTAAACCTTTGGCGTTTACATTGAAAATACACCAAAAAAAAATAAATTACATTTTAACTAATATAGAAATACTATGAGATTTTACAATATTCCAATTAAATATGAGCGGTCAGTTGTATTAGCTGTTGAAGCGAATTCACTAAGAGAGGCCGTACATAAAGCAATTAACGAAATAGCGGTAATAGACAATAAAGCCGATAGAGGTACAATCGGCATCGATATTAATATTGACGAAATCAATATTAATATTAGCGATGAAGATTTAGCTTACATTAAAGAATTAAATATTTATTGAACACATGTTCATCATTTTGTCAGTGCTTTCATATGGTTCTCCCCAACCTTAACTGACATCTCCTGCTAAGTGGCTATATGCCACTTAGTTTTTTTTCTCAAATCAATGGCTATTGTATAATGCAAATAATAAAAAAGATAAATAAAAACTTACTTTTGGTAAAAAGCCCATTAGCTCGTAAATGTTCTATATGCCACACGTGGATTAGAAGCAATGAAGAACATATACGCGAAATAATAGGTGATGATCAAGATACTGAATATCAATCATATCATAAACAATGCAGGTCTAATAAACATGATAAAAGTGCTAATAATTGACGACGATGAATCAATGTTAATGATGCTTCGATTAGCATTTAGAAAATATGATATCAAACCAGATTTTGCTAAAGATGTTGAAGAAGGAATTGAACTATCGCTAACTAATGACTACGATGTGATAATTAGTGATATTAATATGCCAAAAAACGATGGTTGTACTATTGCAAATGAATTAAAGAGCAGAGATGTTAAAAGCTTAATAGTAGGATATACGGCATATTTAATGGAGCAATTACCAGAAGATTGTAATTGTTTTGATAAAATATATTGCAAATCTGATGTGTATGGACACGAATTGCCAAAAATTATAATTGAATTATATAAATACAAACATAAAAATGAATAACAAATAAGAGCTGGAATTAAACCAGCTCTATTATTTTTCTACGCGGTTCTAATTTTTTAAACGAGATATTCAATATTCCATCTTCAATCTTAGCTTCTACTTTTTCCCCGTCAACTTCTGCAGGCAGAGTAAAGCTACGTTTGAAGCTAAGAGACTTTTCAGATCCTTGTTTCTTTTCTCCCTCGATAGTTAAAATATCATCCTCTAATGTAATTTTAACATCTTGTTTCTTTACGCCAGGAATTTCGGCAATAATGTTGATTTTGTCTTCTTCCTCAGAAACATCTATTTTTGGAGAAAAGGTTGCTGGATAATTAAAATTAGAAGAAGAAAATGCGTAGAAATATTTGTGTATCATAAGTAACCTCCTTTTGATTAGTTTGTTATTTAATTAGTTGTTTTGTATCTCGCAATTACCAAAATCCATGCCAATCGTAAAAAACAGCATTTCTGTCCCACAAAATGGCATTTTTACCAATGCTAATTACAGCTCTGACAAGAGGGCTGTTTTTTAGTCAAGTTGAATGTCAGCTAACGCTGACTAATGATTTTAAATTCAGTTGCTAAGCCGACACCCCTAGTTATAGGAATTAAAGTGATTAGAAAATAAATAAATGGAGACATATTATGGAAATTACAACATTCGAAGAAGCAATCAATGTATTAAAGGAAAAGTTTAATATAAGTGTATACGAAAATCGCAAATATACACTAACTGAATTACCAACAGACGCAGATACAGAACCAACGGTAATTGATTCCTTTGATACTGATGAAGAGATTATCAATTATGTAAATGAACTTATAAAAGTCGAAGAAAAAAGTAAAGACTAAGAATTTTTATTAGGTCCCGGCAGCCTTTTTAGGTGGTGGGATCATTATGAAATGGTGGGAGTATTTTTAAGAGCGCCCCCTTTTTTACTGCGACACACAAGGCTTAATCGGACACACAAGTCCTCGGAAAACTCAAAGACATCGTGTCCGATTCACCTCTGTAACTTATTGTCTTGTAATAACTTATAATTTTTTACTTGACACGTATTACGGGTTTTCATTATATTTAAGTAATAAGGTTTACGAAAGTCGACGCGTTCGCTAGTTTTCGTCTAAAGCCCTCGCGTTATAACAACCGACGACTAGACAACGCCGACTCCCCTAGAGATAGGAGATTAAAGTGATTGAAAAGACTAGTCACTAACCTCAGCAAACAAATTATATACGATATTCACTCCAACGGAATCACAATGGCTAAGAGAACAAACAAAGAAACTACAGCAACCGCGAATAATTCTGCTTTGGCCCTCGCCAAAGCAGAATTGCTAAACTTACACACAGAGGCTACTCTATACTATGATCGCGTAGAAGATATGGTGGTCTCAAGAAAAGAGTTACCGTTACCGAGTCTTAACTATATCTTATCCGGTAGATACACGGGGCCAGATAGTGGCTTTGCTCTCGGAAAACTATATAACTTCTTCGGCATGGAATCATGCGGCAAATCATCATTAGCTGAGCAAATAGTAGGCTGGCTAAACGCCGATAACATGCCAGGCATGTGGTGCGATGCTGAACGATCCTTCGATGCAAAATACGCTAAAAAAGCGTTTGGCATTGACTATACACGCGAAGATCTATTTCATCTGATCATTCCAGACTACGGAGAACAAGCTTTCGATGCTATCAATATCTATGTTAAAAGCGGAGCAGTTAACATAGTAGTCTGTGACTCTGTATCTGCTTTAGGGACTCAGCGCACATATGAAGCTGAGAATGGTAAGGATTCAGTGGGAGAATTAGCACGTAGGCTATCTAGACATTTAGAAGGAATTGTTGGCCCGGCTAATGATAATAAATGCTCTATTATTTATATTAATCAAATGCGCGAAAATATCGTCAGCATGGGTGGAATGATGAAATCCATCGGCAGAAAATATACCGGTGGTAACGCAATGAAATTCTATCCGCACACTGCATTGAAATTCTCCATCGACAAAGAATTATATGATAGCAAGGATCAATTTATTGGTTTGATAGTAACAATTTTCGGCGACAAGAATAAACTTGGTGTTCCGTTTCTCAAAGAGTCGTTTTTATTTATACCCGGCGAAGGATTTTCTATTGAAGCTGATAAACTAAATCTCGCTGTTAAAACAGGCGTTGTTATAATGAAAGGTAACTACTACTATTATGGAGAGCAATCGTTAGGTAATGGATTGAATATGGCGCGGCTTAAATTAAAAGCGAAGCCTGAGCTTTTAGAAGAGATTTGGCAAAAAACTCGCCCTTATCTGCTAGAAAAAGTCGATTTGCAAACCGGCGAACTTCTAGACGTTGAATCATAATGCTACTATGTCATATATTGACATGGATACTAAACCCAAGTATCCTGCAAATTTATATTTGCAGGATATATTTCCAGAGATAACAATGAATATTGATAAAGCTAAGAAATTAATCCAAGAACTCATGGATGAATTCGGGATCTCCGAAATGGGCTGGACGTTCAGCCTTAACAAACGCATTAACTCAGCGGGAATTACATTTTTTAGAGAGAAAAGATTTGAAATATCAGAGCCGGTTATTAAAATAAACAACGAGAAAGCCGTAGCTGATATTATTAAACATGAATTCGCACATATCTTGTCAGAGCAATCAGCTCATAATGAGATATTTTTTAAAATGTGCGAGTGGCTTGATGTAACGCCGTCAAAATTAGCATTGCCACATATCAAGCAGCCACAAAAACGATATGTTGCCACATGTCCAAAATGCGGATACACCTACCAGTTTCAAAATAAAACCTCTCGAATTGTAAACGCTGCATGCGCTAAATGTTGTACCAAATACAATAATGGTGAATTCAGCGATGAATTTATAATGCAAATAAAGCTGAATCGCTAAATATTTACATATTATTTAGAGGTCCAGATGGACAAAGAAGCGATTCTAAACGGCCTATCTGATGAAATAGGCAAATTTATATCTAAAAAATCTAATCAACCACAGAGGCTATATGACGACCACCATATTATATGGGGAGGCAATGCAGATAGTCCCATCATAGTTTGTAAAATAAACGCTGATTTTACAGAATTATTTTGGGCGAAATATAATAACGTGCATAACTGTGCTTTTCAATGCCCTACAGGAGCAACTTTTAAAGCTATGGCTTTGCGGAACGGATTCAAAGAAGATGACTTCCTTTTTATCAATATCGTCCCATTTACCCGCTTAGGCAATAGTAAATTCGAATTAGACGAGATAAATAAGTTACTATGGATCTATGAAGAAATCATAGAAAGTCTTCACCCATCGCTAATTATTCCTTTAGGATATGAATCATTTGTACTATCGTTAGGAGAAAAAATGGACCGGTGGAATTATAATATGATGTTGGAATCCCCAACAATTTTTCATAACGGGCTATTTGAAATTTATCCAATCGAAGATCCTGATATAGTCGGCTTATTTTCTGACATTAAACAAAGAGATTATCAAAGTAGCTTACGCTATATCTATTCACGCACATACACTATAAGAGAACAACTACATGAACCAAGCAGAAACTAAAGAATTATCGCCGTCAGAAGAAATGGTCTTTAGTAATGATTACACTATACTCAAAGTAACAATAAAAGGCGAGATCAGATATTTTCTTTTATCATCGGAGCAAGAATTAAATGAATTATTAAATTCAGAGATGATTCTTGACAGAAAGCTACTTGCTGTTACACCGGTGTACAAGAGATATTTGATTAACAAAAAGTCATTTCTGTCTAAAGAAAAGATAATAGAAACTACTAAAGACAAATTCATCAAGCACAATGGTAAAAAAGAGGTATTCTATACCTTATCAACAAGAGTTGAATACATACAACCATATTGGATAGAAAAATTCAATATTATCCGCACACATAATTGCTTTCCAACATTAAACGAATGCAAAAGTGTATTTAGACATCATATCATTTATGACAATCAGTCAGATATAGAAGCATAAACTAGGAAATAACAATGAACTTCGTAAATCTACATCAGCACACGACATTCTCTACGATGGATAGTGTTGCCAAGATTCCAGATTTAGCAAAACGAGCAAAAGAACTAAAATACCCGGCAATTGCTTTAACTGATCATGGAACATTATCTGGAGCAGTTGAATTTTACAAAACAATGAAAGCCGTTGATATTAAGCCTATTTTAGGAATGGAAGCTTATGTTGCTAATCGTTCGCGATTTGATAAAGAGAATAAGATAGACCATTACTATCATTTAACATTGATAGCTATGAATAAAAAGGGCTGGCAGAATTTATGCACTTTAGTAAACGAATCATTTAAAGCTGAATCGTTTTATCGTAAGCCTCGCATAGATAGAGAATTATTACGCAGATACAATGAAGGCTTAATAGTATTATCTGGATGCCTTGCCTCTAATTTATCAAAAACTATTATGGACCAAAGAAATATCTCATTCAAAGACGAAGATGGCTATGAAACACTAACGGCTATAGAATGCGCTGATTGTAGCGATGGACATATTTGCGATAAACATCGTAAAGAAAGTCCAGAAGATGTAATTAAATGGCATAAGGAAATTTTCGGCGACAGATTTTATTTAGAGATTATGAACCATGGGTTAAGACAGGAAGCTATTATTAGAGAAGCAATATTAGAATTCGCCGACAAATATAAAATTAAAACAGTTGCAACCGGCGACACACATATGGTGCTTGACCAAGATGTGACTATACACGATATGATGTTAGCCGATAGAAAGAAAACAACCTTAGATGATCCAGATTTTGGAAAATATCCGGGAGATGGTTACTATCTGCCCGACGAGGAATATTTAAAACAGAGATTTTCACAATATCCAGAAGCTATAAATAATACATTAGAGATAGCAGATAGAGTAAGCTTTGAATTCGAGTTCGGTAATTATAAAATTCCGACGTTTGGAAATATTCGTCATGAAGACGAACTATTTCGCAAACGAGCAATAGAAGGTCTTATTAAACGAATGGGGACAAATAAAGTTCCCGCGGAATATAAAAATCGATTGCTATATGAGATTCAAATAATCACTCAGATGAACTTTGCTAGCTATTTCTTAATAGTTTCTGATTATGTTGTATGGGCTAAGACTCATGGAATTCTAGTAGGACCAGGCAGAGGCTCTGCAGCTGGAAGCCTTGTATCTTATGCGCTTAGAATAACAGATATAGACCCAATAAAATACGATTTAAGCTTTGGCCGATTTCTAAATAAAGGCAGAAGCGCAATACCACTAATATCTTTTCCAGAATATCCATTTGAGCAATGGATGAAACACCGAGGAACACATGGATAATAACAACGCACACATTGGTGAACTAATATTTACCGGCAAATTAAATGACCTATCAAAAGAGTTTGGCGAAAAAACACTTTTGGACTTTCTAAAAGCGGCCACAACTGAAGGCTTTGAAAAAGGCCCCTATACATACTATTGTAAACAATGCGGTGGTCAATGGTCATTTAATGACAAGGAATATCGTAAACTATTTGAAAAGTTTCACAAAACCACAGGGTGCTCATTTCAATACAGCGCTAAAGAGAAAAATAACAAAACATTATTTTCTACAAAGCGTTCTCGCGGAAACTATCCACCAGAAAAAGAAACAGAAATTATGTCGGTTATTAGAGAATTGAGCGAGGAAAACAATGCAGAAGCTAAGACAGATATGTCAACAGAGCCCCAGACTCAAACAACTCAATGACATTGAATATCAAGCTTACAAAAAAGAAATAGGTGCTATTGAAATAGCCGAGATGGAAGACTATTTCCTTGAAATATTAGAAAAAAGAATTACTGTTGATAATCGGCAGGTTAATTCAATGGTAGCCTATCTAATTGGCATAGCTGAAGAAAAACCATTAGGTTCAGTAAAATACAAAGGCGGAACAATACCTGATATAGATATTGATTTTCCAGATGCCGATAGACTGCATGTGCTTCAATATGTTATTGATAAGTATGGCAGTGACAAAGTAGCTGGTTTATCCGCAAGAAATTACATATGGGCTAAAAATGCCCTTCGTACAGCAGCAAGAGTTTTAGGCTATGATTTTGCTAAAGCAGATCAATATGCTAAACTAATACCCGCAGCCATTTTAGGTCGAGCTTGGACGTTCAAGAAAATAATGGACCCTAAAGGAGGGCTCAAGGAATTCCAAAAAGCATATGAGAAAGATGAAGATCTCAAAAGAATTGTTGACCACGCTATTAAACTAGAAGGTCTCATAAAATCTCCTTCGCAGCATGCGGCAGGGTATGTAATATCATCGGTGCCAATCAACGAAGTTGCACCAGTTTGGAGGCAACAAGATAAAACTGTTGATGGCATCGACATACCTATAGTCGAATTCACGATGCAAGAAGCTGAAGAGCTTGGTTTAATAAAAATGGATTTTCTCGGATTATCTACATTAAACGTGATAAAAACATGTCTTGAGCTGATAGAAGAGAACAGAGGAATAAAGTTAACATTGGACGATATTCCATTAGATGATCCGGCGACATATAAATTTATGGCCGAAGGTAGATTGCTTGGTATTTTCCAATTTGAAGGAGATGGCATTTCAAGAGTTGTAAGAGATTTTCAGCCAACAAATTTAAATGACATCACACTTATCAATGCGGCTTTTCGACCAGGCCCGATGGAATTCTTAAAGGAAATAATCATTATCCGCAATGGCGGCCAACCAACACATATTCTGCCGCATGGCGAAAGATTTCCTTTGGTAAAAGATATCTTCAAAGATACCTATGGATATTTCATATATCAAGAACAAATTCAAAGGCTAGTGCAAGATTTAGCAGGTTATTCTGACCATGAAGGAGACGAATTTAGAAAGATCGTTGCTAAAAAGATTACAGAGAAAATGGCCAAAGAAAAGGTTCGTTTCACAGAAAAAGCAATGCAAAAAGGGATGTCCCTTGATGATATCAATGCTCTTTGGAGTGAAATGGAATCCTTTTCAAATTACGCGTTTAATAAGTCCCATGCTCTTGCTTACTCAGTGTTAGCTGTTAAAACAGCATATTTGAAAACACATTATAGAGCAGAATTTTATACCGCAAATATTATTACTGACATAGGCGATCAAGAAAGCGTTACAGCATTCTTAAAAGAAGCCGAATATTACGGAATTAAACTATATCCCCCAGATATCAATAGAAGTTATGCTAATTTCAGAGTTATTGATGACAAAACAATATTATTTGGATTAGGCGGTATTAAAAATGTAGGCGTGCAATCAGCAGAAGCCTTCATGGCAGAAAGACAAAAACACGGGCTATTTAAATCATTGTCAGATTTTATATATAGAACAGATGTTAAATCTAATGTACTTGAGCAAATGATAAAATCGGGCGCATTTTCTTCAATGATTAAAATATCACAAGTATTTGCAATCAAAGAAGGAGAAACTCGTTATATCGATTATTTGCTTAAATTCATTAAACATTACAAAACAAAAGAATGGTCATTACTACCATTCAAAAAGGAATGGATTTCATTTCCTGAAATGCTGGAGTATGATGATGAAAAGCTTGCAGCATTCGAATTAGAAACTCTCGGTTTGAATATTAAATATGATCCATTTGAACGTTATCGCTTAGCAATTGCAGAAGCCAAGAAAAAGAACGAGAATATGACCTATGGCATTGTAAAAAAGGTGATTGCTTTCAAATCTGGAAAAGGTGCTTTAGTTATTGTACGCACCTTAAATAACAAAGAATCAAAATATATAATAACAAGCCGAAAAATGTCCAGTTATAAAAATATGATTAAAACTCTAGAAGGATCTGCAGTTGGAGTTAGCGGTATAAGAACGGACGACCCTGAAGAATCATATTGGTTAAATAGTATGTCAGTCATCAAGTTGCCAGAAAGGAATGAGCAAACAAAATACGATATTCCTTTAGAGATACGGTCAATTCCGTTATTAGACCAGCTATATAATAAATTGTCTAAAACAAATGGCAAATACCAAATATATGGTAAATTCATCGGACAAAGTTATACAGCTGAATACTTGTTAGGACTGGCAAAAATCAAAGATCCACTTTATAACATGGAAGCAATATGAATGAAAATGAATTATTAGAGCCACTTAATGAGGAAGAGTGCGACTTTGTCTCCACTCTTTCTAATTTAGAAATACAAAATAATGCTTCAAAAACAAGAATCCGTCGTAATTGGCTCGATGTATTAGAGACACTTTTAAGAGATCATAAAAAAATATATCATCCTAAAATACCAATATCCGACGATAAAGAAGCTTTAGTAATAGTAATTTCAGATAACCATTTCGGTAAAATAAGGCATTCTCTAAAACCGCCATACAAAGAGGTATTTAATCTCAAGATTGCGGATAAAAGAATGTCACAGCTCTTTGATGAAGCAATCGAAGAAATTAATAACAATCCAGATACATACGATCAGGTTAAAATATGCATGCTTGGAGACCATATAGAAGGCGATGGTTCAACATATCCGACGCAAGGATTTTTAACCGATGATATTGTACATGCGCAAACTGCGGCATTTATTACATCGTTGAATAAAAATATGAAGAAGCTTAATGACTTTTTCATAGAAAAATACGATAAATTATTGCCCGTTGATTTTCATTGGGTTCCAGGTAACCACGGAACGCCAAAATCAAAACTCTCACGTCATCCCGATGACAATTGGGACAAAGGCGTAGCCAAAGCGTGGGAAACGACAATCAGAAGTTTGCAATTGCATGACCCGAATATAATGAAAAATGTTACCAATGAATACAAAACAAATCTTGGCGATTCACAGTCAATAAATATAAATATCAAAGGATGGAATTTTCATCTCAGACATATTATGAAAAAATCTGCGGGAACACCATCCAGTGATAGAGAAGCTTTTGTATTGCATGGAATACATAATGCAGACGTTGTACTAACGGGCCATTACCATTATCAGTTAATAGTAGAAGTTGGAAAAACTACAGTTGTTCGTTCCTCTTCTATGTGCGGATATGATGATTTTGCCGATACGATTGCAGCTCCATACAGCCAAGCATCTCAAATGATCTTGTCTGTTTCTAAAGAGCGAAAACTTAAGAAAATTATCACTGTTTATTTTAAAGATTAGAGCAACGGAGAATTATAATGGCTAAAGATCTAGAATCTGTTAAACGAGAGTTAAAAAGCAAGCTACCAGATTATCTTAAAGATTTAGGATTAATAAAAAAGCATAGCGGTAAGTTCAAATGCATTAATCCAGATCACGAAGATTCTTCTCCATCAATGAGTATATATAGCTTGCAAGATGGAACAAAAATAGCTCATTGTTTTGGATGCGGTGCTAGCTATGATATATTTCACGTTAACCACCATATTAATGGTGCGCCAATCGTTGGTTATGAATTCATTACCGATAATATTGCTAAATTAGCCGAGCATTTCGGAATAGATCTAGAACTACGGCCAATGACTCCAGAAGAAGTCGAAAGAATGAATCTTCGCGAATTACTTACCTTCACCAAGAATCTTATCGTTTCTAATGCATATAATCCAGAGAATATTTCCGAAAGTGTTGAAAAATATATGCGTAGCAAAATGCTAACAAAAGCAGAATATTTAATAACATATGGAATCGGAGTATCTGGAAGCTATGAAACATTAATTCGCAAACTTATAAAAGCAGGTTATAGCGAAAAACTCATAGAAAAAGCTGGCATTGTACCCAAACTATTTGCTAAAGATAACTTAATATTTACGATAGCAGATGAATATGGAGTGCCCAGAGGATTTTCTGCGAGAAACTGCGTTTATAACAAAGAAGATGGCAGCTCAAAATACTACAATACAAAAACCACAGACTTTTTCATTAAAAGCGAATTACTCTATAACCTACATAGAGTTATTAAAACAAAAAGTCATTTCGGATCGGTTTATATTGTTGAAGGTCAAACAGATGCCATAGCTTTAGATTTAGCAGGAATCAAGGCCGTCGCATTAAATGGCACAGAATTAACCAATGGACATATTGCAAAATTGCAATCAGTTGGAATAAATGATATAGTAATTCTGCTTGATGGCGACGAAGTTGGTAAAAAGAAAGCCGGCGATATGGTAACAAAGCTAATGGAAGGTATTCGTAATTTTAGAGTGCGTATTGCCTTGATGCCAGAAGGAATGGATCCAGATGAATTAGTTCGTAAAGAGGGCAAAAAGGGAATTATGAATTTGCCGCATTTTACAACTTTTGAATGGAGAATCAAGCAATTAAAAGAACAGACAGATCTCACTGGTTATGAAATTGCAGAGCAAACCATTCCTCTCATAATCAATGAGAAATCGAATATCGAACGTGATCGAATGGCCAAAATCCTTTCTGAAATCACAGATATTCCATTAGAATCTATTCGCAAAGATATTGCAATGCTTAGCAATGAAAGACAAATTAAGCTCAAAATGGAAACCGATGCATTGGTTGACAATATCATTGTTAAGCTAAAGAAAAATCCCAACGATGCCTCAGTTATTTTGCACGAAGGCCTATCAAATATTCGCAATATCACTCAACAATATGAACGCTTTTCATTTGACCACAGCGAATCATATGATTATATCAGAAAGTTCAAAATGCTATCAGAGCAACCAGATGCATTTAGATCTGTATATCTAAAGAGCTGGCCATATTTTGAACGAATGATAGATGGTATGATATCAGAAGCTGTACTATTGTTAGGTGGACAGCCAAATTCTGGAAAAACAAGCTTCATCATTAATCTCATAAGAAATATACTCGATGCTCATGAAGGAGATGTTACGCTAGGCACTCCATATGACGACGAACGCTTTAATGATATAACTATCATTTTTCATACACTAGATGATCCGCGCAATAAAATTATCCCACGTTTTGTTGCATCATTAGCATATGAATCTTTCAAAAAAGCGACAATCAATCATGTTGCATTCCCATGGAAATATGATGCGCCAGATAGAGAAGACTTCCTCATAGCAAGAGAAGAAGCTTATAATAAATTAATGATGTGGACAAAAGAAGGTCGCCTAATATTAAAAGGCAGCGAGCAAGGTAAAAATCTATCATCTGCCGATATGATGATTGATATTGCTCGTCAAAACTTTCCAGATAGAAAAATATGGTATTTCTGTGACAATATGTATAAGCTAAAAGATTTTGCAAATGCCGCCGATGATAATAAAAGAATAGCTGAATTGTCAAATGCCGCTAAAGATTTATCAAAACGACACGGAATAACCTCTTTCTATACCGTTGAATATAGAAAGGGAAAGATGGAAGGCGGATATCAAAATCTCAATGAAATGATGAGAGAAAGCAAAGGTGTAGAATATGATGCAGATTGGATAGGTCACTTGCTTAATCCAATGCACACCAATGAAGATACCGATATGTATTTCGTAGAAGAAGGCAGTAATAAAAAAATGCCAATCATTTCTTTAGTCACAGGGAAAAACAAGCTTACCGATCTTAAAGGTAAAAACCATTATTTCTTTCATCCATCAAGAGCTATGTATTCAGAGGTAAATGCGGCTAATGTAAATATGTGTCACGAAGGCATAAGAGATATGATGGCAAATATTTATAATTCAAAACCAACAAATATAGCGTATCTAAATAAAAAGATAGGATAATATGACACAGATTAAATATGAAAATATCAAAGCATATTTAATTTGTCCGCTGCTTTATTATAATTTCAACTCCGATGTTTCAGAAAGCCAACCAATAAGACTAAGGACAAAAATAATAAGGCGGATAATCATGTATATGTTCTTTAGAGAAATGGAATTAGGTTATCCGCCAGCATTTGGATCGTTAAGCGTCATTATTGGTAAAGCGAGAAAAGAGTTAGTAAAGGAGCTTAATTGGAATCGCATAAGGCTAAATAATTTCTTTATGCTAATCAAGAAATATTATTTAGACCAATATGTAGGCGAATATGCAGAAAAAGGATATAGACCTATCGGCTTCAATTTTCCCGTGACATATCAAGTTGGCGGACTTTATTATAATGATACAATTCCTATTGTTTTTACAACACCACAGAAAACAATAATGCCTATGTTTTTTTCATGGGAAGTTGATGACATCGCAAGAGAAAATCAAATAAGATTCACCTCTGCGGTATTGCAGCACAAATTAAATATTGAAATCAAGCAATATATGATACTCTATTTTTCGGAGACTTCTAATGGCGTACTATCTCTTTTGAATTATAAATTCTCCAAAGGAGAGATGGAACGGGCCCTTAATGAGCTACGAAATATTATGATAAGAATGGATTCTGGCGCAAAAATATCAAACACATATCATTGTTCGAACTGCAAATATATCAGGAGCTGTAAATTATGAGTAAAATTATCAGTGCAAAAGTGTTTAATTACACTTCAGAACTTAGAGACTATGAAAGCAATGGCGTTAAATATAGACATTTAGGAACTATCGAATACAAAAATAGAAAGTTCATTGTTTATCATGTATACGCAACCAAAGAGAATTATATTGAAGAATTAATCGATCAAAAGAGCGACATCATTAATCCATCGAGCGTTCGTTTTGTTGACGATGATATTCTATGGATCACATTAATGAATATCGCTAAAAAAGAAGGGCTCATCAAAGATGAAGACGCTGGTAAATTTAATTAAGTACGAATACTTAGTAAATAAGAAATCTGAAGCTGATATTATGAAAGAGCTAGATTTAACTCCAGAGGCTGTTGAATTTGCATTAAAAGGAGTAAAGCGTCATAATAAGTCAGATTTAGAGAAAAGCGTAGGAGATTGCCTAAAACAAATATTTCCGAAATTAAAAATAATCCCTCAACATCCTATCGGCCCCTATAGACTTGATTATTATATCAAAGATATTCGATTAGGCGTAGAGGTTCAAGGAATACAACATACAAAGATCACTCCCTTTTTCCATGGCAAGACTGATTTCTCACGGCACGTTAATTTCGCAGAACAAATAGAGCGTGATGAAAATAAAATTTGCCTTGCTAAAGAAAATAACATTCATTTAATCCACATCAATTATGATGAAAAAATAAGCACCGAAAACATACGGAGAATAATAAATGAACATTGGTCTGAAATTATACGAAATCTTGATACGTATCGCGCAAAAACTGGGCTTTTCAAAACGAAAAGTTACGAACTTATTCAACCCACCAGCTCCAGCGATAATAAAAAGGAAGGGACATCTACTTCTCAATCCGACACAACAACAAATTGACGAATTAGAAATAAGCTTATTGCGCAAAACACGAATCGAGCAATGGATAATCGAAGATATAGCAGAAGACTATCCAAACGAATGGCCAACAAGAGATACTGAGATAATCGATACAATAATAATCGCCGCAAGCGATCATTCTCAATGGTCTTCATTCGACTTAATGAAACTTGATACATCAGAAAAGAACGATGTTACCCCAGGCAAGCCATTGCCAGGTTTCAGCTATCATATTTTCATAAATTCAAATGGGCTAATTGAGAAGATAGTGGACTTTGATAAAATTACATATAATACAGCATGTAATAACATAAGGTCAATCGGCATATTATTACAATATTCGGTTTCTAAAAACTCAGCGCCACCTCAAAGTAAGCTTATACAAGCATTAATTAGAACGCTTACAATATTAAGTTTGCAATTTAAGCTAAATCCATATAACGCAATATTAGGCCAAGCAGAGGCATTGGGACAATTCTGTTTATTTGACTCAAAAGGACATAAACATATTCCAAAGGAATCTCCTGGTCCATTAATTTCTATGGATAATATCCGCAGAGAAACGGCAATCATGGTAAAAAAGAAACTAAAATATTATTCGGATTTCAAAGCTAATATTGATTCTAAATTCGACGAAAGAACAATTCAGGCTTTGAGAGATTTTAACTCAGGAATTATTAATAAATTGTATAATAGAAAAAACATTAAAGCAATTAAAAAAGGATATGATTTATGGAAGCCAACGCACAAAAACCAACCTTAACATCGGATGAAGAAAGAATAGTCCAAACTGTAAGCGCTCTATTAATGGCCACAGATTTATTTAAAGAAATCGGATGGGGAGCAGCAGATGATGGAGAAAAAAAGATATATGCTGAACCAAAAGTTATTTTTGAAGATATGGTAGCAAACCCAGAAGACTTTGACCCATCAGCATTTAATTATGTTGCTCCCTTTCCAGAAATGAAACTTAAACTAGAAACCCAAGAAATTATGTCTTATTCAAATCAGGTAGCCATGGGTTTTATCAAAGCATATCTAATAGGAGGACGCAAGGTATATGGCAAAAACCAAGACGTTAGATCGATCTTATAGAGACGCAGAATGGTTAAAAAAATATGCCGATAAAGGCCTTTGGTATGGAGCAATAGCTAAATTAGCTGATGTTTCTGAAAGCACAATTGTTAAGCATATGATTAAAAATGATGTTTATACAATAGTACCCGAAGAAATACATTCGGCCGCATTAAAAAACTCAATAGAAACAGGAGCTATCTGCTTCTTTATATTAATGGGTAATCCTGTGATAAAGAAAAATTCGCAGACAAACTTCCATGGAATGAGATTACCAAATAAAAGATATGCTCCTTTTGAAGAATACTATCTAGCATATTTCCAAAAATATTTCCCCGCATTTATACCAAATGATCCGCCATATACTTTGAAATTTAATTTCTATCGTGATTCTAAGCGAAGAGTTGATATCTCTAACCTTTACGAAGCACCACAAGATATTTTAGTCAGAGCTGGTATCATAAAAGACGATCACTGCGGTATTATTGCATCGCACCATTCAGATTCTAGAGTAAGATACGATACAGAATTTCCGCGCACGGAGATATTCTTTTACAATGCTAAGCCTTAGTAGTTTAGAATACCATCTTACGCCAGTTATCGAAAACGAGGGAATCAACAAGTTTTATATAAAACGCCGTCATATTTTTAGAAGCTATTTAGAAACCTTTCTATCAATGGATACATCAGTACAAACGGCAAAATTCTTCATTAATGTAATGCGAGGCAGATTTGATTATAAATTAGATGTAACAAAAACCATCGATCTATGTCAAAGCATAATTAATATCTACTCGATTGACCATTTTGAGTCAATACTGTTTATTGCATATAAAGAATATGCCGAATGGTATATAAAATTAAGACATCCGAAGAATCCTCTTAGAGAAATATTACAAAGACAAACGATCTTTGCAGTGGCCAACGAAATCAAGAAGCTTAGTATTAACGAATTCAAATACGAAGCCATTGAAGAAGAACCACAAGTGTCTTTTGAAGAAACATTTGTTATTGATGAAAGATGGCTTTTAGATGACGGCTGGCTTTTCTTAATTGCGCCAATGCAACTCAATCCCGTTGAAAGACGCATCTGCTATAATGCATTGTGTAACGGAGATAGCATATGGGAAACGTTATTGACAACATTTGAGTTTACACATGAACAATTAAGATTGCCGCATAATATTACACGTATTAAAAAACAACTAATCGGAAAGCTAAGTAAAATTAAAAACCAACGTTCCGAATAAACTTGAGGATTATCTCTTATCTGCAGATGGCTGATCGATCTGGCGTTGGAAATAATCGGGCAAATCAGCCTATTGAACAATTGCGCGGATTATTCAATATGGCTGAAGCCCAATCTAAATTAACAGAAGTTATTATTAACAATAAATATCCAATTGGATTTCAACACGGAGACAATTATGAATCAGAAACTATTGAATAGTTTCAAGTTTTGGGAAACGCTAGATAACGCTTTAGTAAGAGATCGATTCGAAGGCAATAGACGTATTTCTCTCTATCCATCTGAAGCAAGCGTTGTTTTAATAGATCCAGAAACGAATACAGCCTCAATAGCTGGTGGATGCCATAGAAAATCGTTCTACAGAATATTTGGCTTCCCAGAGGCCCCAAATGGAATAAAAGCAGAGTTTATTTTTGAATTTGGACGGCAAATAGAAGATTTTATTGCAGAATTAGTTAAAATAGCCGGCATATATGATAACCGCTCTGTCAAATTTTGGGACCCCAAAACAATGGTGTCTGGCGAAATAGATATTATAGCACGGCATCCTGATGGAGGAGGAAAAATATTCATAGAATGTAAATCTACATATGGATACATAAAAGAAAGGGAGCTATTCGGAGGACGAAATGAAACCAAAGGTAGACCAATGATTGAACATGTGCTTCAATTGAGCACTTACCTATGGAATTTCAAAGATGATGAAGATTTGGTCGGCGGCAAACTTGTATATCTTTTAAGGGATAATATGAGTCGCATTGAATTTGATATAACATTAGAACCAGATGCAACAGGAAGACATCGTGTAGTTGTAGATGGAGTTCCTGATATGCGCTTCTATTATGAAAATGTTATAGAACGTTTCGAGCTATTAGGAAACTATGTAAAAAACGCTGTTAAAGAATTAAGCTCTGGCAAGGCAAAAGAAGAATTAGAATTGCCACCAAGAGATTACGAATTAGTCTATACAGATGACAAAATAGAAGCAGAATATGCTGCTGGTCGCCTATCAAAATCAAAATACGATGATTTTAAGAAAAAGCCTAATGAACGTCCTGGCGATTGGAATTGTAGCTATTGCGGATTCAAAGATATATGCTGGACACAAGAAGCTATTGCAGACCATCTTGGCGTCAAAGGACAAAAACCACAAAAGAAACATAAGCGAGTAGAGAAGACAACCTAAATGGTTGTCTTCGTCGCATAAGGAGTAACTATGATAGATTATCACGCAATGAAATTAGACTATATCAAAGAAATCATTTTGCCGAAGCTTAAACATATATTCAAATATGAAAGCTTGCTAAATACCGCAGATGAAGAACTTCCTAGCTCAAAACATTTATTGCATCAAGAGATTAGGCATATACGGAGATTTTATGTTAATACGCAATTACTTGAGGCAGAAGAATTAGCAGAGAAGGGAGATGAGGCAGGGGCTTTTGACAAAATAGAACTAGCAATCAGTTATTTAATTAAACTACGTATGAAACTCGGGGGAATACAAGATATTAATTTTAAAGATCCCCAGCAATTAGAATTATTTGAGGACGCAGATGAAAAATAAACAATATCCACTAGTAATAGGCTTTGGAAACAAAGCTAGACAGGGTAAAGATTATGCGGCTAGATACATAAAAGATGTTTACGGCGATGTTATTATTATGCATTGGGCAGATGCTTTATATGCAGAGGTGTCAAGAGAAGATGAAAATAATCCTCTTGCTATACGCATATTTAACACGCGCAAACAAGTAAACGAATACATGATCTTTGAGAAATATTTTAAAGCAGATAAATCAACAGCTATTTATGGACATTATTCTATTGAAGAAGTTCCCCGACTTCATAAAATATTCGAAGATAGAAACATAGACGTATATCATCGGATGGAAGAGAAAGACGCTGAGATTTTACAGTTTTGGGGAACTGATTATCGCAGAACATACTTTGGCGGCAATTATTGGGTCAATATTATTAAAAAGCAAATAGAAGATATGGATCCAAATGCTATTATTTTAATTCCAGATACGCGATTCCTAAATGAATACAAATTCATAAAATCAATAAATGGCTTTTTCGTCAGAGTTAATAGATGGAAGCAGGATGGAACTCAATATTTAGCTACAGACAGAGACCCCAAGCATCCATCAGAAATTGAGCTGGATAAAATAAAAGCTGATTTTACAATTGATTGCATGGACAAGGATATAGATAAACTTCGTGCATCATCGCTTGAAACTTTTGATAATATTATTAATATTTGGTCCGACAATAAAAAGGCGGTCTAATGGACAAAATTCAAACATTTGAAGAGCGAATACTCGAATATTTTCAGCCATACTGGGAGGTAAACCGTCTCCCAGATAATTGGCTAACGATGGACGATGCAGAATTACGCAAGACAACGCCAAAATTTCATGGAATGGTTATTGGAAATGATGTTATGCTAGAATATATGCATTTCAAATTAAAGAAAGTATTCGCAGATAATGGATATCCGATGTCAAATTCATTCGCTGAGAATGGAATCTACAATCGAGCAGGGCAGTGGACGTTTGTTCCTGTAGATATTAAAAATGCGACTCTTGGAGAGGTATTCAGAGGCCGTTTATATGATATTGTGATATTAGTTCAAGATAAAATAGAGTATTCGCCAGAATACATACAAACAGCTGCCAATTTTGTAATTGAGAAAGATATAAATCGCGTAATCGTCATATAGTGCGACGTTTATTTGCCACCTGAAGATTAAACTTGTGTCTTAATCTTTGGGTGGCTATATTTATCGAGAGAGATAATGGTTATTGCTAAGAGGTGATGTTAGGATTTGGGAGGCTGAGAGAGAATCCGTTCAAGATTTGCAACTCTTTCAGATAGTCCGGTAATATCCGGGGTACCATTTAATTCATCTAAGATACTTTGTATCTGTTCGCCTCTAAACATATCCAATTGTTTAAATTCCAGCTTGCTAGCATATGTGTTTGGAAGAGAGGTGATGGTTTCTAAAATGGTACTAATCATTTTATTAATAGTAACCACATCTTTCTGCAGCTGAGTAACAGCAGCTGTTAGTTGAGTTAAATCCATTAGAACACTCCAAATTTGTATATTTTAATGCCGAAATAACCACTTTTTTCGAAATTACCAACATATATTCCACCACCATAGGTATCATATGTAAAACCGCCATCAACAGTAATACCCTTAAATAACGAACCAGAAAAATTACCATGCAATCCAGCTCCATAATAATATCCTATTCGCTTAACCTTTTCTTTAGGTCTAACCTGCACATTGACATACTTAGGCACAAGATATTTTGAAGAAGTAACTATATCATAAAACCATTTATTATCATTGTCTTCAGATAAAGCAACATCAATTCCAAACGAGGCTTTTAATGAATCAATAAATAATCTATACGGATTATACGGTTCAAAGCTTCCCGCCAAATATATACCATCCAAATATGTACCTGCAAACATCCTTACCTTTGAAACAGTATCTTTAACAACAGTAATGATAGTGTCTTTCTTACCGTTAAAATCAAATTTCATATTTGCAAGCAAATAAGCTGAACGCTCAGCTTTACTAATTGTCTTCTTTAATGTTTCATTTTCATATTTAAGCGACTTAACTTCTAAAGCTAATAGCTCCCAAGTTGTAGAATCGCGTTTAACTATCTTTTGTTGTTCAGCAAATTGACAACTGAGAGATTGATTCTCAGAGACATAATCTCGGTATTTGATAAAAAAATAGCCTCCGACACATAATAGTATTACAAGAATACCAGCAGATACCCACAACAATATTTTATTTGTATTATTCATATATAAAATTCCTCAACTAATTCTGGAGAATTATAAACATTTTTATTATTAATCTCAATAGCGGGGTGCTCTATTAAATCTATCTTAAATATCTGATTGTAAAGCATAACAATATACCTAATAAAGTTTATCCGCTCTTTATAAGAAAGCCGTTTAGTTTTCATGATGAGCTCCCTTAAATAGCTTGCTAATTCATTGCGTCTAAAATATTTTGGATCTTTTTTAGGACGCATAATTGATACATCCCCTTTTTTTCTTAAATAATCAATAGTCTCGAGCGTGATACCAAATAAATTAGTACCAACAACAAGATTTTTATCATATGCAATGTAAGATTTAAGAATCTCATCATTGCTTTTAAGAAAAACAATATCACCAGTTATCATAATTTTGCACCAAAAATATTCAATACATGGTCAAATATTATTTTGAACATATCTGTATTTATTCTCAAATTTGATAATAAATTTAGAATTAATAAAACAATAAGTATATGTAATACTTTCCATTTTTTTAATACATTCCATTGATTCATCATTGATGTAGCCGTGTCAAGATAGTCGGAAATTTGTTCTTTAGGATATTTTTTAAATATAGATAAAAAATCATACATTTCAGAAACCACATCGCTCATCATTCTTTTAGGACCAGCGTTATCTTTAGAGACCTGCACAGCAAAATCTGGCGTGCGACCTAACAATTTATGCAAAGAGGCACGTATATGCTTATCATTTGCATCAAGCTCTTGAAGTGTAATCTCTATTCTGCGTCTCCATTCCATAATTTCAGCTTGTTCCTTTGCTATTTCAATATGCACAAGATTATGCGTTTGAAGTTTTTCTTCAACACTACGTAACTGCGTTTCAAGTTTGTCTATTTTTTCTTTCAGTAAAGATATTATATCTTCGCCCATAAATTACCCTATTGGAAAATTGTATCGTATGGATTATAGAAATAAGGATAAGTATTTACTGTCGTAACCGACCAAAGTATACCATTATGTTGTTCTGATTTATTTGATACTAATGGACCAGTTAGAGAATTAAGACAACTAGCAAAATAATCATCGCTGCTAGTAGCTTGAATGACTTTGCCATTGTTTACAGTAATATTTCCACTACGACTGGATTCACTAGGATCGGAACCACTATTATTTAAGAATGATGTAAAAGCTCGATCGTTTCTACAAAATACTATATTACTATTTAAATAAACATTACTAAACATTTGACCAGAACTATCAGTTATACATGCATGTCCCGTGCCGTTTACTACAACATCTCCATTTACCACAATAGTTGAATTTAACCCAGCATTAATTGCATTATTAAAATTACTAAATCCCCTTACAGAAGAATTATGGAAGATATTGCCATTTACTTGAACAAAAGATGCACCAGGAACATATCCATTGCCTCTATTAATATAAATTCCACGCGTATTAGTCCAAATATTACCATCGACAAAAACCTTAACAGCACCTTCAGCTTCGATATGAATGCCTCCGCATAAATTTGTTTTATTACCCATATCTCCTTTATGCATAAAAGTTCCAGAAGTAACAATAACAGTGCCCATACCAATGCCAATACCATATGAGGTTCCACTGGTTGACATCGTATTAGTTAATAATAATCCTTCAGATTTAATCTCGCTTCCAGGACGAATTATATAATAACATGGTAAATTTTGAACATTAGCATTATCAACATTTAATTTTACATAACATTTGACACCAGAACCATTATCGGAATCAAAAATATAAGGGAAAGAACTTCTAATTGTAGCACTTTTAATAGTTGCATCGGATATTGTACCATGTAAAATAGTATTATTAGGATCCAATGCTATAATATCAACACCATCTCTTAATACGATATCTTCAGTATATTCGCCCGGCATAACAAATACAGTACCTTTAGTATTTTTTAATGCCTCAACAGCACCAGTAATCGTTGTAAAATAAGGAAAAGCTGGGGTCGTTTGTCCAGTCCACGAAGGTGAAACATATGCAACTTTTGCAGGAATATTATCTTTACGATCAGTATTAATTAATTGATTAAGCTTAATTTCTATATCGCCTAATTCGTCAGTATGATTTTGGATAGTAACGCCATATTGAGTAACTTGATCAGCTACACCATCAAAATAAGATTTTTTAATAAGAGCAGGTAGATTAGCATCAATACCAGCTTTGCTAATATCATATAAATTTAATTTAACAACAGAACCATCAACACTTACGCCATATTGTTTATCATTGTCAGTCGTATATACAAAATCTGTAAATCCGCCAGAACCACTAGGAGCACTAGATCCAGAACCAACTAATTTACCACCAGGATCATCAACGCTACTTCCAGCTGGTTGGTTATGAGCATCAGATAAAGCATCTACATCAGTGGTAACTCTTTTAACACGCAAAGCCCCATTGCTGTCGGTAAAAAAGAAAAAATCACCAATAACCATATTCGGTATATTAAACAATAATAATGGATTGTCATATTTTTTCCAAACGACATTGCCCATATTACTAAATTCAACACGAGCAGTGCCCGAAGTGGATTGAAGCTCATATTTTAATTGAAATGAATGTTCTGTAGCTTGACTATCGAGACTTACTCCATATATGGAAAAATAGTCTCCTTCGGCTTTATCAAGAGTATCAAATGAATAAAATTTCTTCTGGATAGGTACTTCTCCACTGGTAGCTATATATGTAAACGTTACTAAAATGCCACCACTTGATAAATCTTCACTTGATAGACGCGAATTAACCTTAAAAAGATAATCCTGGGGAAGATTTTCTTTAAGGACAGAAAAAGTATATGTAGAAAAATTACTTGAAGATATAGCACTCGCTTTTCCATATCCGCTGCTTCCAACGGTAGAAGAACCACTCGCTAAATTTACTGAAGAACTCCAGTTTTCTAAATTTTTATAGACCAATTCAGCTTTAACAGATGTATTCGAGGGTATGGACTTATATTCCATTTTAGATGCTGAAGTTTCAAATGAATGTCCACCTTCGATAATATGCTGGAATTTTTGATCATTAGCATCAAAAGAATATAGACCACTTTTAAGAGATAACGATTTAGAATCAATCGTAATATTTTCATTAGGATCAAAACCATATAAACTGAGTGAAGTAAAAAGATCATCCCCAGATTTTGTTCCTTTTAAAACAAAACGACGTCCATTTTTACCTTCAAGAACAAAGGAAATTTCATGATCGTCCTCATAAATTTTATATGCAGGTAACTTATCGCTTGAACGTAATTTATCTATATTTGCCCAACCTTCTCTATCCTTATGAATGGCTGATGCTGCTAATTCAGCGGCCTCTGCATATTTGAGAGATATATAGAATATATCGTCTGGATCAGAAAAAGTTATTTGACCATTTTGAAATTGAATGTTGGCAAGCACATATGTGGCATCATATTCAGATAGACCACTTAACACATTTGGGTCGTTTATTATAGTTGCGCTATATACAAATTTATAACGTTCCGATGTAGGAACAATCTTTTTTGTTAATGGATCTTTTAAAGCAATAGTTTGATCTTCAGTGAAATCTATGGTAACAAACTTTATTAAAAGAGCAAGATAATATGTTTCATTAAATGGAGGCTGCGGTAAATACCCATCTGCCTGTAAATTAAGTTCCATACGATATCCATCGAGATACCAAACACCATTGACGCGAACAGTTCCGTCGGCAAGAACAGAATATGGATTTGAAGTTAATCTTGCATTGCCATACAATTCTTTTGCTAAATATACCTGTCTATGACGTAAAATATCCTGCAAGGCATGATAATCTTCTGGATTTTTAGGTGTGCGTGGTAAAACCTTAATGCCTTCATATTGTGCGGCTTTGATATCCGCTGTATTTTTGAATTTAAGACCCATTTTTAAACTCCATTAAAAAGTATAAACCGGATGCCAAATAACACCAAATATAGATATATTTGTATTGTTATTATTTGTAATTTTGATCTCTTTAGTTACAGTGTCAATACCAACTGTAATATTAGCGGCTTTATATATCATATTATTATTCAATACTTGCAATTGATAATCAAATAAGCCATCAAGATAAGGCCATGAAACAGAATAAGTGCTTCCAGCGTTAATAACAATTGGCGAAGCGATATTTCCAATAGTAACACCTTCTTTGAGTCCATTATTTAAATCAGCTATAATTCTCAAGAAAAATATCAACACTTCATATATCGTCATTGGCCGTTGACTAATAGTGTCAAAAAAAACACCTTTATCCTTATCTTTAGAAGCGTTGCTATCAAGATAAATATTGGTTCCATCAAAATTACCAACGCGAGGATTTACATCAGTTGCCTCTGGTAAGGTTCGTAAAATAGGAGAAATATCATTATTTAATATAGCAGCCAAAGCTTCTAAATCATTGACTACAGCTGTGGTAAATGCCTTTAATTCTTCGGCATTAATACGACCAGAATTCATCTGTTCTAATGGAAAAGTCGATTGATTAAATTCTGTGATAATCATTAAGACACCTTAATTCTAATTGTTTTAATTATTGGAGTAGAATAGGCTGTGCCTATTAATTTAATTCGCGGTTTAATATATCTATATTCAGAGCTTTCAAGACGACGCTTAATAAATAACGCTTTTTCATCAAGTGATATTTTTTTAGCAACCAAACGATAGCCATCGTCTGTTGATACAATAGCAGCAAAATCAGAATGAGCATCAGCTTCAATAAATTGTCGTTCACCAGAAATAATTCTTGATATCGAAGATCCAAATTTTATACTATTACTAAGGAAATATTGTTTGGCAATCATAGACAATTCTTCGGTTTTCGCTGTATATTTATAAATACCCTCAGATATATTCATTGGAAAAGAAGCTTCAGATTTATCAAAAGTACCAGGAAACGATGAAAAATCAATCGTTGTATCCGATGGAATATAAATCCAACAGGATAAACCATCAAAATTATTAAGATTCCTTAATATTTTTGTTTTGTCAAGTATCATTTCTGGATACGTTTCACTTTTCCAAGTAAAGAAAACATTTATACCGTTATTATATGGATGAACGACTGTTAAATCAACTCCCATCTCATCAATATCGTTTTTAACCATTTCATTTAATATAACCGGTTCATTATTTTTAGCAGGTAGGATGCCTTGATCGGTTTCGATATCAATCATAAAAGATGTATCTGCTGGAATAACTCCTTGAACATCAATAGCTATACCATTAATCCCCATTTTTTCAACAGATTTTAATGTTATCCATGATATATCATGATATGAAACCAAACCAAAACTAAGATTATTGCCAAAAAACAGATAATCCAAAGAATCTTTATTAATTATCGGCGTAGAATTTCTAAGATATAAAAAGAAGCGATCTGTGCGAATAGGATTAAAAGAAACTTCAAGTGTATCCGTTGCCGTTTGATCTTCTATTAAAGGCACCATCTGTCCATCAACAAGGGTATATAAGCTGTAGTTATATGAATGCTGTAGGTTCCCGTCAGATAAATTAAGCGAGAGATGATTAATATCAAAATTATTAGTCAACGTAATATCTAAGACTATTTCTACATATCCAATATATCCACTGTTCATTTTAACAGTGTAATTCCATAAACTCAGGGGATTTGTATCATATAAATTAGCAATGTCATTATTTACAATTGAAATAAAACCAGATGTTGTACATCGCGGCAATATTTTAAATACAGCATCTGACACTGGTGTATGTGCGCTTTTTGATAATGTGGCATTTTTAGCCACAGTATCAATATAAGCACTTGTAAGACTCATATCTATATCGTCAAGATTGGTAAAATTGATATATTTATTTAATCCCCCTGTTTCTGGCTGCACAAGCATAGCAGAAGCTAACCCTTTTATTTCATCAACAGTTTCAGATAAGATATTTAATTTCTGGCGCAAATTTGTTTTTAAACTTTCAAAATCATTATTTAGCTTCGTAACAAATTTAGTTAACGTTTTAATATCCATAAGAGATAATGAACGGATATTATCAAATTCTTTCAAAGAAATCTTCTTATCTGGAGACACATCATTCATAGATAATAAGGATGTATATGCATCCTTGGCTCCATAGATGCTAATAGCTACATCGCAAATATCAACAATATCAGGCAATTCACCTTTATATAATTGGTCGGCGGCCAAAACTTCCTTTATAGCCTCTTGTTTAAGAACTGGAATCATGAAATCTCCTTAGAATAAAGTAATGAAACCTCAGGAATAATAGGAGAAATATAGGGCATTATTGAGCGAATATAATTTTGCATATCGTATTCGCTTTCATAAGAAACAATTAACATTTTATCTGTAATATCTTCTAAACCAATATAATCAGCGATAATAACCTTATCTTTAAGTGTTACAGTTCTGCCGTCTATATCAAGATTATATTTATCTGCGGAAATATCAAAAGCCATCCGATAATTAACCATATAAGCAAATGAACTTGAAAAAATACTTGGATCAAGAATAATGCTTTTGCCATCAGGACCAATATGATAGAGATTTGGTGAAATAATAGAACGAAGTTCTTTGCGATATGATATGGAAACATCTTCAGGGAATGGATCACGCAAATACAACATACCATTAGAAATATCAACAGAATAAGAAAACTCAGTAGCATATTGAAATTCTGTAACGCCATCAACATATTCAACACGATCACTATTTAGAAGCGTTATTTCTTCGAGATTAACGGGAATAGCAGATAGTTTGATATTTTTCTGACCAGCCGGAACAATATCACTAACAATTTCTGTAAGTATATTATTATCCGAATCAAGTTGAAGTCTTTGGATGGTAATATCATCTTTTATTAAATCCGTATAAAATGTAAGTGGCAATATATTCTTTTGGGGCGCATGAATTATATCGCTTTTAAGATAAAGACTAATCGGTGATCCAGCTAATGCATTATCTTCGTATTTATAGTCGGCATAAGCAGTTTTTTCTGAATAATTCTGGATCCATGGGTCTCCATAGCCTACATCTCCAGTTCGAATAACGTGCTTTTGGATATTAATCGTTAAAACATTAGCAGATGGATTAATATAGTAACCAGTTAAATCATAGTCCATTAAATCGCTAAAATTACTAAACTTTGTAAGCTTATAATCTTTAATATAAATCTCTTCCATATCTTTGGTGTCGAATGGGAGGGCAAAAACATAAGTATATTTAGAGGCTTCGACATTACCTAGCGGTATGCTATTTTGTTTTGTTCCAAGGATCATATTAGAAATACCGCGGATAGAAAGTGTATTTTGTTTCGGGCGATTTTTTAATGTAAATGCATATGGCGGTTTTGATGGAAACGTAACAATTTCCGTTTGTACAAATAACTCATCAGTATAAAGTTTAGCTAAATCATTAATATCATCATTGCGAGAAAGTACCATTTTAATTGCAATTTTCGTAAATTCATTATCTACAACAGATAAATTGTTTTTCTTCTCTGGGAAATTAATATATAAAATTTCATCCGTGGTATTCGCCTGAACCGGTTGAATATCAACGAACTGATTATTATCAAAAGACACAGAAAAATTTGCCGATATGGCTGAATCTGTTACAATCGCATTTTTAGTATGAAGAGCTACTTCATCAATTTTTGTAGGTGGTATCGTTTTATTGATAATTGCACTGCCAGTGTCTTTATACGATATTCTATATACAGCGATATTTGCTATTCTTATGGATATTATTTCAGAGCTACTAGTATGTTTCTTAAAACGTAAACGCATATAATTTACAATATGCGGTATAAAGGTAATAGAGTTATTATCATTGATAGGAACATTTGTATAAGAAATATTATCTCGACTAATAGAAAAGCTCTCAATAAATGTAGTTTCCGCATCATTCTCATCGAGAAATTCACATACAATATTGTTAATTATTTCTTCGCGTTTAAGTTTTATTTCTATTTCTAATGTTATATCATCAACATCAGAGGCTACATATTCTGCATAGGACATTTTATCATCGTCAAATGCATTAATTAAATCATGATTATCTGTAAAAGCACCATTTCCCGTAAGAACATAAAAATCGTTACCTATTTCAATCAATTCCTTAGATTCAATTGGAAGTGTGGCAATACCTTCTTCGGTATTAATAAATATATTTTGCGAATCGGCAATATCTGTAAGTTTATTAAATGTTTCTGTTACACCAGATATTTCTTCGCTAACCGCATATGCATATAAAGCAAATTCATTAAGAATTGCATCGGCTTTGCGAATACCATAATCAACATCATTGATTTTGTTCTCAAAATCTAAACGCGATTGTTCTATATCGGCCGATATTTTATTCAAAGATGTTTCTATAAAATCCAAATCAACAGCTATATTGTCAAAAAATCTATTAAAATGTAATGGCTCAATAATATCCCCAACGTAAATGTGCTCTTTATGCACAAAGGTATCAGTATTTATCATTTTTGGAAATAATTGCGCTAAAGGAACATATTCATTTGCCAATTCAACTTGAGAAGCAACTGGAGGATCATTAGTATCAAAAGTAAAATATCGAACAGAATCATCTAAGATAGATTCTTTGACTTGTGAAATACCACTTAAAAGAATATCGGATGTATCAGAAATTTTAAATGCACTAGCAGGAATTATATATGTAGAAACACCCTTGACTATGAAATGACCAATATGCTTAGGATTATCATGGGTATTAACAGTAGAAATACCTCTAAGTATAATGTGACCGGCATGTATAGGATTACCAAAGGTTTTGACAACAGAAGCACCTCTTAGTATAATATTGCCAGCATATATAGGATTGCCAGAAGTTTTGACAGTAGAAATACCTCTGAGTATAATATTACCAGTATATCGAGGGCTATTGGAAGTTTTGACAGTAGAAATGCCCTTAAATTTAATACGACCAATATGTGGAGAATTATCATAAAACTTAGTTGTCGATGTACCAGTAAGACTAATAAGACCAATATCATGAAATGTATCGGGAGTGGTATTATTATCAAGGCCACTATATTTCGATGCACCTGTAAACTTGATATATCCTTTATGCGGAGAATTATCATAAGACTCAACTGTCGATATGCTTATGAGTTTAATATGCCCATAACTTCTACGTGGGGAAGTATCATAAACCTCAACTTTCGACGCACCTGTAAGCTTAATATGCCCATAGCCCCTACGCGGAGAATTATCTAAAAACTTAACAGTCGACTTACTTGTGAGCTTAATATGCCCATAGCTCTTATGCGGAGCATTATCATAAGACCTAACAGTCGATTTACTTGTGAGTTTAATATGCCCATAGCTCTTATGCGGAGCATTATCATAAGACCTAACAGTCGATTTACTTGTGAGTTTAATATGACCAATATAAGCCATTTAATATCATTCTTTAATTATTGAACATATTATTTATGTATTCCAGTAAAATTGATCAGTGTGCCATTTAGAACGTCTGCATTACCAGTGAATAATTTTAATTGATCAATTGCTAAATCGCCATCATAATTATTTCCAGAATATTTATGAGCAACAACAATAACAGATACCTGAGTACCACTATAATTTGAAGGAAGTTTCTCTGTATTGTAAAAAACTTCTCCATTTTGCGAATAGTAAAATGAAGAATCTTCTGGTGGAACGTCCGAATATAAATTTCCACTAACCACAAAATCACATCCAGTCAAATATCCATTTTCTATATATGGCAAATCAATATTAATTATTCGTCCATTCAGTGACAATATACGTCCTTTGTTTATTTCTTCGCCATTAATATATGTTTTAAGAGAAACATCATGCGGATCAAATAAGTAATCTAATTCATAAAATAAAGTTTTGTCAACATCAGAGATTTTACACTCGTAGAATTTAAATGACTGGGTTTTTGTATATTTTTGCGTTTCCCCATTAATATCTACCAGATATGATTTAGTAGCATGTAACGGATTATAGGTAGCCGTTATAACTGCAGATGAATGTGGCGGGTTCAAAAACTTAATTTCTTTATCATTAACTATATATCTGCCTTTAGACATTGAGATGCCATTTGCATAAACGGTAAGAGAATCTGGATCTGGCACAAATGATAAATAAGCAAAATAACTATTTGCCACTTTTCTAGGAAAAACAACCTCATGTTCTATAGTTGTTGTGCCATACGGAAGTATCGGAATAAGAGTCTCTCTAATAGAATCGCCTTTATCAATTAAATATAAATAATATTCAACATCCACTTTATCTTTTACAACGTCGCTTTCTAACGATATTCTGGAAATATTTCCAACATCAATAAATTTAGATACAAAAATACCATGCGTATCTGCTGCCTTGTAACCGACAGCGGCATCCAAAATACCAAAATTATATATATAATAATAGCCTTCAGTATCGGCTGTCGTTTGATAATCATAGGGGTGTTGTAAAAAATATTCGGCAAGATCTTTATTTGTATAATTTTTCATCCTGTTTGTTCTTTTATAATTAATAAGCTTAAATCTAATAGTTATTTCATTTGTATAGACAGGAGAAAAATAAAACAATGATTTATTAGTGGCTTTATTATTATAAATATCAGGAATGGATTCTTTAGTGCCGTCGACCTTTTTATAAAAACCAGAATATAAATAGAATGTATTAAACGATGCTGGGGTAAAAGATATATAATTTAGCAAATATCGTTTTGTTAGCGAAATGCGAACATCAATAAAAATATCTTCTGGGGATGTTTTGATAATATAGCTATTCTTATATGTACCTGCAATTCCAGCTTCAATATCAGGAGAGCTTATTTCAAAATTTTGTATATCACCAATAGCAGCATCTTTATAATTTAAAGACAGCTTACCCTTAGAAATAACCATTTTTTTATCTGTATAATCAGCAGATAAATTTTTTGGATCAGCTAATAACTTTGAAAATAATGGATGATTAGGATTAAGCCAATCCGTTTGGTCATCAAGATTTAAATACTTGACATCATTGGCATCTCTGGAATATAAAGCTAAAAAAGCTGCATACTTTTTTCTAAGCCTAAGAATCTTTTTGAACAACTTATCAACTTTATCTACATCTAAAATATTGACATAGTTATCAAATAATAATTCATTTTGCTTAGCAGACCTAAAAAGATTATTGATATCATAAATTAGAAATCGAATATTTTCTTCGAGTATCTCTTTTTTAGGAAGTCTATTATAATCAAAGCCATATTTATTTGTAGATAAAGCACCCATTGTCTCTCGATATTTTAATAAATAAAATAGGGAGAGATATGGCTCTCCCTCAAAAACATGTTAAGCTCCATTAGCAGGATATAAAACAACTCCAACAGTAATTTTATCGCCAGTATGTGAGATAGTAATTGGTTGAGAAAATCTATCTGCGCAAAAAATATACTGATAAGAACCATAATTAATCGTAATATAATATCCATATGCTGTTACAGGGCCGGTACCATCGGCAGTAAAATTAAATGTTTGATCTGCCATAGTCGCAGATAAAACATTATTGGCATCAATAGCAAAAGACCATGCAGATGAAGGAATCGTAATTGGAGAGTAGTTGTTTCCCATAAATTCAGTAAATGGACTATTGCTAGAAGAATTCGTAATAGCAGGCATTACATCGTTCTGAAACAAATGCAAGGAAACACTCGTCGGCGCATTAGTAGAGACAAGTGAATAAAAAATCATCATCTTGAGGCCTTCGTTTGTAAAAACCATAAGTTACTCCATTAATTTATTTTGTTATAGTATTTTGTGGATATTTACCAGTAAACCAAGCAATCAAAAATCCAAAAACTGCTGTGGCGATTGTTTTAAAATCTGGTGCAGAACCATTAGCGAATAATGGTTGTAATACAGTAACCAAAGCAAAAATAAAACCTAATGCATTAGTAATAGAATTCTTTTTTGCGATGACCCATTCTAAGAAAGTTTTCATAGTAACTCCTTTTATTTAATTTGTTATTTTATGATTGAAACATATTAGTATGATTTTGGCTAATCAAGGGTAATTATGTTAAGATCGATTTTTAGAGAATAGAAGGCCCGATTTTTTAATATCGGGCACATACTAACTGCGGATTAGCATTTTTTTCCGCCACTTTTCGTGCTTTTCTTTGCCATGATATACCTCTTTATTTTATGGTTGTTTTGGAAATAAATTATCGATAGTTGTTCTATCGACGCCTTCTAAATTGGCTGTATTAGGAAGATCTCTTAATGCCTGCCAATATATTTGCCAAGTAGCATATTGTTCTGCAGTTAATGTTTTTGCAGAATCTGGTTGAGAATTATGACGCTCAGCAATCCAAATGGTATCTTTCAATAGTTTATCACGTTTAGCACGTAAAAACTTCAAAAGAAATTCTTGCGAAGCAATAACAGTTTGAACATTAATTAGATTATTTTGTGCATCTGGTTCTTTAGCGATACCAGCATCAGGGTCAATTGGCTCGCTAAAAATATCTAGTTTGCCAGATAAATCCATCGCTATTTCAAATGCATCAATAAAAGTATCTTTTGTATCTGATATTTTTTGAATTTGGCCATCATTATTTAAATAAAAATACACTAACATAAATCCACTCCTAATTTTATCTAATTACTCCACCAGAAACCGTTGACTCTGCTGTAGAACCACTTGGCTGGGCTCCATTTTTAATAATCGTCCCACCAGATAAAGCATTCAGCCCAATAGATGGACTAGTTCCAGTCGTATAATTTGAAGTTGAAAAAACCGTCGACATATTATAAGATGTGATAGCAGCAACCCCAGCGGTAAAATAATTATTAAATGCGTTTACATGGTCAACATGCGAACAAGCAAGGAGTCTACTATTTGCAGTACTGTCGACAAAATAATTTGCATATATATCAAATTGAGATCCAGGATTTCTATCTAGAAATAACACCCTAGCCTCACTCGCTGGTGTGGTTGATTGAAATTTGATTCTATTAACCGATATTATACATCCAAAATTTTGACAAATATATAATCCACCTTGATTAGCTACAAGATTACTCCAGTTAAAGACTACTCCTTGGTTTGTATGTAGGTCGGTAGTTTCCGAAGTATCGCCCAGTATTAAAATTGTACCATTTTTAAACCCGCCTATCTGTAATGAACCTGCATAAAAATTATAATTACCATCTCCAAATTGTAAGGTTAATGTATAGGCATTAAGATCTCTGGGGACACTACCTAATAATGTATTGATAGTATTAATTCCATCAGTTGGTAAAAAATTTATAGTTTTATTGGCATATAATTTATCAAGTAAATTATATCTTACATTATCTTTGGTTTTGAAATACAAACTAGTATCAATATCAGAAGAAACCGCTCTATAAGCATAAGGAGCAGTTCTAGGAGTAAAATTTGAACCTTTGTAACGTGCAACATTTGATATACGAAGATCATCTATAGATCCATGACCAGCAAGCATTGATAATGGACCGCTTGTAGCATTGGCTGGCAACAAAGAAGTAACTGAATTTCTTGCAACACCATTAATATAAAGCCTAATTGAACCATTATATTTTTCAATAGCAACATGAATCCATGTACTAGATGAAAAAGAACAAGAATCACGAAGAGTCAAATTAGAAGAAACCGTTTCGTAAAAGGATAATTTATTATTTTGGTAACCTGTACCTATATAAAACAAACTATCGACATTTAAAAAAGTCACACCATCAGAACCACTATTACCCCAAAAATCTATAGTCCATTCTGCTTTATTTGCGTAATTCCAATCATCAATATTTCCATTTACAACTAATTGATAAGCCCCAGTAGTAGTATTATAAGCCTTTCCACCAAAGTTATCCGTAGCAGATTGAAGTGACGAACCTGGAGTTATGGTATGTCTGGCCGTCCCATAAATAACAGATGTCCTATCTATAGGGCCTGAACTTCCTAATTCTTCGGCATTCATCCATAACAATACTTGATTATCAATTCCCTCTGTATAAGTATTTGTTGGTGATAATTGAGCTTTATAATATAATATACCACGATCACTCTTATAATCTGGATGATTCGCATTAGCAATCATTTCAGCAGTTTTTAATCCATCAACAAATTCTAATCCCGTAGCATCGGCTTTTACTTTTACAAAATTACTAGCTGCATTAGTATAAGCGGCTGGTACATCAGTTAAATTAATAAATTTAATATTATTGTTGCCGCTGTTAAGAGTTAATATTTGCCATTTGTCATTTGTGGTACCGCCTTTAAGTTGATAAACTAAACCGTCACCAATTACATAAACTAACATACCCTCTGATCTACGATCAGCGGGTATAGCATCTCTATCTGTAGAAGTAGCAACAGTGCGATATCCACCTTTGCCAAATGTATCTATATGTGTTGGATAAGTATCATCTGATGAATAGGGAAGAATAGAAGATGGTATATTTGTACCTGCATAATCCATTATGAAACCTCCACTTGAATTTTACTACCGTGTTGCAAATTATAAATACGGTATATATTATAACTTTCTGTCCAGCCACTAGCATTGGTAAAAGAGCGGGTAGTAAGTAAGAAATCAGTTTGAATCATTCCGCCGACCTTAAAAGTTGCCGCACCCCATGCAGAAGGATAAATAATATAAAAATATTGCCCGCCCGTACAATCAAAAACTCTTGTCTGTATTCTATCTGTTGCAAATTCTGAATTTAAAGCTATAATCTGAGCATCGGTTAATGAGGCTGAAGAAGAAACGCCCCAATATCTTTTATTTCTAAGGAGTATTTGTATCTGAGCGGTGTCTGTACTTACATTATCTGTTGCGGTCAATGTAAATGTTGTATCTGTTGTTAAAGATAATCCACTTATAGGAGCATGTCTAACATCAACAGCATAAGATGTACCATTGATGTTTTGACTTGTTATTGGTCTATTTATTGTCCAATCGAGCACGATTGATACGACAGTTATGCCTTTTTCATAGGTAGCTCCGCCAGTAAAAGATGTGATTTTAACGGGTGCATATAATAATTTATCCAATGCATCTTTTACACTACCAAACGTGGGATAATCTGTATTTTGATAAACTATTTCTTGTGCCGAATCAATAGTATTGGTTATTGTTACATCGGGATCGTTCTGCTGAATAGTAATTCCAGCACCAGCATGGAAATTATATACACTGCGTTTTGATAAAAACGACCAATAAGTTGATCCTTCTTGAGGAATTTGATTATTATTAGCTTGCACGCATATAAAAGAATTGCCATTATAAAAAACAACATCACCATTTGCATATGGGGTCGTACTAGACCAAGTGCCTTTATATACCATACCAGGTACACCCTGAAGTCCTTGTGGACCAACAGGCCCTTCAGGCCCGACAGGCCCTTGTGGACCTTGAATGCCTTGTACTCCTTGATCACCTTTTGAAGCAAATAAGGTCCATACAAAAGAATTAGATGAAGGGATAACATTTTGATTATCTACATTAGCATAATAAGAACTGCCATTATAAGTGACTAAAGACCATTTGCCATAAGTTGTTAAAGAATCCCACGTTCCAAGTGGAATTAATCCTGCACCCGGAAGACCCCTATCTCCCTTAGGTCCTTGCGGACCAGTGAATCCTTGGGGACCTTGCGGACCAGTTTCACCTCGATCTCCTTTGTCGCCTTTATCACCTTTGGCAACTATTTTTATCCAATATGTTGGATTAGATTCTGGGCTTTTATTTGCAGAAGCCTGCAAAGACACATAAGCACTTCCATTATAAGTAACAAGTGTATCTTTAGGATAACTTATAGTGCCGTCCCATGTACCCGCAAACAAAAATGAGCCACCAGGATCGCCTTTTGGCCCTTGAGGTCCAGTATATCCTTGCGGTCCCATTGGACCACGTTTAACAAATACAGTCCAATATGTGCCTTCTCTTGGTATAATATTAGAATTAGGTTGTAAACAAACCCATGTTGAACCTTCATAGGCAACTAAGTCATTCACTGAATAAGCTTCTTCGGCAGACCATGTCCCAGCAAAATTTAGTGAAGCACCAGAAAAACCTCTTGGTCCTTGTGGTCCCATAGGACCAGCTTCTCCAGTATCGCCTTTAAGCCCTTGCGGGCCTGGTTTAGATATAATAGCCCAATAATCAACATTTACATCAGGTGCATTTGTGCTAGAAGATGTATGCGATTGGGTGGCAATATAAACTATATCATTTTTAACAACAATAGCATATTGCGGATAATTTGTTGAATCTGCCCAATTGCCAAAAAACGTTACACCAGTTCCAGGTGCACCTTGTGGTCCTGGATTTCCTTGCGGACCCGGTTCTCCGGTTAAGAATAATTCCCAAAAAGGAGAACCTTCTGTTGGCGCATTACCTTGAGTCGAAGTTTTTGATCGCCAAACTTTATTATTATAACCAACCAAGGTATTTAATGCATAAAGTTCCGAACTACTATATTGACCAGCATATATTAAGCCGCTTCCAGGCAAGCCTTGAGGGCCTTGTGGACCAGCGGGTCCTGGAGGTCCAGCTGGACCAACTTCACCTTTAATAACAAATAACTTCCAATATGTCGGATTGGTGGATGGTGTTTTGCCATAACTTGCCAATATAGAATAATATGTATTTCCCTGATAAGATACTAATACATTTGTTGGATAAGATTCTGTTGGATCATAGTCGCCCAAATATGTCAAACCAACCCCTGCAGGTCCCCGCTCTCCTTGATCTCCTTTGTCACCCTTAACAGCCACTGTAAAAATATCCCAATAGAGACCCTGATAAGGAGGATACGATGGATCTTTGCTAATAACACCATCCATTAAGCATATATATGAGGCCCCACTTCTATAGACAACATCTCTTTTATAATATTGGGTACTTCCTGAATAAGTTCCTTTCCATTGTAAGCCAGGGTCGCCTTTTGATACAAATAATCTCCAATATTGCGGTTGTAATCCAGGAGTGATACCCATATTTGTTGCTATACATTCCCAAGTAGAACCATCCCAAGAAACAAGCGCCCCAGGTTCATACGTTGTATTTATGTCCCATTGGCCAAATGGAAATAGATTAATTCCTGGAGGTCCCTGTTCACCCTGAGAACCTTGAGGTCCTGGAGGTCCTATCGGACCTTGATCGCCTTTTGAAACAAATACTTCCCAATCGGCAGCAGAACTACCAGGAGTTACATTTGTATTATCTCTTAAAGCAATATAAATATTGCCATTATAATGAACAGTATCATCTTTTAAATATAAAGTAGTCTTAGACCATTGACCACGGTAAACAAGTGGAAGACCTTTTTCTCCACGCTGAACAAATAAATCCCAATCATTAGGTGATGTGGTCGGAATTTTATTAGTATTTGTTGTTAACGCATAATATATATTACCTTCATAACCAACAGCATCAGCAATGCTATATTGTATCGCTGCATTCCAAGCGCCCTTCCATGTCATACCTTTTGGTCCAGGAGGTCCCTGAATACCCTGAGGACCGCTATCTGTAAATAATCCCCAATTAGGACCTTCGGCAGGTTCAATACCTGTGGTTTCTATTTTAGTATACCATTGCTTACCATTGTGGCGTACTAATGTAAGAGGCGGATAGGTTATCCGTGGATCGTAAGAATCATAAGAAGCGGTTAAACCCACTCCTGGAGGTCCTTGAGGACCAGTATCACCTTTGTCGACAATTTTAGTATAAGAATCATCTGTACCAGGTATTACAGGATTTTTTGCAGGATCTGTTGGAGGAACTATTCCTTGGCCGACATTACATATATAAGCAGCGCCTTCATATTTTACAACATCACCTAAATAATACGTAGTAACTGCCGACCAATCTCCCTTAAAAGATAATGTTATTTGCCAAAGAGCCCAATCAGAATCTTTTGGAGGATCAATCGAAGAATATTTAGGATTTAAATTTTGATATAAATAATAACAATTTTTAAATTTAACAATATCAAAGTAATAATATTTTTGACCACTGACCCAATTTCCTCTATATACAAATGAATCTGGAGTGACTCTAACCCAGTTTGCATAATATCCTGGATAAGCATACTGGTTTGAAGTTGGATAAAAAGGAGTTGTTTGATTTAGTATATATGTACGTCCATCATAAGATACCATTTGATACGGATAATAAGTATTATTTGAATCAAAAGTACCTCTATATTGTATTCCATTAATAACCAATTGCCATTGAGGTGTTTGACTAATATCTGTAGGCTCTGAAGTTATGCCAGGCGTTGCATATATATACATATATACACTGCCTTCATAAAAAACCATATCTCCACGATAATAAGTAGTTTGCGAATTCCAAACTCCGCGATAAGTGATTCCTACATCACCTTTTTCGACAACTTGTTGCCATTTACTATTTTTACTTGGCTCTTTAGGATACTCGCCAGCTATAATTGTATCTGTTAAAATATAAGATGACCCATTATAATAAACAACGCTATCAACTGGATAATCCGTACTATCACTCCAGTCGCCTCTCCATACCATCCCTTTTGTACCCTGAATGTTCACATATGGACCCCAAGTGCCATCTGGATTTTGAAAACGAATACTAGGCGGATTCCATTCGTGTGCAGGCGGATCACCTTTACCGACCATCAAATCCCAAAATGGGGAAACACCAGGGACATTATTACCCTGATTGTTAGTATTACAAAACCATAGAGCGCCATCATAAGAAACAAAGTTATTTACACTATAAGTTACTGCCGCGCTCCAATGACCTGCATATGTAAGTGTATAAATTCCTGGAGGTCCTTGTGGCCCAACTGGTCCTTGTGGTCCGGTGTCTCCTTTGCTTACTAATAAATTCCAATATGCTTCGTTTGTAGGAACAATATTTGTGTGCTCTAATATACAAATATATGTGCTGCCATTATAAGTTACTGCATCATATAATTTATAAGTGCCGCCGTCCCAAGTTCCTTTCCATGTTATGCCAACGCTTCCACGAGAAGCAAATGTATCCCATTTGTTTATATCTTGATCTGGAGTTGTTGAAGTTGATGTATGTGCTTGTGTTGCAATATAAACATTACCATTATAATGAACTAAATCATTTAGCGCATAAGGTGTATTTTCAGCCCAGGCGCCTCTCCAAGTATTCATCCCAGGAATAAGTAATGTAAATTTTTTAGTACCAACATCATATAAGGCACTAGCACCAGCTCCTTGTATATTTAATGTTGTTGTTTCTGGATATGGAACAGAATTTAATTGAAACGCTAATTTTGCACTATTTCCAAAATCAACTTCAATCCAATGATCGTTCGTAACCCCGCCAAATAGCTGAAATGTTTTTTGATCAGTGGAAACAAAAACAAGCATTCCTTCTTGACGACGTTCCGACGGAATATTATCTCGATCAGTAACGGTATTTACAAGATGAACTCCGCCTTGGATTTCATTAGACAATGCAACAGGATAAGAATCTGCATTATCATTAGGGCGAATAGGGGCGTTGATTAATGTTCCGTAGTTTTTCATGCTTCAAACCTTACTTTAATATTATTTCCATATTGTTTATATTGCGAACGCATTACATAATAATCTTCAGAATAACCAACTTCGTTAGTAACATTTAATTGCAAATAATTCCACGCAGAATTTAAATGACCATTAACAAAGACTTTTGCTGGCTGTCCGGCTGTTATAGGAAAACATATATAAATATATTGGCCGCCAGAACAATCAAAAATTGCCTCATAATCAACCAAGGTTGATAAATATGATTTATTTGCAAAATTTGGTACAACTGATCCATCTATGACAAGAGAAGAGCTTGTTCCAGCATATATTTTTGATAATTTAGGGATGGTTAATGTTTTAACGACAGAATTCGATCCATCTTGTATTGTTAATGAAAATATAGCATCATTATCTACGGCTTTTTCCGTCCAATTGTATGATCTTGCATTTGATGTTAACGATACAGAGATTGCACTGCCAGAAGATGGATTTGTATATGTTAATATTTGATTTGTAATATTTGTTTTGTTTAATGTCCACGAAAATTGAACATTTGTCGCAGCAAAACCCGTTTGTATAACAGATGGATTAGCTGTAAATGATGTAACGACTGGAGATTTATAAACTAAAGAATCAAGAGCATCGCGAACAGTGTGTAGAGCGGTATTTTCTGGAGTGGTATAATGAATATTATTGGAATCGGAGAAATCGGGAATCAATAACTGTTGCCAGTTAGCTTCTACAGAAGCTGGTTCTTGTTTAAGAATAAAATTTGTACGTATATCTGTTCGAATCGCTATATCACCTTTTTGCGCAGGAATATCTAACATCTCAGCTAAATTATTAACAACAAAAACATCTGTAATAGCTAATGGTGGCATATATTGTGGAGGAATGATTCCATCAGCATTCAAAGGTGCCACACCACCAGCAATTCCTACTTTGCTATTATCGATTTTAGTAGCTAAATCAGAAGTATATGAAAGCAAGAAATCATAAAGCGTCTTACCAATATATCTATAAACATCAACATAGAAGGCATTGGCATTCCAACCATAAGAAGCAGGGTTGTTATCAAAGGCTAAATATGCATTTTCATAATCAAAAATCCAACCAGATGGATCTGTCGTGGGTATTTCCTTATAATCTCCATCATAAACACGAACAGTGTATCCAGTTCCATAATTTGGTGTTATAAGATCTGTGATTCTATATCCAGCAGGATAATCAAAATACCACCCTCGGTTATATGCAACTGTATTATCTTTAATTAAAGCTTGTTTGCTAAACTTTTGTATAATCGCAGTTGTATCTGCAGGAGGAGTTGATGGTATTTCTTCTGTATAAATAGCATCTGCACGTAAACGTAATGTACCGGCAGGTAATTCTTCAAACCAGTTCTTAGCATTAGAAGAATATGTACGATTGAGCGTTTTTTTAAAGACAAAATCTAATTTATCTGCCATTTAATCACCAATTAACTAATAGAGAATTAATAGAAATATTTTTATCAATCAACGTTACCCGCACAATAATCATACTACCAGAAGAATATGTAGAAAACGTTCCAAATGTTAAATTTAATATATTTCCAGAGTTGGTAACCAAACAGCCATCACCATCAATGCCAGAAAATGAATATGCAGAAAATGGCTTAGATGCATCCAACCATCCAGTAACCCCAGGAAGTTTAACTTCTATTTTAATTTTTGATGGCATGCTAGAAAATGCCAAATTACCAACGGTTAAAGAAACATTAGAATGCGGAACTGTATCTTTAAAGGCGCGCAAATATAGTTGTTGAGCATCTGTGGCAAGAGAAGTATAATTTGGACATCCATCTGGCTTATATGACGAATAATTATCTTTTGCAAATTTTAAGCTTCCACCCAAAACCAAAGCATTACCGCTTGTTAATAAATTGGTAGAATTCCATTGACCAATAATGTTAGCAGGTGCAGATAAATAATTTCCGATCGGAAGTCTTCTATTTTCATCGTAAAAATACTCTGCTTTATCAGTTGACATATTGCCATATGTTGAAACGAAGGCTCCTGCACTATTAAAATTAGCAGAATTTGAAGTGGCTCTTAATGGATGTTTAGCAGTTACGGTTGCAGATAATTGAGAATAAAAAGCATTAGATTGATTAATGGTCATATTTTGCAATATATTCACAACAGTATCTTTATTTTGTACAGTAGCAGGAATATTAACGGGAGAGCATCCACTTAATGATAAAGAAGCGATATTATCCTTGGCAAATACATTAGTATACAAACCAGAGATGCTAGTGCCAATAGAAAAAATATCATTAGATGTATAATGTGGTATACCGGATGTATATTTATGCGTGCCAACAGTTACTTCTTTAATGGTCAACTGGCTAATAGAAAGGCTATTGCTAGCATTTTCTTGCCAAATAGAAAAAACATTAGAGTCTTGGCCGTTATGATTAAGTTTGATAGCATTATAGCCATCCAGAAGGCTAGTAATCGTTGTTTTTGTAATGCATTGTTGCCATTTTTTAAAATTATTATATTTGCTGACAGAAACTATTTGCAAAGAACCTTCAGTAAAAGTGTATACGCCAGAATTAGGCCATGCAGAAATATTCTGCTGAGAATTTCTTAATGATTCATCAAAATTAGCACCCAAATCTATAGATGCAACAGATGTAAAATCGTTATTGCCATTCTTGATTAAAACAGAGACAACGCCTTGATCACCAGGGCCAAAACCACGATCAGGTTGACTTGCATAGATAAAAAATGGAAATCCGGTTATTAATGGAACGATGTCTCCGGCATTTTTATTATTTTGATACCAATCGGAGGTAAGGTTGCCAGATAATCTTCCTTCTACAGAGGAAAGATTACCAGTATTTAATTCGCCGATAATATCTGGTCTTGATGGAGCTAATTCCGAAAGAATTTCATTAACTTCATCAACGGCATCGGTAATATTAGTATTGCTGGTAAATGGTAATAATCCATCTTGGAAAGTATTATCGGTTGGAGTAGATAATATTAATGTTTTCCCATTCATACTATCAAGGCGATCATTAATATTTTTCTCCATTGTAGAAAGTGTATTATTAAGATTTTCTTCCATTGCGGCAAGTGTAGCATTAGTATCGTTTTGTATATCGTGCAATACTTTAACGGTAGCAGCAAGAATCATCTTAAATTGTTTGCCAACTTTATTTTTAGGACTTGCAGTAGTACCTTCTTGACTGCGAATAATTGTAATTCGATCATTAGTTTTACTAACAATGCGAACAACTTCTACAAATGGATCATCTGAAGGATCTCCAAAGTCAGAAGCATTATACCATACAAGATTGTATCCGCCATTTGCTGGATCTGGAAGTTTAGCACCTTCGCCAGTTTTAAGATCAATAATAGTATCGGATGCACCGTAGAATCCAGAAACAGCTACTTTAACAAAATTCTTTAATTGGTCCATTAATTACCTAATTTTTTTCTTTATAAATTCTTAGTGCAGGATATATACCAGCGGCAACATATTTAGATATCATATTTTGTATGTCCACTTTTTCTAACATGCTTAAAACACGTTCTGGCAATTCGATTACGATTGTTGTTCCCAAGGCGGTAGGAGTACCACGCCAATAAGAAATTGGCGCATATGTCGCTTGTTCTGGATTTGCTATGCGTCTAGATTCAATATACGACTGAAACACGCCTGCATTTTGTCGCAAATCTATAAATTTTTCATTTAAGACAATGCCGAGAACAACATCTTCGGCTTCCACTTTTTTTCGACAGGCTATTGCAGCTGTACGCATATTGTCAAATATATTAACATTGGACTGAGAAATGAGCTCTACATTATTTCTAGGTTTACTTTTTGGCAAAACACCAGAAGGCAAAGAAAATAACATGTTTAGAACATTAGAGCAATGCGTTTTAGCTTTTTGCATTTTTTCTGTTTGCAAAAACGGATCATAAGATGCAGGTATAGCATCACGAATAATGCTAGAATTATCTGCAAATTCTTTTAATGTTGTCGATATAAAATTCTCTGAATACATGTCGTTAATTACGTATAATGGATGTGTTTAATCAATGCTAAAAAGATGAAAATCGATTTTAATCAAGATTATTAGCGTTTTCTGTCAAAACAACAAAATAATTATCGCTATATTTATCATTTCTGTATGGAATTGTAACATAAGGATCTTTAGCATAATACGGAATATAGCCAAACATAGCTGTCGGACGCCCAACAATGAACAAATCATTGGTATTATGGGATTCTGGAATATATATAATACCCCTTAATTCATCGATTATTTCATCGTAATTTTGATCTAATTTAATATCAATACATGGAAAATTGGGCAGAAAATACATTTTATATGAAATGTTATTAATTGTCGCTGTTCTTGTAGGCAAAACAGAATAATATGTTTCTAAATCAACAGGGTTATTAGAAATATTAACGATATATATTCCATTTGAAATATTAAATTTCCATTCGTTTTTTGTCGGATCTGACAAATCAGATTGCGGACGATAATCCCAATGCTTAACAATTTTATTTATATTGGTCCTTTTATATGCTGTTAATATTGGTTTAATCTTGAATGATGGCTTATATGGCAGTTCGAAAGAATCTGAAGATACTATTAAGCTTATACCTTCATCCGGCAACAATAAATGAGTATCGCCCTGAACAATATATCTACCACCAGACATTATAATTGATGGAACGAAAGTATCATTATTGACAATAATGCCAGTTTTATGAATTTTTAGGGCTTCATAATCAACAATGCCATTTCTAATAAATATAGTTGGTGTATCTTCTTCTGAATATACAGATGGCAATACTACCTTGCTATAATCAGATGGCTCAATAAAATATTGTTGCCCAAATGTAAAATGAGCATTTAAAGGTATTGTATTTAATGCAGAAGAACGTTCATCTTGATAAGCATTCATCAATATCTCCATCTATAAGGATAAATATTTTCAGTTTCTGTAAGTAAATCTTTAGCTAATGCCGATAATTTATTATTGTCAATAAAATCATTATCAAGATTATGCGGCATATATATTATTACCGGAGAAGCATATAAAGAAAACTTATTTTTGATAATGTCAAAATGAATACCATCATTAATTAATGGTCTATTTAATAAAATATTATTTGGTGGTATAAAACTATACGCAGGAGTTTTTAATGATGCTAAATCAGCATATTGTACTTTCTCGAAACCATCAATAGATATCGATGATTCAACAATCTTAGCATCTCCAATATTGGGAGAAATGGATGTCGATTGTCCAGCTATATAATTATAAATTCTCTCAAAATTAGTCGATTCAATTAGAGCTCTGGCAGGTAGGGAATTAACATATGTATCATTAACCGACTCTGCATGTACGCCAGTTATTGTATTTAACCATTCAATAACATCAGATATGGTTCCATTATTTCCCGAATTATTAAATAAATTAAACTGAGATTGTAATGCTCCAGATTTAACTGTAATATATGGATATTTTATATTAATAATTATATCGTCAGATAAAGTTAAATCAATAACTTCAGATACAGGTAATATCAAATCTCTTGACAAAGAATATACCAGCCCTTTGTATGTCGAAGAGGACGGATAATAAAATACATCTTTAATGCGTTTGAGAAATTGATAACTTTTTTCACCTGGACGTCTTTCTAATCCAAGCAAAGCACCATATTGGTCAAGCTCATTAAAAACATTTTGCGGAACTGGCTCTCCACCAGAAGCAGCAACAGTTCCATCAGTGTTAATATATTGTATATGAAAATATTTTTCTCTAAATATCATTAAATTGCGTTTGCTATCCACAATATAACTATCAAAAACAAACGATAAATCAACATGCCCTTCGTCATTAGCAAAAGCAAAACTGTCATCATATTTATATATCATATGAGAGCCAGGAATAAAAGACGAAGTGTTTGTAATGAATAAAGGTTTTTTAACTTGGCCTTCAACAATAAAAGTATCAGTATCAATACCAGCATTTGTATTTGTAAGTAGCGCTATATAAAAGTGTTCGCCAAATGGAGTGCCATTACCAAATGAAATCTCTTGTTCAAGAGGTATGTCTGTAAACCCAGGGTTATTTGTTGACCATGAGCCATTATCATAATAAAATCGACCTTGGGAATTTTCAACATATAAAATAGCACCAGTAATATCTTTTCCAGTATTCGCAACGCTTTTTATTCCGCGAATAATAACATAACCAGTTTCAACACGTACATCTAAATTTAATGCTGGATCCGGCGTTCTTATTTCAGTTGCTTTAGCAACAACATTAGGATATTCATCGAGCTTAGACAAAATAAATATTTTGTCTTTATTGATAACATATAATTTATCATCAAAATCGCTTGGCAAAATTGACTGCAGATCTTCTACTGGAGCACCATCAATATCTACAATGACAAATTCCTTGACTATATTAAAATCTTTGATTCCTGCATGATAGGTTAAAATATTGTCGGCAACAAGAGTTTTAAGCTGAAGCTTTTTTCTGTCTTCACTGATATCCCAAAAAACACTCTTAATCTCTCTATCTGGTGTATGTAGTGTATATAAAAAGTCTTCTCTTATTGTATAATCTGACGGAATATAATTGCCAATAAATAAACTAAAAGCATTCGACGAATCAAAATAGCTGCATTCAACTCTAAATATTTTCTTCCAATTTGTTTTACTACGCTGATAAGATGGATAGTAAAAGGTAAATTTTTCATTGCGATTTATGCCATACTCATCTTCGCCATAAATAATGATATCGGTTCCTAATATATCTTCGCCTTTGATATTATTAATAAAATTGCCATTCTCAGATCTTAATATAATATATAAGCCACTTGGATTAATTAATCGCTGATTAATTAATATCTCTGTAGATAAAGGAACATTATTTAATAAAGCAACGGAATCAAATTTACGTTCATATTCTAATAATTCTGTTGGCACATCTTCATACCACCACTGTTCTGGATTGTCTAAATCGATTTTTTTTAATACACTCCAGTTATCATTTTTTAAACCAGTAACAAAAGTGGATTCAGCTAATTTTGGTTGAGTATATATTACATCGATGGTATCGCGTAAAAATGTCTGTGGAAATCTATTATATTCTTGACGATTAAGAGCTAATCTTAATTGGTCAAAATGTATCATAATCGCATTTAAGATCTGCTGATATACAGAATATTTGTATTGACGTCCGTATTGATATTGGGGGAGATAATTTGCCGCTTTTTGTGTTAATGGTGTATAATAATGTAAATATTGAGCGGCTGGATTTATTAAAATAAGATTCCTTGTTTCAACAGGAACGGCACCACCAAGCGGGAAAGTTCCATATGGAGCATGTCCAATAGGCATAATTGTAATCCTTATAAATAATTAACGGCTATTATATCGCCGACATTTGCTAAAACAGGCTTTTCATTTAACCCAGTTACATATCCATTTGTAATATCGCGTTTTATTTTTGGTTTATCCGGTAGTAATTCTTTGTATAAATAAATGCGATCAAAAAATCTTCCCGGTGAACCAATTGTTTTTATTAACGGAGAATATGAAATAATATCGTTTGCCAATGTATTAATGCTAAAAGATTCACCAACGTCTAAATTGTTAATATAATCTCCAATATAAGCATTTAATCCAGATTGTAAAGAAACTCTTTCGTCAATAGAAAGTGGTCGTGTATATGTAATTTTAATATCAAAGGAAAAATATATTTCCACAGGTTTTTCAATTATTACCTTTATACCTGCAGATGCTTTTTTTTCGACATTAGCTAATACTTTATCTGGCAAATCACTAGGCATTGGTAAAACTATTGATTTAATAACGATAGTTGCGGTACCCAAGCCTTGGCTATTATTAAAATAACGAACATCAGCAACGCCAGGAACTTCTAAAGCCGCCATACGTAAGGCAACTTCATTTGCATTTTGAGATGATAAATAATGATTAATAATTCTATATCTAAAATTATCATCAGATTCAGCATCGAGACCGCTTTCTATTGATGATATGTTTGTAACAAGAAGCAACCCTTTTGCTGTTTCTGTATAATCGGTGAATTTATGATATATTAATATCCCAGAAGGAATATTAAAAGAAGCACCACTACCAGCACTTTTAGCAGCAACGTATATTTCATTTTTATCTTTTGGTAGAACTGTATCTTCAGATACATAATATTCAATTGTCGTATCATTTTTATAGCCATATATTGTGGTTCCAGCGGGTATGGTGATATCATTTCCGGAATTTATTCCACCAAATGTATAACCGCTCGGAACATAAAATTTGATTATTTTAGAAGCAGCAGATATTTCAACTCTTGTAGCCGAAAACCTTTGCATACCAAACATATCACCAATATAATCAAGATATTTATCGGAAGCTCCATAAATAAATCCAATTGCCTGATTGATATCGAATGTACTATAAGCTTCACCAAGCTCTTGCTTCATAATCTCTAATAAAGCACGATATTTAGAACCAGGGCCAACTGATGTAAGAGCAGTATTTGCGCGCATAAAATCGAGAGACTGCTGCAATATTGTATTTGGATCTTTAGAAAAAAATGCCATTTTAAGCTCCTATTGTAACTGGGGAGGCAGTTGTTATAATAGTCGTTGGTTTAACGTCCCTGCTTGCCCAATATAATGAATTAACTAAATTATCTTTGCTGTCATAAACAACAGTAATACCTTTTTCGTTGGAATCAACAGTAAGTAAGCGAATACGAAAAGCTATTGAATTTATTCCTATTGGATAAGGGGTAATATCTATTTCGCCAGAAAATAAATTTGTTACTTCTGATATTTTATCTTTTATAACCTTTGCTATATCCATTCCAACATGTCGATTATTTGCAGAACCAACATATGGGCTTAAATCAATACCAAGGCTTGGATATATCTTATTTTCTCCAGGGAGACTCATAAGTAGCGTGCGAATTATCTGATAATATGTTCTTGCTGGATCAGCAGAAGTATCTTTTAAATCGCCAGCTTCTATAATTAAATCTCCTTCATATGATTCTGCGAGATCAATTTGTTTACGCATTATATTAAAGCTCCACTTAAATCTGTAAGTATGTTTTTAAGCCCTTTTAGATAACCAACACCTGGTATATCTAGAAGTAATGTTGGCATTGGTGTTACAATGGTAGAAGGCACCATAGACATTAAAAGAGGATTAAGAGTAAATATTCCGCCGATTCTTATTTTATTTGGAAGCGCAGAAAATGTTACAGGACCAACAACAAAATTTCCAAAGTTTTTATTAGTGACAAAAGCATATTCTGGCCCTCCCATCATAATAACTTCGTTAAATTTTACTTGCACACCAGCTTCTGACTCAGCAGAATATTTAATAACTTTATATGCTAGTTTTTGCGGTGGAATTGTATTTTGTTTCTTATCCTCAATATTATCAAAGACGCCTCCATAATAAGCGTCATTTGGTAATTTTCCTTTTACATAAACACGTCCATCTGTGCCATCGACCTTTACATCTGTAATGCGTATATAGATTTCTTTATTTTCTAATGGCAAACTTTTCTTCATACAGCGCTCATAAAATTACGAATTCCATGACGTTTTTCGGCTTTAAATACCTTTTTTCCTCCAATCGCAGTATCGACAGGAACTGCAACAGGGTCTTGTAATGGATTAACAGAATATGAAACCTTAAATATTTGGTCAATTTTTGGTATGCCATCGGCAGCCATTCTTTCGGCTTCTATTGCCACAGGAATCCATATACCTTTTTCTTTGATCATAATTATCCAATTTTTCTCATATCAATTAAAAGAAACATGTTTTGCAAATCAAGGTCATAATTAATAAAATCGATTAGATATTAATTTTCGCCAAATAATGTACTAATTGAATCCCTTAGAATTTCGACAGCCGCACCAATATCCTTCATATCCTGAGCCCACGTATCTTTTGTCCATTGCACATAACCGCCAACTTTATAAGTAGAAAGTCCATATAAATATGGCGCTCCCCTGCGAACTAATGGAGATACATAAATCGGGTCTCTGTGGCTATCGGCTAAAACAGCTTTATAAGAAATCTGGGCGAGTAACAAATAGAAAGCAGGAAGTACAACAAAACCAGTGGTTGCACTAATCGCCCCAGTTGCAAGAGCTACGGCAGCACCAATCCCTGTAGTAATAGCTCCAACTGATGGAAGTAACGTTCGGCCATTTAAAAAGTCATTCATAGCTACATGATCATATTCGTCCATTCCCAAGTTCATCCAATTAAAATCTCCAGATTTCATTCTTTGCAAGCCACTTTTAGCGCTACAAACATAATCTGAATAATCTTGAACTGACATTAAACTAAGCTGATTATAATTTACACGCATATCCGGTTCAATGGTTGATATCATACCCTCACCAGGTGCAATGCTTAGGACATGAGATCTTACGCGAATAGGACCATATGTTTGTGTTGCATCATCAATTACATATGCATTATCAAAAGTAGTAACATCTGGATTGCCAAGAACAGAAATTGTACCCTTATAGAGTTTCTCGGCTTCCTGAAAAAGAACTTTAGTTCCATATATATAAGCATTTTCTATATTTGAAGCATTCGGAAATTGTACATATTTTGTTTTAATATCTTCTAGTTGCAGATAGCTATTTAATCTCATATTTATTGTGGAGGGTTCTACTATCTCGCCATTGGCCATTTTTTTAGCATTATCATTATCTGCAGTGCCATAACCAAGCATAATTTCAGTATATACATCTTTAATATCTGCTTTTATTTGGTTACTAATCAAATTAGAATTAGAATCAAATAAATGATAGTGTGTTGTGGGTTTTTTAAGCTTATTTCTTAAATCATCTATAACGGCATTTGTTTTGTAAGTTGTCTGATATTCTTTTTCCAGCCAATTTTCATACGTATAAGCTTTTTGTATATCTGTATCTTTGTATGACTCAAGTTGTTTTTTATTCCAGTCGATATCATTTTGCAGTTGATTTAGCTTATTCTTTGCTTCTTGAATATCTTCAAGTTGTCCAATATTCCATTGAGTAGCAAAATAAAGACCATGGCGTGGGCCATAATATAATGTTACACGGTCATCATAAGGAAAAACTTTGGCTATATATTCAGGATAACGATAAGTTAATTCATCAACTATTTGCCATACGGTTGTATTTTTTATCCAATATCTACTCCATAAGAGATCTGTTAAACTTCCAAAGCTGTATCCAACGCCTATGAAATCAAGAAACTTTTTCGCCAAGGAACCAGCTCCAGGAATCATACTTACAGATGTAAAAACAGCCTTCCATACAGCAAGTGGGCCGCCAGCCTTTAAATTAATAAGCAGGTTTTTAAATCCTTGCAAATCACTCTCGACTGGACAGAGAAAATTTAATTCTCCTTCATCTTTTGTCCATGTCCATGATGTTGATTCATGACCCATTGGATCCATTCTTTTATATCTAAACCAATTGGTACCTTTTGTGGAATCCGAAAATGTCAAATTACTCGTATTATTCATTTTCCATCTACCAAAATGCTTAACCTCAGGCTGAGATATACACCATTGCAGAATATCATGTGTATCCGCATTAAATGTAGCTATTTGTGTTACTTCGCTTGGAGCTTTAATAGCATGAACTAATTCTGCACCATAGGACTGGCACATCATTTCAAATTCATTTTCTTCGCCACCAATAGAAACTATATATCCATTAAAACGAATTGGCAATTTATTAATATTATTAGAATATCCAACTCTAAACTGCACACGAGTTCCTTCTTTAAGTACGAGACCTTTGATATTATTTTCTACATTAAAATCAATGGTACTGCTTTTCTTAGAACCCTCTATATGCCCATAGTGTTTATAGCGAATAGAGGTAAATTTACCAGTCATATCTACGAAACGTACAGTAAGTAAATCTGCTGGCTGATCTTTAATCTCAGCATATCTTATTTCTTGTACTGCATTTATACCAAAAAGGTCATTAAAATCTTGCATTCTAAAAGGATACATAAATTCCTGATCGTCCTCCTCAATAAAATATATTTTATAGACGGGGAAAGCATATATAAAATCTGACGTTTCGGAAATAACTGTATTATCTATATCGAATAAAAAATGCTTGGTATACTCTATATGATCGAAGAAATATAATTCTCCAACCCTTTCATAATCAGGGTCTCTTTTATCTTCGTTGCGTTCGCTAACATTAACTTCAAGTTTAATTGGGTTGTCTTTATCTGTTTCATTGACATTGTAATCAAGAATGATCTTACTAGAATGTAAGTTACTAGCTTGTAAGCCCATACCAGATAGGCCTATATCTTGAAAAGTAACAGGAGACTTTTTATTAATGGCCAAAGATATATCATCTGTCGTTGATAATAAAGTTTCCATATCTTTAACAACAGGGATAGCTTCATTTTCAGATGGCGATCGAAAATAATTAATATAAGCATCATGTTTTTTCATCGTTGCGGCTAAAGCATTTTCTGTAATACGCTTTTCTTTAGGGTCAATAAGAGCATTCTTAGTTGGCTGATAAAAATAATAATCTGGATTAATTGTCGGCGGAAGATTAAAATCTATATATGCTGGCCATAATATTTTTGCAGAATAATTTTTAACATCATCTGAATATTTTTCGGCTGTTTTCGGAAAGTAATTTTGGCGTTTTCTATCTTTAGAATTAGATGCATAATGAGAATGCTTGTCGAGCCATTTGTTTATACTATTTGTTAAACTATTGTCGCCAGTTTTATTATTAGGAAAAAATAAGCTTTTGATTAAAGTTCTATCAGCGGCATTTTTAACACTTTTACCAATAGTCAAATATTCAAATATTTCATAATCATCAGATAATGGATTACGATTTTCTGCATCATTATTTGCAAAAAGATTAAATACCTTTTGAAGCCACGATTTAGACAAATCTTCATTAATGGTCTCGAACAGCTCTGTAATTTGCTGTTTTAGCTGTGGATTATCGTTAAATTGCTGTAGATTCTGTGGAACTAGATAAATACTTTCGAAATTATTATATGGCTTAGATAAATTTGATATCGCACCTACATCATTTGTTTGCGAATACACAATTCCAGCTAGCACTCCTTCAACAAACTCACTTTTTGCTTTTTTAGGATTCACTTCTATGGTTGGCTTAACCTTAGAAAATATTTCTTTGGCAAGCGTTTTATAATAATCGGTAACATCCATGTTCGGAGCCAATTGTTCCATATCGAACACACGCTGTGCAACTTCTTTAGCACCAGTAAAATCCGTTAATGATATAGTGACAATAGATCCTTCTGGTATGTCGGGATGTGTTGTGATATTAATATTGTCGATGACAAAATTTTTACCACCACAAATCGTATTAATAAATGGCTGATTTATTTCAATCCCATCATAAGCAGCAATTTCCTTAAAGCGAATAGCATTATAATTTGATATATTAATAACAGAAAGTAGCTTTTGTAACTCAAAATCTCCATAATTTTCGCTAACAATAAACGTTAAAGCCATACGTTTTACACGCCCGCCCATATATTGATGGGTAGCAAGACGATGTCCTGCAATTGGAACGATAGCTGGTTGATGATAGCCAAGATATTGTATATCTGTTAATGTGAATCCCGTGGTGCGTCTAATACTGACCATTCTTGGTATACGTATATATGAAATATTATCGACTCCAACTCTTGGCACATATTCGATATGGATATTTTTTTTAATCAGAGTATTTATATAATCAAGAATTGCTTGTTCATATGCCTTTAGTTCTGTTTTGCTTTGTGGCGCTACTTTGTTCGATAATACTTTATTAGGATCTTTAATAATATTAACTTTCTTTTGATTAGCGACGTCTTTAAGTTCTTGTCTATTAGGAATATTAACTGGCGTCGCTTTATTATCATGATTATTAATATACCTTTCAATATCAAATGTTTCTGGATTTACATAATAATCGTTACCGCTTTTAATATAATCCCCAAAGTTCTTAGCAACGCCTTCAGGAACAATAATTCTAAAATCAAGATGTGCTCCCATTGTACCGCGTGCAGGATTAGAACCAGAATTTCCCATTATACCAATAACTTGTCCTGGCTTAACAATATCACCATTTTTCACTAATTGCTGAGATAAATGCAGATACTTAGTTGTGATACCCGCCCCAGAATCTGTAATAAAAATATAGTGACCACCACCATGTTGCGGCCCATTTTTGTCATTAATTGGTGGTTGATAGCCCATTGTAACTTTTCCACCATGAGCAGCCAATATCTTTGGTGTAGAAGAAGTGGAACCTTTCGGTTTTAAATCAACACCTTTATGCGGAGAAGTACGATTATGTGCAGCCTTAAAATGGCTAGTAATCTCAGAATCGGCAGCCATAACTCGTTGCCATGGTTTTAATCCAGCTCGTGATATAAACGCTCCATATTCATCTTCTACAGTAGCATATGTAGTGCTTTTTTCCATTGATTTAACTTTATCGAGCATTGATGGGTCTAATAAATGGTTTGGAACTTCGATATACTGATAAAAACCTATCTGCATTATATCATCATCATAGCCGCCCAATTCGGCTTTAGTAGTTAAAAATTCATCATGCTCATAAAATAGCACGCCATTTTCTTGAAGTTTTTTAAACTCTCGAGCATAAAATTCATAAAAGGGGAGAGATAAATCTGGAGTTTTTACAGTTGCTAAAGTTAATAGTTTATCATTTAATCTATATAATGTATCAAGTGATTTTTTGTCGGTGAATTGATAATAATATGGATAAGCAACATCCAATATATAAGGACGATAATTAAATACAAGAAAGCTAAATTCCACTCTTATAGTACGTGGCAATTCTGGATCTGTGGCTATTGAATGACTGACATAAGTTAATAATATTTCTCCAGAAGTATTATCTTCTTTGATAACTTCTTTAGTACCATTATTAATTATAGATGCATAATTGGTAATGATTTTTTCTCTGAGAAATTTATTTCTCACATGCACGAATGGTATCACATTCATTTGCGTAAGAAGTGGAACAAGCTTATATTTTAATTCTTCTTCTAGCGTAACCCCAAGCAATTCATTATCTGTAAAAACAGCAGAAATACTAACTTGAATAGCACCATGTCCTGTATTTAATTTAACGCTTGACGATGTACGTAAAATTGGTATATCAATGGTATTATTTCTAATCTCGACACTAATAGCTTCTGGTGGAATTGTAAGATAAATATCATTAATCATAAACTCGCCAGGCTGATCTTTAATTTTTTGCATTAGACGCTGATTATAATCACGATATTTATATATATAGCTTTCTGTATTTAGAAAATTAGGCCATTTATTTAAATCAACAGAACGATTAATCCCAAAGAGATATGCGTGGATTTCGTTAAAATAATCTTTTTCCTGTTGTTCTAATGTTTTATAGATATGTTCTTGATTATCTGCCATTTTATACCTTTATACATTATTCCACATTAAAGAATCGTTTGTTTCTTGCAATTGACGCACATAAGAGGCGTCAGCGCCAGGACTTCTATTAACCACTGTGCCACCAAAAGGAATACCAAAACCATTAATATCGTTACGTATTTGCTCTATACTTGTATTACGAGGAGTTTTGCCTCTCACTTGAAAATTATATGCTTGTGGCTGAGGCTTATAGACCATACCAGTTTGAGGATCAATTGGTTCGGCAGCAGTTGGTGCTTTTTTTATTTTAGATTCAGAGCGTATATCTTGATGTTTAATTGAATTATCCGCAGGTTTTAACATTGCTAAAGTGATAGCTCCTCCTGCAAGCAACAAAAATGGCTTTGATTTAATAGCCTTGGTAAATCCAGTTTCACCAACCTCTGCGGCTATATTTCTTGCTTTGCTAAGTTTAGACGCAGATTGATTAGCAACATCAACAAGCGAACCAATTTCTGCATCAATATTTCTTTTAACGCTCATACTTTGAGCAAATTCTGTCCAATATTTAAGCTCTTTATCAGTAAACTTGTCTGTATAGCGGATAGTATTTTGAAGCGAGGCAATTTTACCCTCTGGAGAACCCATAAATTCATCATAATTCTTAATAATATCTTTATAGAAATCATCATTCACATCTTTGAAAATGTTATATAATGCATTGTTAGTTTCATCTCCATGCAAAACAATACTTTTTAACGTTGACGCTCTCGTGTCTACGTCCATGCCTCTATCGAATATTGATTTAAATGTTTCTAAATTTTCTACAGATTTACCAACGAAACCCTTAGAACCAATAGAGCTTTCACGTAATACATCAATCATATATGATATTTTTCTGTCTATATCGTCTCCATAAGATCGCCTTAGGTTGCGCAATTTATTTGATATTGGACCAACGCCAGCAGAGAATGCAATAGATTCATTTAATGTATCAATGTGTGCTCTAGCGACTTCAGATGGACTTAGCTTTTCCATTAATTCAGCAATAGATCCATGGCTTGCTTTTTTAACCTTAATACCTTTGCCACTAACATTTTTAATAAATTCTTCATTTGTTAGGGCAGATTCTATCTCCTTACCCATCTGCTGATTAGCCAAAGCCATTACAATTTGATCTCGATCATAGTCGGCTGTTAATAAGGTTTCCAAATATTCTGATAAATAAAGACCACCCTTACGAATAATATTTTGTGATAAATTCTCAGCTTCCTTTAAACCAAGCCCATAGACATCTGTATAAACATCCCTAAGTAATGATTCGCCAGCTATAATTTGCCAAGCTCCATATCCAACTGGATGGCGTCCCCCAAAAGCATATTGCTTATTTGCATTATGCAGCTCAGAAAGAAGGCTTCTTTGAAAGCTTTTTAATTTATTCCCAGAGGTTTTGGGATTCAAGCCAGCTGCACGTAACTTATTTTGATAAAAATCAGATCCACCAATAAAATCAAAAAAATCGGCATCTGACATAATTCCAAGAGAGCGACCTCTAAAGGCTTCGAAATCTATGCCTTGTTCTGTCGCGGTAATACCATATTTATTCATAACATTTGCTAATGCACCCATTTTATTCATGCGTTTAGCATTGGTTTCTATTGCTTCTAAGGATGATGTATTAAAAATAAGACCAGGACGAGCTTCTAATATGGCACCCTTCATTGGTTGCTTAGTAAATATGTTTTTATCGAATAATATCTTTCCTACGCCGGTAACCAATTCATCATAAGCAGCATTGAATTCATCTCCAGGGTTAGCTGTAATAACCCTTTTTGTTAATGTAGATAATTGTTTTCTGATCAACTGAGTCCCAGTTTCCTCTCCAGAAATTGGATTAACAATACCAACATATGAATTAGATGTAAAATCTAAGATAGGTATTGTAGCATCATTGCTAAGCTTAATCAGCAATCTTGTTTTATCAGAAACGTTATCTGCGGCTTTTATACCTAATTGCTTTGCTGCTTGAACAAAAGCATTTCTCACTTTTCTCGGATCGTCACTATTAAACATTACATTAAATAGCTCTCTATCTGCTAAAATATCATCCTGATTGATAACTAAGGCATCTTTAATTAAGCTAGGATTAGATAATGGCGCATAAGCATCATATATTTGTTGATATTCCTCCATATTAATATTCTTAATAATGGCATCAGAAATTGAAGGCATACCTAGCTGAGCATATTTTTCGGCCATTTCTGGTGAAAAGTTCACATTTTTGTTCATTTTTAGACCAGCTAAAGAACCAGCTTCTCCAATGCTATATGGGTTATGTCCTATACCCGGCATATATACAGGATTGTTTTCGTCTATAATAGAGCCAAGCATTACATCATATTTTGCATTGCCGCGATTTTTTTCATAGAGCTGCTTAGCAAAATCAAGTATTTCAGTGGGAGACAATTTAGCTAATTCTTCTGGAGATTGACCGAAATCTTTAATAAGAGTTTCTTCTAAAACAGAGGATACAACACCAAGAGAATTAGAGCGATATCCTTCTGATGCAAAAATCATTTTGCTGGTATCTAAATTTAAAGAATTATATTCGTCGCCAAATGAATCAACTATTTTCTGAAGTTTACTAAAATGTCCGCGTTTCAATCTTTCACTAACCAATCTTGCAGCTCTAGCTGGATTACTAGAAGTTTGAATAAATCTTTGCAGTCCAAATGTATTTCTCATTAACCTTTCAGCATCGCTATTAGAAATAATTTGTGCCGCAGTTTGTTTTTTAGCAAACCATGTTTTAAAATAATCGCCAAGCTTATTTTTTGCTCTACCAACAATTCTAAATCCAGGAACATCACCACCAGAAATAATGTCACTAATTGTTTCTTGGCCATATTCGCCAAAACGAATAGAACCAGTTTCTGTATTTGTAAGAACGCCCTTGCGATGTAAACCACCAATAGAGCCTAAAACAGAGCTAATTATTGTTTTATGACCAGTATCAAATTTGGTAATTTTAGAAAATATATTGCTCGCAATGGAATTAAATTTATTGATACTCTCGACGTCTTTTGTTCTCTTCCAAGTATTAAGGGCTCTACGGATATTTTTAAATTTCATAGCAGATAGAACAGAGCGTCTATCGCCTTTAACACCAAATAACTCTGCGAGTTGATTAACTTCTGTATCAGTTAATACATCTTTGATAGCACTATATTTCTTTTGTTGTCTGGCAACTTTATTTGCATTAATAACCGTAGAATGTTTTTTAGACATTAATGACTTTGTATATTCAATAACATTTTGATTGTCAGTATTTTGTATGGCGATTTTATCAATATATTGAGCAGTGATATCTTCAACAAACTTAGCAACTCGATCTCTATCAAGAGCTTCAGTTAAATCAACATTATGGGTTACGATATCTATCATATCGCTTTTGGCCAATCCTTCAGTAATGATAGCACCTTCACGGCCTTTTAATCCAAATCCAACGCCTTTTTCTAAACCAAAGCCTGATTCTAGAACCTGATCAATTAATGTCTCATCCATTCCTAAGCTTCTCCAATAATCACCAGTATCTGTGTATGTAAGAATTGATGCTATATTACCCATTCCACCGGCTATTTCCAATTGACCATATCTGCCAGCCGCTGCTAAATCACCACCTATCATTGTTTCTTTACCAATAGCTTGACGCATGGCTTTATTTGATTCTAAAGAAGTATTGCTCATAGAATGGATAAATGAAGAATGCGGATCATTAAATACACCAAATGCTTTTTCGTTTTCTGAACGAGCAAATAATAATTTGCCTAAATCAATACCTTCTAAGTTTTCAATATTTTGCCACATTTGCTGAACTGTTGTATAATCAAGTGCGGGAGTGAGTAATTTTAATCCCTCTTCGGTAGGCTGATAAGGAATAACTCTGGCGGCTTCCCTTTGAAAAGCTGGGTTAGAGACATTTGGCACTCTTACTGTAACAACGTTTTGTTCTGCTAAAGCTGCCATATCCACAGCACGCCGTAAACTATTGCCTACGCCATTTTGTTTTAATTCTTCGTGAACACCTCGGGCTATAAATGTATTAATATCAAGAATACCAGAATATAATTCGTCGGCTGTTTTAATTTGATTAGCCATTAATTTTTGGTATGTCATTGGATCAAGAAATTTGGGAGCAACCCCATATGTTAATCCATAATTTGTTCTCGCATAACGGCCGCCCTTAGATATCATGCCAAAATTAATACTTAGATCGCCTCCAGCATGGTTCATTATAAGCTGAACAGAAGCATTATTTCCAATATGCTGCAACACCTTAAATGTATGCTGGCGATTATGAGATGTTAAAGTTTTAGATATTTCTATAAGCTCATTTAAAAATTGCATATGTTCAGATAGTCCGCCATTACCAAAAACACGGGCAAGCTCTCTTCCTACATCTTTTGCATTAGAAACGGTTGTTGCAACTGGCGCTCCTTTAAGCATATTAGGCAATTTGTCCAAACCCAATTCAGACCATGGAAGTATGGATTTAGTCATATTCTTTTGGGCTATTTTTTGAGCGGCTTTAATTTTTGATGTCTCTCTTGCTTGCTTAAATAATTCTGTGCCTTCTTTTATATTTGTCCGAGCACCAGCCATTTCTTTTACCAAATAGCCAGCAGCAGCAAGGCCAGAAACCATGCCTAATGATTCTAAAACGCCAGGTTGTTTATCACTCATTGTTTACCCATTTTAATAAACTATCATTCCTTCTTGTCTCATTGCTTCTTTTATACGGTCGTTATTATTTTCGCGACCATGAAATTCAACAGTAGAGTATCCTTTGGTTGGAAGAGCGGTAATTTGCATATCTGTGGCACCAATTTTTCTAAAATATTCTTGCAGCTGATTCTTCGCTAATTCTCTATTATGAGGTTTATATTCATATTTATCATTACCAGCAAGGCTGCCATTATTAATCATGTCCAAAATACGAGCTTGACGTTCATCTTCTTTCCATAAATTAAAATCTCTAATATTATGGCCAAGCGAATTAGCAACTTTTACCTTGAATGCATTTAAATCAACACCAGGGGCATATCCCGTAAAATCTCTATCTGGAAGATCAAATGTATTTAATACAATATCCGAACTCACATCAGTATTTGGCTTTAAACTTCCCATTATAGCATCTGCTTCTTCTAATTTGCCAGCTCTTTGTAAATCTGTTACTTGCCATTGAGATTTTAGTATCCTACGAGATGTCGGATCGACCATTCGCAATATATTTGATCGTCTCCCTTGATCAGTAATATCAACCATAGGAGATATATATTTCATTGTTGATGGTAATAAAACATTTCTATAATCTTCGATATCATCGTATGGAGAAAGATCATAAATACTTTTGCGAATACCACTACGGAGGAAATTAGCTCCTTCAATATCTCCTTGATTATATAAAGCATCTGCTTTTTCTTTTAAGAGTTGGTTTTTACCAAATTGTAACTGTTGAAAATAAGTTTCTATGTCTCTTCGTTGGGTAGTACGAGGCGGAGTATAGTTGCCGAGTGTGATATCGTCCATTAATCTATTAAATGTAGGTACTATATAATCACTAATTGGCGAAGACCAACTTTTAAAAGGAGAATCTAATAGCACATAGGATTTATAATCCATTTCTGGTGTGCCAGGCCCCATAAATTTATGGGCAGGAGATATTGGATAAAGATGCTCAGTTGGTAATGAACGGCCTATTTTTTTTAAGCCTAACCAGTATCGCCCGAAAAAGCTGTCATCGGCTTGATCAAATCTATTTAATTCGTCATTACGATATTCTTCGTCTCGTGCTAATATATTTCTATACATCTGCTCTTCGTCAGAAGATAAATCGCCAGCTTCGGCTATTTTTTTGACTTGACTAAGAGTTTTATAATAAGCAGGAGATAAGCGTGCTACATCTTGTAAAATATTTAATCTATGAACTAAAGGATACTCTTCATATGGTATCCCTTCTAATTCTGGATGTAATGCTTCATAGCCTCTGCCGGGCACACGCATTTCGCCCAGAGGCATAGCATAGGGATCGCCATATTGAAACTCTTCAGGCATCCAAGAAGGCTGCGTATTTCTTATTGCTGACGAGATATATTCCGGGCCATATTCTCTATCTGGATTTAATCTACGATAAAATTCATTAAGTCCAAACATACCACCTAATTCTTGGTCCCAGAAAGCTTTCTGACGCGAAAACATTCGTCCAGAGCTTTCATAAACAGCTTCCGCACCTAATCCTTGTCCAGCATTAATAACATTATTCGCTAATGAACTATAAGCAAAGCCTACTAATCCTAAAGTATCTGTAAAAGATTTAGCTGTAGACGATGCATATAAATTTAGGTTATCAGGTAATTGTGGAGTAGAAACCCAATTACGAGTATTAGTTTCATAGATAGTGCCCTGCAAAGATTCTGGAACTTCTGGACCAACACGTTTTAATAAACCTGGAGGCTCTTGACCCAAAGCCTCTGGATGGGCAACGATTGTTGGCTTAAATATCTCTTTTACTGGTTGTAAAACTTTTTCTAAAAATCCAAGTCCTTGTTCTGAAGGTCCCCAAACTACATAAGGTCTCTCTTGATCCATTTCCCTTTCAAGGAAGTAAGGGTCAACGATCCTATGTAACATACGACCAATTGGATCGCCATAAAAGCGTCCAAATTTAGTCTTTCGTGCAGCATCGGTAATTAGTCTTACAGTCCAATGCGGAGCATAATGCTTTATCTCATCGCCTTCATAAGGGGTGATGCCAAATTCCCAGAATCTTCCTCGGCGGATAGGAACTAATTGTTCGCCAGAATATATTTGCTCTAATTCTTCTGAGCTTTTTTCACTTCCAAAAACTCCAGGCCAAAATGGAAGTGTTAATAACGCACCAGCAGCAAAAGCTGTTATTCCATATGCACCAGTTCTGCTAGCTTGATTTAATTTAAGAGCCTTAGATGCCTTGCTTAATAGATTATCACTGGCTTCTATTGATGAAATGATATTTTTGAAATATTTCGGGGCAACACCACTAGTACCAACTGGCACTTTTTCTATCAAATTCTGTATGCCAGCAGCGGATGTTGCAGCAATACTTAAAGAAGCAGGGAAGGCAAGTAATCCTAATGCAGATGTAGAACCAGGAGCTTGTTCTTTTTGTTTTTTGGCATACGATGTCAGCCCAAGAGCATCACTTATATTCGCATAAGTTTTACGTACATCTTGATATAAACTAGCAAAGAAACCACCAATACCACCACCAAGACGTGTATCTTTAATTATTGGTGTATTGCGAAGGATTTCATCTGCCAGCGGAATAGCACCCAAGAACAAAAATGCCGAAGGCAGCATGTTTCTAAATAAATGCCTACGCAATAAAGCAGAAGTTGAATCAGCTTCAGCTAATACACGCCAGCCTCCAGCTCCAAACATATTGCGTAAACCAATACGATTATAAAACTCGGAGCCTTTACGTAAAAACTTTGGAATAGCACTACTTGTACCAAAGACATTTTCTATCGGGCGTAGCAGAACTTCAAATGGATCATCTAATAATTTAAGATAATTTTCAACACCAACACGGACAATGGCATTTGCCTTTTGCATATAGGGCTGATACCATTTCTGTCCGCCATAAACTAAAAGTTCTGTTGGGCCTGGTTTTAATCCGCGATTACGATAAAGTGCTTGAGCATATCTTGATATGTAACCAATTTTTTTATCACGCAACGCATCTTCTGTCATGCCCCAGTAATTGAACATAAGGCGGGCATTCGACAGAACCTCTTCGCCGGCAGTATTAAACAGCTTGCCATTTTTCCACTTAAGCCCCTGTTCAAGCATGCGATAGTCAATCTTACCATTAGAAATTGATCGTAAGAATTGACTTTGGCCGCGAAGCATTTGCTGCGTAAGCTCTAACTCTGCTAAGTTATTTCTTAGATATCCCTCAGACATTATATTATATGCAGAAAAAGCCCGAGGAACTTTTAACATTTCCTCTGTAGCTTTAATAGCATTTAATATAATTTCATGTAAATTAGCAGTGCTATCAGCTGTTTTTCCCATGGCCTCAAACCATGGACGTCCTCCTATAGATTGAAGCCCAATAAACCTTAAACTACCAGTAGTAACATTCGGAACCTCAACCCTACCAGCATATTTATTAAAAGCATACCAAGCACCTAAATTAACGGCACCAGTAAGCATTAAATCAGAAAGGCTTTTGGAAAAATTCTGATGTTCTTGTTTTTCTATGTCTTCTCTAAGACTCAATTTTTAGCTTCTTCCTTGTTATCTGCGTCGAAATCTAATTTCTTTACTTCTGGTTCGGCAGGTAAAAATGGTATTTTAGGAATATTGCCCGATAATATTAATTCTGCTTGGGCAATACGACGAAGTATTTCTTCCCATGTTAAATCATCAAAACTGCTAATATCAACTCGTAATGCATTGGCTATAATAGAAAATACTCGATATTCAAGATCATAATTTGCAAAGACTCTGCTTTCAGCAAGATCGTTAAAAAACTTATCTTGTGAATCAGCACCAGATACATTAAATATAAAACGAGCAACGGTATCAGTTACGCCAGCTGGCAATAATTCAAAATCAACAACAGGATTATCTTCGTCATCTAAAGTATATGGATATGTCATATCTATGAGGCATTTAAGAAATATATCCTCCATTGCTGAATCTTCATAGTTCGGCATGGCGGTTAGGACCGCTCTATAAGATTTGTATTCCTTATGCAAGAGCGGCCTAAAAACAACACGTGCCTCATCATCAAACTCAATCATATAAATTGTACCGAAGCGTCTTTTTGCCTCGAAAACATTCATATTATATCTTTACAATCATTCTAAGAGCAAGTTCATCTGGAACAAAATTGCTGGCATAGCGTATTTGTTTAGATAATGTTTCAAATGTACCAGCGCCAGCTAAAGCGCGTAATTCTGTATCATAAGTGGGATATAAGAGAGCTTTTTGCACAATAAGCTCATCAATAATAGTTTCATTCGGAGTTTTCATTTGGCTAATTTGTGCTGAAATTTCTTTCCATTCAACTCTTGTAAGATAGCGGAAAATATAAAAGTCTTTTTTATCAAAATAAACTGCATAGACTTTGTCACGGAATTTTTCTTTCCACTGCTCTATCTGATCCATTGTTGGTCCGCCTTCTTTAGAAATCAGTTCTAATAAATATTCGCTTTCTGATTTCTCAGCCTTTTTGGACTCTTCCTTTGCTTCTGCTTCAACTTGTTCTAAAGCTTCTTCTTTAGCATTAAGTTTATTTTCTAAGTTGAGCATTTCATCAGCAAATGTCGTTTCTTTTTTTTCCATTGATGTTATTGCCTATTTTGTTATTAAATAATTGATTGCGCTATAAATTGATATACTTCGACAACTGGAGAATCATCTACTCTACGTACTGATCCATTGGAAGTTAAAAAGCAATTTTTAATTGTTCTTTCTTGATAATTCTCATTATCATATCCAACTCTAAAATCTTTTACAATGATATCAAATGGTACTCTAAATTCTGGACGAGCATCAGCACTAAGAAAATTTTGTGGCTTTTCTGAGTTCCAATAAGTTTCTTGAAAAGCTTTGATATCATTATCGTTAATTCCTTCTTGAATTGAGGTGTATTTATTAACTGTAGCATTGATATAATCTTTTGAATTACCCTCTCTTCTTTCTATTTGCTTTATAACTTGAGAGGGTGGAGCGGCTGATTTTAATAAGTCGTCTATAACTTTACGTCCATTTTTGCCATCGGATGATGCAGCTTTAATAAATGCATATAAATAGCCATCAAACCTAAAATTTATAATTAAACTTCCAGTAACAAAAACTCTTCCTTGTGCAGCAGTATTAAAATGCTTTGAAGCATATGAATAAATTGGCGTGCGACCATATTGATATAAACCTTCAACTTCGGCAATATCGTCAAGATAGTATTCGCCAATTTGTATACGTGTTTGTGCACCAGTAAAATATATAGTTTGAAACTGGTTACCTTTGTCAACCTGTGTCTCTGGTTTCGGTTGAGTAGCGACAACATCTTGAGTTTCATAAACAATAGAATTGCCCATTAGATTATTTGTTGGCTTGGGTTTTCCGTCTAAATTATATAGTGTGCTCATAGGAAATACTTCTTTAGTGATTTAATTTCGTTATATGCCTGGTTATATGCATCGACAGGTAACTGTCTAAAATTGAAGCTATTGATAAAAGCGATATCTTTGTAATCTGGATATATAGAACTAATATTCTCCATCCGCTGAAAATGTCTAGCAACATAGTTAACAGAGTTTTCAGTGATTAAATCTGAGACAGACATAACTTGCCCCTCATTCATAAATTCAACACCAAATAAAGCAAGTTTTGAAGTCTGACCAAATTCATTGGTAAAGATAATAAAAATATCTAATGGAGGTAGTTGATCTATTCTTATCTCTCGATAATCAGATTCATTATAATCCATTTTTATTAGCTCTGCCAATACAGCTCTATCAAATACAGTAAATATCATTGTTCCAGCTATTGTAACATAGCCTCTGGTATAACCTCTTGGCTGAGATTGACCTAAAGCCTTTACCTGCTCTTTACCTCTGTATATTGAATAAGAACATGTTTGTAGTTCGGCAAGACGTTTATAATGTTTGCCAATCTCATTTTTCATCTCAATATCTTTTTTGATAAGACTGTTCTCAATTTCTTTGGCTTTTGCGGCTGTTTCTTCATCTCCTGGTGTTCGTAAAACATCAAGTTGCGGGTCTATTTCTTCATGAAAGTTATTCCATTGAGAAATAGCTTTTAAAAGCTCATTTGGAGATACAACAGCATAGACAATAATATCCGCACCAGAGTATGTAGTTTTAATAATTCCTTTTTCTATAGGTTCATCTGCGTACATTTATCTCCCATTAAAATTATATAATTTCTTTTCCAGCAAATAGGTATTCCGTATCGGTTCTCAATGCAGTATGTGGAACCTCAAGCAGTATGCCTTGTTTTTCTTTTTCAATATCAAAAAATTTAATGTCAACAAAGCTTCTAATTTCAAATTCTTTTTCATCAATAATATCTAATTCGCAAGGACCAATGTCGGCATTTGATGGAGCTAAATTACGTTTAACAGATAAAGTACCACCACGTAAGTTGCGTTTATTTAAAAACTTAGTAAAATATCTTTTGCCTTTGAGCGAATGCTCTAATTCTAAGTTTTGAATATCTGCAAAAATTGTTTCACCAATACGTGCTACTACCATAATATAATTCCTTAAAAAATGATAACCTAATTACTTGATGTGCAAAAGAAAAATCAAATAAAAAAAGCCCCGCCAGCTTCTAAAACACCTGCGGGGCTCATAAAATCGATTTTAATACTCGAATTATTAAGATTTAGATCTAGTGACCTTCATCCATGGAGTAATATAGCGACATATGTAGGTATATTGTTCTTCAAGTACTAAATCATCAACACTTACTCCACCACCTTCGTTCATTAATTCAACGCCGATGATAGATTTCTTTGCAATTTCTCCAGCTTCATTCACAGCAGATAAATTTACATTAAAAGGAAGTATTTGATCAGCATAGTAGATATCAATATATTCGGCAGCAGCTCCAACATTTGCTTCAATATCACTACCAGATATAGTTTCAAAAGAAGTAGTGTTATCAAATTGTGTGTCGACATTTGTATAAGATGCGCGAGAATCTACTTTTTTGCCATAGAACTTTTTGTTGTCTGCTGGCATATCAGCTTCAAGGAATCCTCCAATTAACGATGATTTATCTATAGTCACAAATACTAGTGTACCAGCGATAGCTCTTTTTCCACGAGCAAAAGCACGCGGATCAGGAGAGCCCATTGTGTAAACTGGGCCTTTTTCGCGTGTAACAGAATAGGAGATCGCTTGCAAAGTAGCAAATAGTTTTCCGGCCATAACAGCAGTAATATCTGCACCAGAGAATGAACTATATGTTTTTAAATCTGCCATTTACAATCTCCTTATTTAGTTAAATTTACATAAATATATAATTGTCTCAATTCACCAGGTACATTTAAGATTAATCTCATTATACCTTCACCTTTGATTTCTTGATCACGTGTAGCACGCACTTGAGCTAAACCAGCATTCAAATACCCAAATTGTTTCAAATTATGAAGCATCGAATTTTCTTGTTCTTCAAGAGCGTTACGAATCTCACCATTATTTAAGCCGCCGATAAAAGGTTCGGCAATCTTTCTTGCCATATCAATAGCAAGTGCAACTATTCTAACGGTAAGTACTCTAGTATAATCACTATTTGGTCTAGCAGCTGTAGGTGCATCTACAACTTTTACAGAATTATCAAAAGATGATGCGAATACTGTGTAGCGAGTTCCAACAAGTTGATCAATCAAGCTATTCTTTAATTGCAATGCAATTGGCAAGGATAGAGTAGATTTCATTTTTTTATTTGTTGGGGCATCTTTTTCATCAAGACTCATGATAAATCCAGCGTAATCAGCAGCAGCTCCACCTAAATATCCAGCAGCAGTATTAGCTGCAGCTCCAGTATGAATCAATGGAAGAGCAGTAATCACTAAATATTTACCTAAATCTACAGGTTTGCCAGTATGATCCAAAACTGCATCACCATCAACAAATCCAGTAGCTGTATGGTAAAAACCAGCTTTAACACCAGTAGAACCAGCCATATATTTATAACCAAGTAATCCAGTTCCAGAGACCGTTATGTTTCCATTAGCATCAGTTATTGGAGCTTTTCCAACCCATTTAACAACTTCTCTTTTAACCAATGATGTTGGTGGTCTCATAGCAATTGAACCAAGAGCTTCAGTTTGATTAAGCGACAAACCATAAAGATATTCGCCTAATTGATGAGCAAAATTTGCTTCATTAAACTTAACTATTTTATCGCTTTCGGTTAAACCTGAAAGCGGAGTATCATTCATGATAACTTCATAAGGATAGTTACCATCTACTAACTTTTCTGCATGAACTCCATCTATACCTAAAGCATATGGTTTTGGTACAATTCTATCAGAGACATTAGCCCCGGTCTTCCATATGTGGAATAACTCACCTTCATGTTCAAATTGATAAACCATGCCTAAAAAATCTTCTTCAGCAGGTACGGCTATTTGTCCAATATTATTTACTAAATTAGGCGCGTCTACATAAACACTAGCTGGTATTACCATATCACATTGGATATTTTCTAACTCAAAATATGCCTTAGCAAGAGCTTCAAACATTTCCATTTGAGTTAATTTTGTACCATCATTTTGAGCAAAATAACGAGTTTTAATCTGTCCTTTTGTATCGTCAGCATTTTTGGCAGTAAATCCATCAAATGGAACCCATTTGTCACCAACTTTTTTACTAACCAATGTAGCTTTTTCGTCTTTAACATATAGGACTTCATAATCTCCATCATCTGCAGTATCTCCGCCGGTAATTGTTATTATCATACCAGCAGCTAATGGTAAAACAGCAGATGGATAGCTGATTGTTTTTGCACCTGCTGCATATGTGATGCTGTTTGCGGCACCAATTGCAGTGTTGACAGAACTTAAGACAACGGGGCTACTCTCTGTGCCGATGGAGACGGCAGAGTTTGTTATTTCTTTATTAAAATCTACAATAGCAAATCCGGTATCAATACCGTTGATATTATCATATACGACTTCTCCAGTTACTGCATGTGTTAATTTAAGATCATGCGCACCAGAAGAAAAATCGTAAAATATTTTGACTGAGCTTCCATCTTCGACTTGTATTTTATATCCATTTACAAAATCTAAGATTGCAGGGGTAGAACCGATTCTAAATAAGGCAAGATATCTCGAACCGGATTCGCCAGCTTCAAGCATTCCCTGAATTAAAGTTCCTTCTTGAGATCCCTCTGGATCAAAAGTAAACATCGCTGTTTGTGGATCTCTAACAAGATATAGCTGTTCTCGCGGTCCTGCTGGGGAAGTGCCAATTACGACTGTTAGCTCGCCAGGTATCATTTCGGCAACCAAAAGATTTTGGTCTTCTTTAAATACTCTGATACCAGGTAAATTACGATATACAGGCATTAGCTGAATCCTCCAATTATGTTTTATTGATTATTGTTTCGATAATTAACGTTTCTAATACTTTTTCATAAACGATCTTTAGCTTATTTGTACGAAAAAAGAAACGAAGAGGTGCACCATATAATGAATAGTTTGCATACTCTCTGTATAAATCATTCATTCGTCCTAAATAACGCATTTGTATCAATCCCTTACCTTTTAGAACCGAAGCATAGGTTTCCATTAATTCTTCGAAAAGCTCAGCACCTCGATGCGCATCTCGGTAGTTTTTTGACCAGCTTACGAAGTCAATGGTATTATCCATCGGTTTTTCATAGATAAGAACTTTATATCCTGGATTTTCTTTATCTGCCATTATATCTCTAAGCATATATTTTTGAACTTGCACACCTTCATGTGGTTCGCTAGTTCTTGAAATAACGCCATTTGTACGTCTGACGACTGAATATCGAATCGAATTACCTTCGTCTTCAGGCACTATACCATATGCATAATTTGGCATAAAAGAAAAGTCCTTTAAATCATCTGGTTTTACTTTTTTATAGTTGGTTAATAAGTCTTTTACATCATCTAGCAATGTATCAAGGTCGTAGCCAACAACACCCTGATATTCCTCTTTGGTAGTTTCGATACCACCGATATTATCTAAAATGCGAACTATTATTTCGCCAATACGTTGATCTGGGTTGTATGGAATAAAACGTGCCATTATTTTTGTATTTCTCCGACGGCTTGAAAAAACTCAAGACGACCATTATCTAATGTTTTATTATAAACCATGGTTATCATATATTCCATATCTATGGCTACTGGATTAATTAAATTTCCATCGGTATCAATTTTAGGAAGTATAATGATATCATTTGCATGAATAGCATCTTTATAAGACGTCCATATTATTACTCTGTTGTTTGGCATAACGCCCACTGGAGCCTGTGTTTCATCTAATGCTAAACGTGTTGAGGGAGGAGTTATAAATCCACGGATTAAATATTCATCACATAAATAACCAGTTCTTGTTGTAGCATATCCGCGGTCTCTATATTTGCCTTCTTCGGTTATTTTATAAACAAATGGGCTTTTAATTGCTTGTCCTTCTGAGTCTCTTTTAAGTTTTTGCCAAACAAGCCATCTTCCACGGGGCATTTCTTTTTCTGTACCATATAAAGTATTGTGGACAAGGTCTCTAATACTTATATCAGCAGCCAAAGGCATGCCATCTACAATATCTTCAAAACCATAATTCATTTATGTTAACTTTGATTTATTTCATATTCCATTAGTTCATATCTGCTTCTAGTAATAAAGGCTAGAGGAGTGGCAATTTCGTCCCATATCAATTTACGGGCTCTAGTATCGACAGTATTTAGACCGGGTTGTATTCCGCGTTTCCACAAACGAATAGATTCGTCAGATGGATTAGCACCTCTTAATTCAGCTATTCCAGTAGATAGTCTGAAATTAAGCATATCAGCAAATGCACGTTTGAAGTCTCTAACTTCTTGCATTAAATTGTTGAACAATTTTACTGTATTCGATGAATCAACTTGAATTACAAAATCACCGAGTTGTTTTTTAATATTTGCAAATGCAGGATCATCAAAATCGCGTGATAAAATTCTTTCAAGCACAGAATACATTACCCATTTAGCACGGATATGAGAAAAATCGGGCTCTGGTATAATTTTTAGCTTTTTTAATTTAATATCGGCTTCTTGACTTATCCAATAAATTAACTTTGCTATTTCAAAATCAGAAATCTTACCTAAAATCGAACCTGCTAATAAGCGGATAGAGGCTATCGAAGTATAATATGGGATCATTTGTGTTAAGAAATTAAACTCATAAGAGTCTAATTTTGCACCACTCTCACTTTCAATATCTGCTAAAACCACAGTATATTGACATTCTTCTGCCAACGAAGAATTAAATGTAATTGTTAAAGTTTTGTCCGATACAGTCGCAGTGTATATTGCGACATCTGCTTTATAAGCAGGATAATCGCTTAGAATCTCTTCTACATAAATAGAAATATTATTATTTTTATCAAATTTGCTGGCATTAATATTTTCTGTAAAAGTAAATATCAGCGTTTGATTACCAACCATCACTGAATTTTCTCTTGGTAATGTATTGGCAATACGCATTGTAGAAATTTGATTTGAATTGATTATAACATTATTGCCAATGATTATATTTGATTGCGGAACATCTGGAATTGGCTCAGCTATATCTTCTTCTGTAGTTTTGAAGGTAAATTTTTTAATTCCGCCGAGAATAGAGGAGTCTGTTCCAGCAATACCTTGAGAAATGTAGACTGTATAATTAGTATTCGGGTCAAGTTTAAATTTTGGCTTAAATATTAATTTTTTATGATCAGCATTGTCTATATAAACATCTCCGTCAACAAAAGAGTTCATTCCGGATTGTTTAAATATAGCGTCAGTTTTATATGTATCTGAACTTGGTTGAATTTGATTTGGTACAAGAATTTTTGTATCAGCGAAAGAAACAACTAAGCTTGATTTATCAACTGAGTCCGGTTTGATATCGAGATCAAATACAACAGTTATCGATGTTAACTGACTAACATTTGTTGCATTTTGAGCGGGATCTGTTGATACTATGCGCATTATTTATTTTCCTCTGCCAAATGGTTTATTTTACCATCTTCTGTAATTTCAAATTTTTCTTCATCAACATCTTCAAAATCTTCGAGAGAATTACTATTCTGTAAAACATTAACTTGAGCTACACTATCCATACGTGCTTTAATAGTATTGACAATGTTTTTGCGGTTCTTGCCATTTGTTTCTGCAGTTAAGAGTGTTTTAAGATATTGGAAATCTGATATTCCAGATTGCAAATGACCATCTATAATTTCTGCTGAACCTATATTTTCAATTATTTTTGCAACAGATAAAGAAAGCAATTTCTTTGCTTTTTCTGAATCAGTTAAAATTGCAGATTTAGGTTTTTTAACTTCTACATTATTAGATGGTGGGGTTTCTTGTTTTTCTTGTGTAGCTTGTTGGTCAACAGTATCTGTTATGAAAAGCTTTTCAAATTCTTCAGCTTTATCAACATCAATCAAGCTTAAACGCATTGCGTTTCTAATCTCAAAAAGAGTTCGATCTTTTAATTTATCTGTGTCAACAACCAACGATTGTTTTGTATCTCTGGATAGATGTATATTGTCCTCCGATGAAAACCAGAAGGGGTTCATTATAGGTTCATCTATTCCTGGATATTTAATACTAGCTAAACTTATTGTAATTTCTGCCATTTAATTTCTCCATCGTTATAAAAGGCCCCGTTATATTTCAAACGGGGCACATATTAATTAGTGCAATGTTCCATTAGAATTTAACAACTGTGATCCTCTACTAATAGCATTTACAGTAGGTGAGAATGCCATAGCAGGAGTAACCAATTCATTTGGAGCAACTTTAACATTTTTAATCACGCCAACAGCACGACCTTCGTTCATTGGGGCAATTGAATAACGTTCGCGAATTTTGATTTTTTCAATATCACGAAGTTTATCTGGAACAGATTCCCAAGTTGGAAGTTCGTCAACAATAATAGCACCAATATTTTTGCTATCAACAACAAAAATATCTGTGAGTTTTGTGACGGGATCAAAAGGAACAAATGGGCTAACCAACACTGTTAATGGCAATCCTAAATAACTTGGCAATTGTAAACCGCCCGTTAAATTAGCATATTGATTAACAGGAGTTGGGTTATTTAATATAGAAAGTGGATGTGTACCAGCAGGGATACCATTTGGTCCAAGTCCGCCTAATGCGCCTTTTGCAAATGGATCTTTATTTAATAAACCTGGTTGACTACCAGCAAGCCAATTATTTACCTGACCTGTATGTAAAGCCATAGCTCTCATAACAGGATCCATAGCGAATAATACGAATGATAATGGGTGGCAAACAACTAAATCTGGAGTGAAACCATTCATTAATACTTGACCGTAAGCTTCAAAAATGTTTTCAGCAACGATACCACCATTTGGGGCACCACTCATGTTACGACCGGTTGTTACACCGAAAATAGAATTAGATGGGTTTACGTTGTCATGTGTTGTAACGCCGACTCTTGACATCATTGAGAAGATTTTTTGCTCTTTGTGACGAGCTAAAGCACGACCAGCTTCACGAAGGTACATAGCAACAACATCATATTGGCTATATCTTTTCATTTCTTCTGTGAATTTGAATGCGAGACCGCTTTTACCAATTGTAGCGATTCTAGCACCAGCTCCAAAATTGAGCCCTTTTTCTGGATATTCTGAACCTTCATCGATGTCTGCGGCATACATAGCTCCCATAGATGGAAGACTAATTATTTGACCGTTTTTATAATTAATAGTTGTTAAGAGCTTCGATCCAACAAGGATTGGTTCGACAGCTTCGCGAACGATATTCTCTATAGTTATTTGCATAAAATATGGCGCATCAGGATAAGCTAACGCATCATACATCGGTACATGCTCAACAGAATGTTTGTCATCAGCACCGTCCTCGCCAGCAACTGCTAAGAGTCCGTTGTTTCTAAATAGAAACTCGAATTCGCTCGCATCGTTGAATTTAACTTGAGGCATTATTATTTACTCCTTGAAATATTCATTTTCATGTGAATTAGATGATTACGTTGATTCTTACTAATTTTGCATTAGCAGGGTTAGTTACACCGGCAAATGTTAACATATCTGGTAGCCCTTGAGTGGCATTTCCAGGAGGTACATTGATGCCTGAACTAGTAGTTGTCTTTGGATTCCATGTCTTAACATATTCCAAATAATCTTTTGGCCATTTATCGTCAACAAAAAGAATTTTGCCAAGAACACGACCATGTAATTTGCTGAAATAATTAATAACATTGTTAATATCTTCAGCAGTAGCAGTATTAACAGGAGACAAAGTTGGAACAGTTATAAAGTTAGAATCGGCATCAAAAGTTACCAAATTACCAACTTTTGGTGTACCAACATAAACTGCTAATCCTGGGAATAATACAGAAGAAGAATCGTTTACAACTGGTAATTCAATGAAATAACGAGTAAGAATAGCGATACCTTGTTGAAGAGAAAAGTTCTGATAACGAGTATCAGATAAACTGCCTGCACTATAACCTGGGCCATAACCAGCTCCATTTTGACGAAATGCATCATATTGAGCTAAGCCAACAGGAGATAATACAAAATTGATTTGTGTACCTAATGCTGAATCAGTGGCACCTGAGAAAAATGATTTAATTACTGGTTCACCAGCAGTAACTGGCTGACCGGCAAAATTTTTGACACCTTCAGCTACATCAACGCTTGAATAAACATTTTTGTAAGCTGCTAAATTAGCTGCTTTCCAAGCATCATTGCCAAGGCCAATAGCTGTTTCGATATCAATTGCCAATCCTGCCGGAACGATGAAGTTATTACTATCAACGGAAAGTACTTTTCCTTTACTAATTACCTTATATTCAAGATTTCTTTTGTCAAATCTTTTTAAAGGTAAGTAGTCTGCAACAGCATAATGTTGCGCAGGACGTACACCTTCCGAAACTTCAAAATTCGGGGTAGATGGAGTAAAGTCTCTATCAAATCCGAGAAAGTTGTTCATTGTTCGGACTCCTTACGTTTTTTATTATTGTTTAGTTGTTTTTTTTAACTTCTTGAGTTTTTTAGTTTGCGCATCGAGGTAGTTTTGTGCAATAGCATCACCATGAGACGAACGCAAAGCTTGATATGTAGATTGGATTTCACGTTCCAATTTTTTAATATCAATATCTGGGCTTGCCGCATCGTGCTTATAGGAAGGATCTTCTATTTCAGGCACGTCAGAATTTGTATCTGTGGTGAAAAATGTATGTAAAATTTCTAAAGAAGCTTTAAGTTCTTTAACTGATTTGTTTTTTAAAAAATCACGTTCTTGATCTAGTGTTGTTTCTGGATTTTGACGTTTTTTAAGAGCCAAAATCATATCAATATAATTATCTTTTAATTCATTATTTAATGATTCAATGATATTTTCTTGATTTTTTAATGTGTCAACAGCCAATTTATATTCTTTGCTTAATGTGTCAAAACGAAGCTGTATTTGGTCCAGCTCTTTTTTAGCAACGTCATCAAAAGTAAATTTGGCTTTAAGTTTTTCAAAAATAGCATCAGCTTGAGCTGTATCATTTTTTTCAATTATTTCATCAATCATTTTCTCAAGCGTTGGAATTGAAATACCAAGATAATCAATAAAAGCATTTTTGGTTGTTTCGTCAATAGCATCAGCTACTGGACCAATAACTTTATTATCTTTGTATTCAAAAACAACTGATGTTTTTGAATTATCGCCATCCGTAGATTGCTGATTGGTATCGTCAGATGGTTTATCTTTAAAAATTTCAAGGCGAGTATCAAGATATGTAATTAATTCTGTCTTGTCTTCGCTATCTTCGACGCCTTCTAAAAGCTTTTTAGAAGCATCAATATAAGCCTTATTATGGGCTGGCAGAAATCTATCGCCTACAAATGCTTCATCGCTAAGTTTTTCGTAATCTTCGTCTGATATTCTATCTTTTTCGTCAATTAACTCTTTAAGCTTAGCATGAAGATCCACTGGTGACAAATCTCTTAAGTCTTTGATTGTCATTGTATCACCTTCATTAGTTTCAGATATTTTTATTAAATCATGAGATTTTGAATCAAAATAATAGAAGTCTGAATTGGTATTGGGTACTAAAAGGACGTCGTCAATTAATTGATTTGAATGAGCAATAAAATTGGCAAGTTTATTTTTGCGATCCTCTCCTTTTGATCTCATGAAATCTTTTTGGACGGGAATTACAATTCGTCTTATTTCTTGATTTGCGGCTAATTCATCGGCTGGTTCATTGACATATGAAACTTCATCGTAGTTCATATTACCAAAAATCCAGAACATCCGATCCTTTTTATAGACCTTACCTGGGGTGTGGTCACATGGACCATCAGCAAGCCAATCTTGGTGACATATCGAACAAAATAACTGGTCAGTACTGTAGCCAACAGATACAGTATTATATCTGCCATCTAATACTTTTGGAATAGCATTTTCATCAGTCACATTGCCAACTAAAGAAATATATCCTAGACCAGGAAAAAGCTTGTCATATAAAAACGACTTAATTTTATCGATATTTTTAAAATAGGCTTTATTTAAAACGGCGTTAGGATTTTCTAGCTCATTCGCAACTGAAGCAGGAATGAATGGATTGGGTGTTGATTGATATACGCTTGATTGTACACGACCAATTGGATCTGCCATTGTGTCGTGATGGGTTAAAATTGGTTTTTTATAAGGCTTAACAAATGTATCTGTACCAGCTTTAACTTTTCCAGGAAGATAAAGATGATAATGTCCAGTTAGTCTTCCAGCGTGCGATGCTGTTATTCTCACTTGAAGACCATTAATATCTTCTGGCGCAACATTATTTGCCTTTTGTTCATCAATACTTTTTAAGACCGAATCAATATATTGAGTTTTTTTATCGGCCGGAGCATATAGGGGACGTATTGAGACATGGTCTTTGAATTTAATTAAATCAGACACGTTAATTCTCCTCGAACATTTTTAATATATTTTCCATCAAGGCTTTTTTCATTTGGTCAGCAGCTTCTGGAGCTTTACTAACCGTGTCGCACGCAGATACTACAAATTCTTCTAAGTCATTTAATTTTGCGGTGTTAATTACGTGCTGTGTAGTGAAGAAATCAAGATTAAAAAGCCATAAAGTTAGTCTTGACTTCTCAAAATCAGGATCATAGAAGTTAAAATCGCTTAAAATAACTTCTAAACGCTTTAATTCTGCATCTTTTAATGAGGATTTGCGCTTTGTAGGACCGAGTGCTTGCCCATGCTGATTGCTGGGTTGCTGTTTTGATTTTGCTATATTTTGGGATGTATTGTTTTGTTTTGAAGAAGCTTTTGTCGAAGCAATTTCAGCTTCTTTTTCAAGTCGCGGATATAAAACTCGTTCATTATACATTTTACTACGATCGCTATCTAATATAGCACTCATACGATTACGTTTACGCATTTCGTCTTCTGTAATAGCATACATAGAATACATAAGCGCATTGTGGTTCTCTTTTTTAATCATCGCATCAGAATCTATTTCATCAAATTCAAAATAAACCATATTATCAGGTTCTAGAACACGCAAATCAAATTCTTCTAATAGAAGTTCATTGATGATCTCAATCTCAATTTGATTCTTAAGACTTCTCTGATAATCCTTGACATCATCAATCAGCTGTTTTGTAACGGAATCTGCTGTTGAACGATTAGCTGTACCCGTTTCTCCTAAATCTACAGAAGAGACACCAGCCGAGACATATACTCTATTTTTAAAATAGTTAAGATATTCTTCTATGGGCAGGATTTTCTCAAATCCATGTATTTCCAATTTATGTCTATGGCTTAATACAAGACCACTATTAATCTGCATTTGATTAATTTTATTTGCCCATACATCAACTTCTGTTGTACCATCTTCGTATACATCGGCAGGCCATGTATCAGTACCAATGGAAAGAGTAAAAATAGGGAATAGATATTGCTCGGTTAAAAGCTCTACATATTCTTCTAATTGACGCAATGATCTAACATCGTCTATTGCAGGTAGAAGTGTCGGACTGGCAAAATTAAAACCAGCTCTTCTATGATGATAGAAGTGAATAACATCCTTGGCTTGGAATTCTTGTATACGACCGTCGGGCATTTCTTGTAAATAATCAGAAACATTACCATATTGGTCGGTTTTTATTCGGATAGTTTCTGGAGCTAAGCGTATATAACCAATTATTGGACGAACGCCTTTTTGTCTATCAAAAGAACCACGCACTTTTAAAATAAAAGCATTATTAAATCTAACTAGATCATCACCAATTTCTCCAAAGAATTGATCCATCGTTTTACGCTGAACAACTTCTATCATACGAAATCGTTTTTGTAAATAATCAACAGTACGTGGATTTTTTCCAGACAAATCCCAGCCTTCTTTAAACATTAGCGCAGATTTTTTCTTAATTGCCTGCTTGATAATACCATCGCCATCTTCAGCGGCACTGATTTCATATAAATTATACTCAGGAAGCTGATAGCCATTCCATGTATAAAAGTTTATGCGAAAACTTTGCTTTTCTGTACGCATATATGTAAGAACTTGGGGAAGATTGATCCCCTTAGCACTTTTTTTGCCTTTATATACATATGCGTCTTTAATAGCTAGAGTTTCTACTGTGATTTCTGTATTCATACTTAACCTTTAATTTTATTGATCCATTCGTGTAATTTTTCGTCCGAAATATCTTCAGATAAACATGCAGAAAAATCAATGGATCCTACAGGGTAAGAAGCAAATTGTGTTTTAGAAAACTTTTGAGATTGTATAGCTTTTTCCATTTGTATCTTAGCGGAATCACGTTTATTTTTATATGCGTCTAAAAAAGTGGGATCCAGAGCAAATGGATGTGGACCTTCTTCAATATCGTCATCGTAAGGATTTTTATCTATAGCATCCTGTACTAATGGATTGTCTAAATAATCTATAATGTCAGGACCATCAAAAAAATTCGTTGGAAGAGTTGGATCGGTAAAAATAAGTCCGTCAGTAATATCGCCAATAGTGTCGCCTGGATTTTGATTACGCACATAAACATTCGGAAGACCATTAACTATTGGAGTCGATTGAATCCATGGCTTAACTTTCTGAACGGCATTAGAGCATATTTCTTTGTAAAAAGCATTAGAATCAAAACGATTCTTCAAAGCTTTCATTTTAGCTATATCAATTATATTTTTTATGATGCTAAGAATTACTCTATATCTATCCAGCTCTGAATATAAATCTAAAGTCTCATTTTCTGATGAAAGTTTTTTCTCCCAAGATTGCTCTAATTCATCAATATATGAATAAATTTCATTCTCTAATGCTGCACGGGCTTGACGTATTTTAGTAAATAAATCACTAAAAATAGCACTGGCACCTTCAGTATTTAATCTCCAATATTCTTTTTTACCAGCCGCAAAATCAATAGCTGGATATATCTTTTGTAGTTCGACATTTAATGATGTAAGAATACAATCTACTGGGGAAAATGCAGCAGATAAAATCTTTAATAAAACTGTCTCAATAGCATCTATTATTGGATGCACTATTGCTGTAGCGATACCTACCAATAAACCACCAGTAGTTAAACCAAGTTTAGATATTGCGTTTTTTATTTGCATTATCATATATGTAATAACAGCAGTTAAAGCACCCAAGTCGGGAAGACAAACTCTATTCTTAAATACATTAATAATTTGGCACATATAAGAGCCAAGTATATTATCATATAAAAACAGTTTTTGCTTTGCTAATTGTTGAAGATTTGCTAACATCGATTGATACATAAATGTCAAGAATCGATTAAGACTCATATTACGCTTAAAATCTTCAAGAGAATATAATGTTCTTTCCGCACATGGAATACATTCATCTAAAAAAGGCTTTAGCTTTTGATAAAGCTTAGAATCTTGAAATCCCTCTTCGAATTTTTGTCCATCTTGAGATGTTAATAATTCATGGATAGCCGCCTTACCTGATCCCGCAGTGTATTGGTTATCTATATATGTATCTGGAAGACTTAACCATTCAAGTTCTTTATTATTAAAATCATTATGAAATCCTGTTTTTAGTACACTAATAGCTCCAATCTCTTTGGTAGGTGCTGTAACCTGTTCGCCATTATATGCTTTTTGTCCAAAAACAGAATAGATTTCATGCTCGTATGTTACTAAATCAATATAATCATCGTAAGTAAACTCTTTAATATCTTTATTGTAGAGAGTTTTAATAGCGTTAGCTAATTCTATTGTAGGTTCGGGTGTATATAAATAATCAATAGCTTTTGCTCGTTTTTTAATTACATCAACGAACATTCCATATTCGTAGGCAACTAAATCCCAACCAGAAGCCAATAATTTTAATTCATTGACAAATTTGGCTTTATCTTCTATGTCAAGCGAGGAAATTTGTGAAGCCACATCAGGATATGCAACCTCAACTTTAGGCTCGTCCCTTATTGGCTCTGGCTTATAAAATAATTTATCAATTTTATTTGCCATCAACAAACCTCTCAACATCTTTTCCAGCATCAAATGGAGTCAATATTGTTCCAGATAATTGAGAAATAATATTATTTGCTGGATCAGCATTTGTAACATTATCAGGAGTTTTATCATCTCTACGTCTTAAAGCGGGTAAATATTTATCTTTTGGTAAAATATGATTTTCTCCATGTTTAAACTCAGGGTCCTCAGATAATGAGGACCATGAAGAAATTTCTAATGATGGTAAAAGTACAAATATAGGCGATGTAGGAGAGCCAGGAGGTGCACTAATATGTGTATGATTTTGAATTATTTGTAATAATTGATCTATAATCGCATTAACACGCTTTAATTCTAAATCAAACTCTTTCTTTATTTGCATAGTATATGCGGCTAAATCAGATCTATGAACAAACTCTGAAGCAATAAAAGGATACAATAAACGATAAACTTCTTTCATTTGATCTTCGGTTACATCCATAGACGATCTGTGAAAAGATTCGTTTTTTCTTGGGTTAATGGAAATATTACCGTTCCATCCACCTGGTATACTCGAGTCAGGATTTGGTGTCATAACAAATAACCAACCTCTTTATGAAATTGAACCGGTTTACTTCTACTATATAAGACAAAATCATAAACATCTGCAATGATAGACTGAATACCATCGTAGCCAATTGTAAATGAATCAAGACCAGGAATGATCTGTTCTGAATCATCGAAATAATTATATCCCTCGGGATAATGATCTGTATTATTATCTCCAAACATGACTTTGCCATCTACAGAAAATATTGCATTGCCCATTTTATCTACAGAAAAACCAACAATTATTTCTTCGCCAATATCACCAATGACATCTTCACTAATAACATCGCCGAAATTATATCCTGTATCTATATGAATAAAAAGTTTGCTTTGCTCTGTAATACCCATCGACAATTCACGTCCTTCGTCATCAAAGCCATAAAGTAAAACAAGTTTATAATTTGGTAATTTTATTTTTAGTTTAGCAAATAATGATAAACCAGGGTAAAGCATTAATCCTCCTTGATTATTGAGCGGCATTTACAGGAACGCTTACGATATCCATAGTAGTGGCACGTACAACAAATTTCACTTCTATTGTTTGTTGATCTCCAATAGTAATTGGCGATACAGCTGCTCTTGAAAATAAAAATTCATATGAACCTACAGAACCCTTGGCACTTAAACCTACTTCATTAACCACAATAGGAGCTCCAGAACGATTTGTAAATTTTCTTTTTACACCAAATTCAGCAAAAGTTGGATCTTCAGAATAAGGGACCACTTCTGTAATAAGATACTCTAATTGTCCAGAACTCGTTCCTTGTATAATTCTATTTCCAAGCTGATAGCTATCAACTGATTGTGGTGAAGAAAATGTTCCTAATGTTAATCCATATGTGCTATCATTAGCAGAAGCAGCTAATGGATAATATGTAGTATGAGCCATAGTCCTATCCATACCATCTGTAGATTTCATAGTAACAGATGTTCCGGACATTTTACCATAAAGCATATCAAAAAATACTTTATTAAATAAACCAGCCTGATCTATTTGAAATGTATAACGAACTTCAATGGTTTGACCAGCTGTGACACCAATATTGATTGCAGCACCACTACTATCTAAAACATCACGTGCATAACAAATTCTATTTGTAGTATCCCAAGATCCATAAAGGCCTACTTCTTTAACGTAAATTGTATTAGTAGTTGAATTTGTGAATTGACGTTTAATTTCAAATTGATAACCACCAGTTATCGCTGTAGATGTATAGAAGGTCATCGCAGAATAATTTAACTGACCAGTTCCAGAACCATGACTAATAACGCCAAATAATTTATTTTGAGTCGCAGTAACTGCAGTTGGATCTGCTCCAATAACAATACCATAATTATTTCCAGCGCCACCATTTGAAATCAAACAGTTGCCAGAAGAACTTCTTCCACAAAATATATCGGCAATGTTTTCCATTTGCAATGCTGGAGTTTGAGTTAAATAAAAAGTTTCTATAAACAAAGATTTTATATAATTCCCAAGCAAACTTCGCATTGGTTGTTTATGTTCTTTTACTATGCGACCTTTATTGTCTTTTACGACAATAGATATTTCGGCGGGCGCAATTTCTTTATGATTATGCTGTTTTGTAAAAAGCTTGTTTCCGAAAGCATCATAAAGCGAATATTCTAAATGTAATTCGGGTTTGTGAGATTGCATTTTTTAAGCTCCTAATTTGTTTTAAATTGTTTGGATATTAACACCGGCTCTTATTGTACTAAGATTGCTGTTTGTAGCATTATATGATATAATAGGTGCCGTTGCCACACCAACTTTGACGGCCTTTCCTATAAGGCTATATGATATAATAGAATTTAATGATACTCCAGTTCTAATAGCGGCTGCAGCAAGAACAGTATATATTGGAATATATGCAACATGAACTGCATAGATAACATTATTACGTAAACTTAATACATTCGGCTCTATTGACCCAACTTTTACCGCTGTTTTTACTGTAATTGTACTAGTATCTGTTTGTCCAACAGCAGCTACAAAAAGACTGGTTTTTACTTTAGCAATATTCATCAGCATATCGTGCGTATTAGTAACATATACTGATGTTTTTGTTGTTCCAGTATATTGTAAATTTCGCATAAAGTCTACGTGGGTTTTTATATTTGAAACATTTTGTCCAAGAATATAAAAATTAGGATTAATGTTAACCCCGGTAGTAACTTTAGCTTTAAGAACCACAGCACTATTAAATGTATTAGCAATTTTCGGTCCAATGCGAAGAGGAGATGGTAACAATGCACGCATATCGACAACAACAAAAGTGCTAATGCTGCATCCAGCATTTATCTTTCCAGTTACCTCTTTGGAAATTGGACTAACAACAATGTCAAAAGAACTAAGTGAAAAATCTATCTTATCTCCCTTATTTCTAAAGGCAGCAAGACCAAAATTATTAATTATTTTGTTTGTAGAAGGATCGGCATCATGCACAATACCTACAATATCATTAAAGCTATCATAAATTCTAGCATCATGTCCGTCTTCTGAAAATTCAAAATGTATTAACATATTTTCAGTGCTAATAACCGAACGGCGGAAAGAGATATCAAGTGGCAAATTGTAAAAATCGATTTTATATCCTGGCTTTGGATAAACTTCCAAAAATATTTTTATAACTCCGCTAGGCGGAAGTAGATGTAGCTCAGGAAAGTCTGCTTTAGATATAGAGCGATTTATAACACGCGTATTAGTATTTGGTATTTGCCCTTGCGATGCTATATTCATCGCTATATTATAATTAGACGGTTCTTCATATTTTATTTCAATATTTGTAATGTAAAATTTAGTATTGTTTTTAATAAGAAAATGTCCATTACCGCTATTTAAGATTGCGGATAAAGGGAGAGGTCTATCCTTGCCAAGTATAACATATTTGTCAAACTTTTTATCATAGTAATATATATCAAGCAAATTAGCATAAGTAGGATTATCCATTATAACTCCTTAGAACTTTACTCTTGATGTTCGACCATCGTTTGGTTTGGCAAACGGATGATTCTTGTTGCCATAGTTAGATGTTTGTCTTCGTTCAACTTTATTCATATTTAATAAGCCAAAACCCATGAGTTTGGAAGGTTTATTTGCCGCCAAATATTCTTCTTTTTCTTTGGCCTTATCTCTTGCTAAAGCAGCATCCCTATAATTACGATAGGGATCTAAATTATTTAAAAACTGTTCTTTACTCTGTGCTTCTATTTGCTTAGGATTTGGATAACTAATATTAGCTGGAACAACATTTGTTGCTACCAATGGTTTGCCGAGAGTTGTTGTTTCTAAGGTAAATCCAAGCATACATATCATAAATGCATCAAGTGTATGATCTCCATATTTGGAATCTGCCTTATAAACAGGAGAACCACTTGGAGTGAAATGATCTATTTTATATCCAAGTAGTTGTTTTTCAAGAACTTCATCTTCTTCAGGGAATTCAATTAATCCATTCTCAAATAATCTAACGGCATTATTAACCATAAATGATTTTGTATCTTTGCGAACTTTTTTCTTCTGCCAAGGATCATAAACTTCGATAGCACTTTTGAAATTGATACCTTTTACTTTTATAAGTCGCCTATCTATTGACCCTACTGGAGCTTTCATTCCATGTTGATGCAGCATCTCAATTTGCGTTCCACCATGTCCTTGGTCTACATATATAAAAGCAGGCCGCCATTCTCTATTTATTTTTTTAATATAATCCATTGCTTGGGTTTGTGTCCATCCTTTTATATGAACGCCAATGCTTGCAACACAACGATATTTAGATATTGCTGGATTAAATTCAACAACACGTATTTGAGTACCATTATCAGGATCATTCCAATCTACGCCAACTCCATATATACATGATGCATCATATTTGCAGTCGGCATAAGCATAAGAATCAATTTTTGCAGCTTCGACAAATGGATACTGAAAAACACCAGTACCAGAAGGAGAAAATTCCGCAAGAACTTCGTGCATGTAGCCTGCGCTTGTAAGAGTGCTACGAAACTCATCTTCCATTTTTTTAGACCAAAATGGATGAAAACGATCTGAAGGAAAATATAAGCTTATATAATCAGGATCGTGAACGCGATCAAAAAACCAATCTTTTAATCCTTGTGGAGTTGATGTAATCAACAATTCAACATTCGGATGTTCGTTGATAAGAGAAACAACGCTATCTGTATCGTCTGCTGTTAAATATGAAGCTTCATCTAATATCAACATATCTGCAGCTTGACCACGAATGGCGGACGATCCAGAAACAAAGCCTTGTATTGTAACGCCATTAGATAACTCAGTTATATAGTTTGGCTGTTGTATAGATGGAAATTTACCATTTTTAACCATAGATATTAACATCGGATGGCTATCAACAAACAATTCCATCATCTTAAATAGCAACTTGATTTGAGACTGGTTTGGTGTAAAAATTACAATATTATAATTTGGTTTTATACCATCGCTTTTCCAAGTGAAAGCTCTATGCAAGATTCGTACAATAATGCCAGCACTTTTACCAACTCTTCGTCCTGCACGTACAACAAGACGTTTACTTCTGCACCTAACTATCTGTGATTGATAAGGAATCCCGTCTTTAGAATGACGAGGTTTCCATCCGCCATGCTTTTGTAATAAATAACGTTCAGCCCAGGTGATTGGATCTTCTAGGCTCAAAACTTCGGCTAGCTCATCTTCTGATAAGCTTTTAATTAATTTCTTTGGCAGACGATTAATATAATATTCATTAACTGGATCTACCATAAAAGCAGGATCAAATCTAGCAGCTTTAGCTATATAAGGCTTTTTAGTCTCGTCTATCTCTTTAAACTGAGTTTGTAAAAACTTGCTAAAGTTTTCTTTATTTAATACAATATCAGAGGAAGGATCGATTTCTGGCTCTTCTTCGTCCTGATAGAAATAGTCGTATGGATCGTCTAAAATATTAGGAACATATTTTAGCTTATTATTAAGCGTCTCTTTTTTTTGGTCGCTTTCGTATTGTTCCAGTTCGAGGAGCGGATCCGATACGTCTTTTATTATATTTTGAGATTCTGGCATTCTTAGTAATCTCCGTTACCAAATGTGCGGGAATTTTTTCCCATTTATTATATTGCTTAAAAGCATTAACTATATCAGGTCTAACTGTTGTTAGCCAGAAAAAAAATTGATAGACCAAATCGTAACTAAGTATTTTTTTGATTATGGCCTCAAAAAATCTTTCAAAAATCTGTTCATTCTTTGTGACGACAGCATGGCATTTGGTACATAAAGTTATTCCATTTGTAGTTATATATGCAAGATGCGGATACTCTGATTTCTTTTTAATATGATGAGCATTTAATGCCCCACCTTTAGTTCCACATAATTGACATTGGAAATTGTCTCTTCTAAAAACTTTATTACGCCATATCTGATATCTTTTATCATTGTATTTAAAACCCATTACATTAATCCAGTATTCATATAAAATGCTTCGTTACCTATTGCAGAACGAATATTAAATTGTGATGTGCGGATAGCATTTAAGGATCTGGCTCTCATTGTTTGTGTTGCGGCATTATCTATAATTCCTCCGCCAAGTTCTGGATTTGTCCATTTTCTACCCGCAATCTTTAAAGCATCATAAACATTCATGCTTTGACTTCCAGCAAGTGCACCGACAGCACTACCAGCAAGTCCAAAAGCCATTGCGCCAAGTGGACCTCCAACAGCCAAACCTATTAATGCACCAACACCTTGTCCAATAAATCCGCCAGCTAATTCAGCGCCAGTTTGCATAACGCCACGACCAATAGCTCTGCTATCACCAACTTTTTCAAATTGTTCGTTGATGTTCATCATGGCAAAAATGCCAGTGGTTAAAATCGGCATTGAAACAAATTTGCCATTAAATCTACCAGCTTGAATTCCAATTTTATTGTATATCTTTTGCTCTAAAGAAAATGCTTCTCTTGTTTCCCAGAGTTTCATCTGTTTACCAAAAGAATACAATGGATTTGTGGCCATTTTATAAAAATCATGCGCATAATTTTTACTAAATTCTTTGCCTGGATTTTTTAATCGCCATAATCTTTCATATTCTTTTGGATTGCTAAGCTTTAGATTTAGATCATAGTATCGTCCCTGCTTATTCATTAAACGATTATGAATAGCTCTAGTCGAAATACCACCGACCACACCAAGACCCAGCATACCAACACCTGCTAATGCGCCGGCAGTAATCCTTCCAGGCATTACATAATTATCACCGCTCCAACTTCTGGTTAATTCTTCACCGGGATATGTATATGGAGAGTACATTTATAATCCTTTTTTTATTAAGAGAATGCATTTCCATATTTAGCTATTAAGTGTGCTTTTAAGTCAGCACTATCTTGCAATGACATTCTTCCATTTGCTATTGATGCATTTGTTTTTACATTTCTTGCTGGTCTAGTGTTAAAAATATTGCGAATACGATTCTTAACAGCTTCAGCTTTTGATGCTTGGACAAAACTGTCATCAACAAATGTTTTTATAGGTTTAGCAGCAGCGGCTACAGTAGCAGCTTTGACAGCTGCAGCTGCTGGATGGCTAATAGCTCCACCAATAGGTTTGTTAGCACTAATAGCACGCATTGCATATTTTCTATTTAATTTACTAAAACCACCACCAAATTGACGAAATGCAGCTCCAGCGGCAGCACCTAAAATGGCTCCTTTAAAAGCCCCACCAAACATTGTCTGCTTATCAGAAAAAAGCCCATAGCCAGCTCCAACAGCAGCTCCTAGGGCAGCTCCACTAACAGCACCACTTGCTAAACGTGTATATAAAGCAGCTCTTCCAAGCATAGCCATACCTTCTTTTGAACTTCGACCAACCTTTGCAAGTTGTTTCATCCAATTTTCATTCATATATCTACCTGCAAAAGCAAGTCCAGCCTTTTTCTCAAGGCCAGCCAATCCCGAAAAAGCTCTGCTTCCAAGTCCTGCAAAACTACCAAGATTTCCACTGCTATATAATTTTAAACCTTTCATACCAGCAAATGCGGCAAATCCTAATTTAAAAGCACTACCAGCATTTACATCTCCGCCAGCAGCATTTATTAAACCAGCACCAGCAGCCATTGCTGTTCCACCAATTAATCCAGAACCGATCATTCTACCAGCAGAATATAAAAGATCACTATGCTGTGCTAGTTGTCCACCTGCCTTTGTTCCGGCTTCGGCTAATATACTACCTAAGCCCATCGGATACCTCCTTTAACTTGGTTGATAATTCTTGTTTGGTATTTTCAAAATATTCTCTAATAGATCCATTAATCTCTGCTGTATCGATTGTCATCCATCCAGAACCATCAACCCATATATTTAATATTAGTTTGTTAGATTCATCTAAAGTTAAGTTATGAGAAAAAAGTTTTGATGGCTCAATGGGAAAAAATTCATTGGCAATCAATAATATTTGAGATGCATCATTAAGATCACATGACATGATGGTTGTTCCTATTGTTATAAGCTTGTAACATAATGCCTTGGGTTGATACCATGGCATTTTCAATTCTTTGTTTACGTCTTTCGTTGGCAGCTTGAATACGAGCTAGACCTTCGCCACCAGAAGGCATTCCACGTTTCGTTGTCCTTAGATAAGCCATTTCTTCACGAAATGCCTTTTTCAAAACGGGCAATTGCTGGATTAATTCTTCCGGAGATTCTTTATCTTCATTATATTTTTCCAAAGTCTCTAATGAAGCTGTCATTGGAAGATTTTTCTTTAGCAATTTACCAGATTCAATTTCTGCTTCAATACGTCTGCGTACACGCTCAAGCTTACGCATATCCTTTTCATATAAAGCTGGATTGAATTCAATGGCATAAGTCTTTGATGACGATGGACGTTCACGATTGATGTATTTAATAAATCCCTGATCTAATCCTTCAGACCCAAGATAAAAATTAACCTGAGATACGTGCATCGGTTTTGGTGCACCACCTTTTACTATAGTATCATAAATTCCGCTAGATACAGTTTTAATATCACCGATTCTACCATATCTGTCTAAAATATCTATGTGACCAGCAATTCTATTTATTGGATCTGATGTAAAGCGTTCAACATCTACATACTCACCTGACATTAAGCCTTCTGCTTGTTTAATGCGGTGAAGAATTGTACCTGCTGTTGCACTAGCAGATACATAAGGAGACATTTGTTTATCTGGCTGGGTTAATTTTTCATACATTTCCTTAGATGAAAGACCTAATGCAGAAGCACGCATTTGTTCATAAGCATAAACATCTTCGGCGGTATTATAACTTTCATCAAATTCAGTATGATGCATTCCACGATATCCAGAACCAAAATCTGTATTTCTTTTGCGTAATTTTTCAGCTATACCACCATGTCTTAATCCTTCGATTGTATTATAAGCATCATCTTTACCAAATATTTTTGCAAAAATCTCTCCAGCAACCTTACCCATGGTATAGCCAAAAAGTCCTATACTAGCTTGCTTTGCAATTGGATGTTCTAGATATTGATGTACAGATTCAAATTGTGGAACAGCTTTAGCTATTGTTGGCGCAGCCAACATTAATAAATCGTCGGCCATATCAAGAGCAATATTACGTGCCATTCCTGCAACATTAATCTTACCAGTATCTCTTCCTTCGTTATATCCTTTGAAGAATCCGGGTATAGCACCAAGAATAGCAATATGCTGATATGTTTTTAATTCTTTGGTAAAATTCTCAAATATTCCTTGCCAACCAGAACCAAAATCAGTGTTTTCTCGTCTTAATTGTTGGTTTTGACCACCATGGTGAAGCCCTTGGATGGTGTTATATTTATCATCTTTACCAGATGGATTGCTTAATATATTCCATAATGCCCATAAACTAACTGCACCTACAGCATATTTACCCCATGATGGTAATTTAAATTTCTTTCCTTCTTCAACAGTGGCAGATACAGATGAGATTGTTGGCCTGAATATTTTACCCTCGGCGCGCAATTTATTTAGATATTCTGCTTCATCTCCATAAAATTGCTTCCAAATATGAGCTTCTGCTTCTTGAATCTTTGTAGCTCTAACTGCTTTATCTGTCTCAGAAGATATTGGAGAGAAAGAATTATAAAATAAATTAAAGGTGTCAACAAATTCATCGCGGCCCAATTTATTAAAAGTCGATCTCTTACCGATCGCATTATATAGTTTTTCACCGGACGTGACACCTTTAAAAATTCTCTTTCTACCTTTAATCTCTGTTCTAATATCACCTTGATTAATAACAGATTGAAGGGCATGTTCTGCAATTTCTTTTTTAGCCTGATTTATTTGCCAGCCGCTATCTTGGATGCTTTTGATATAATTTAAAAAGCCGCCAACTTCACTATCAAACTTTCCAGCTTCCATTTGTGGAAGAGCTTTTTCTGTAAGCCATTCAGCATATTTTCCAGTAAACTGAACATCGGCTTTAGCAGTATGCCCTAAACCTTTTTTCCATTGTTGGAATGGTTCGTATTCGCTAATAAATCCTAATTTTAGACCAGAGAAATAATCATTAAATTCAGGACCACCAGCACCAGCACTACCAGCAAGCAAGGCTTGGGTTAGAATATGAGTATCAAGAATCGGAGCTATGCCTTTTGATTGGCTTATCTTTAAATAACTCTTATAAGTTTCATAAGCTCTCTTACCTTCTCCAGCTTGTATTAAAGCTCCAACCCTTGATGGAATAATATTACGAGCATGAGATTGCTCTTTGATACCAATACGATTCATTAACAGAGTTTTAGACTCTGGTCTAATCGTATTAAGTGTGTTCTTTAAATCGAATCTAATATTATGTCCTACAAGAACACCTTTAGAATCCGATAGAGCAGGGGAGAGGATCTCCATGAGGGCTTTATCTCTGCCTATCGGATCAGTGAGGGGAGAGATGGTTTTTTGTATATCTAATTGTGATTTAGCAATATATCTCTGAGAACGATAATTAAGCCGCTTCTTTATTAATTCAGGAACAGATAAAAACACTTCAGAAGCATCTGTATCTCCAATTTTATATAATGCGGCCGCAAAAGGACGTTCAGCATCACCAACCTTTACGGTTTCGATATCATATACATATTTATTATAATCTTTTAAGATATCGGAGATGCTCATGCTAAATTATGATATTTTAATGTATCTATAGTTAATTTATGTTCAGAAAATGGAATCATTTCTAAATCTGCCACTGGCATTTCAGGTATTTCGTAATATTGAGGAGTTGCATCTTTTGTTAAAAACAATTCTCGTTCTGCTTTTCTACGTTTCGTAAGACCAGCTAATTCAATAATGTTTTTAGTTTTTGGATCTCTTGCTTTATTATATAATAAAAAAGCATCAGCGGCGGCTTCATAATTTCCTGCATTTAATTCCTTTAAAATATCTGACCAATATAACCCACCTTTCTTAAATATAGCTTTTGGATTACCCGGTCCTACATTATAAGCAAAAGAAACAAGAGCGCTAAATTGGTTATCATTAACCTGCACTTTAATAAATGGAGTGATTATTTTCTCATATAATTGTATATCCATTTTTAATAAAGTGTCAGCTTCCTGTTCAGTGATAACTTGCCCAGGGAACACATTTAATGTATGACCATATCCAATTGTCCAAATCCCAGCAGGACATTTATATGCTTTAAGTCTAAGCCCTTCAAAGGCTTTTATTAAACGAATACCACTTTCATTTGTTCTCATTCTTTTCTTCATCCTCCGTAAAATCAGCTTCTTCTGTAGTGGAGATAGCGTCGATTTTTTTCCTGAGGTTTGTAACAAAAGCGACGTATGTCGAATCTCCTTCGACTGGTTTGTTGTAGTCGGCTTTTTGTTTTCTTGTTGCATTTAAAGATTCCATAATTTTAAGGCGGCGGGTTTTAATTCTTTCCTTTAATTCCCATGCCCAATGTGTCTTCTCATTCTTAATTTCATTTCCAGTTTTATCAAAAGAAATTTCCTCGGAAAACAATAATGCATCACCAGGTTCACTAAGTACACGAGATAATCTCATTTCATAAATAATCAATTCGGCTAATTCCTGAATTAACATCACCTCACTATGCTGAGCAGGATCCACTTGAAACTCTTCCATAAACCTTTGAGTGTGATAATTCAGCAAATCATATTCTAACAAACATGGCTTTCCAATAGGTGCATTATCTATTTGCACATAAGGACAACTACTAGCAAAACCACATTCACTTCCTGTACAACGCATAGCTACAACAGAGTTAACACCAATAGCTAGCCTTTTATAATTAGCATTCAAATATTGTGCTTGTTCTTTTGTAAAAGTCATATCCCCATAAATTAAATTGCGGGGATTCATTTGTTGAAAATATTCTGTTCTTGTAAGCTTATTATCTGTAGTAAGAGCAATACCATCAAGTCTTACAGATTTTACTAACCCGGTTTTTTTAGAATCTTGCTTTGGTAATTCTAGATCCTTAGGATCTGAAACACCTTGTTCTTCTATAGCCTTATTTATAGCTATATCCATTTCTTCTTTCTTTTGTTTATTAATAATCGCTTTTTGAATTTCTTTTTCAAAATCTATAAAGCCTGGTTCCATTGTTTATTCTCTATTATTGCTACTAAATTTTTCAAAGCGGGCAAAATTTTTTCAGGTTCTCCATTCTGTAAAATCTTTCTCATAGCTGTCTTTACATATACACAATCTAATGGATCTTTATTCTCTTTTTCTCTTTGTCTATATAATTCGCAATAAGCCTGGATATAACCAGATTTCATAAATTCATAAATCTCTCTGATCTGATCAAAAAAATCAGCCTTTTTTCCAGATAGCATTGTATTTTTCAAAGAGGTCATTTATTTTGTCTCCATAAACTTCATAAATTCTTTTTTCAACCTGCGCCATTATCATACGATATGTTTTCATATCTTTTTTTATCACAGCATCATGGAATTCTCTATCTGCTAATAAAACATTCTTACTCCTTTTATCAACCATTTTAGCTAAGTCGATAAAAGCCTTATCAAATTCTTCGTTTTTAAGATATTTTTTAAATGTAGCGTATGACATACTAATGCCAAATTATTTACTGCCGTAACATCTTAGTGTGGATTGAGTAAATCAAGCTGGAAGTGATAAAAATCGATTTATCAAGGTTATTTATTACTTATATTTAGGGATTTAGCGGATAAAAGATATATATTCGGCGGTTTTTTTTATTTTATAATTTCTGCCCTCATCAATTTTTAACAAATCCTTTTAATTTCTCTCGAGCCCCCTGGGGGTGCTATTAGCATAGAGAGCGAGATACTGACAGACCAAAATACAACTCTAGCATAGAGAGCGAGATACTAAAAAATAAAACCTTAGAACAGAGATCGACTGACTGATGAGCAGAGATCTATAGACTAAGGCGAGACCTTAGAATAGAGATCGACGGACTGAAGAAGTGAGAGCAACAGGCTAAGATACAGCTCTAGAATAGAGAGCGACTGACTGAAGCGTGACCTTAGAATAGAGAGCGACTGACTGAAAATAAAACCTTAGCACAGAGAGCGAGATACTGGGTGATATATAAGGTTAGGTGGTTTGAAAGAATTTGTTTCGAGCCACCCTCCTTTTTAATCAACGAGATAACTTCAGTGAATGAGGGATCAATTTACTCTCGATATTTGCCAACATCTGACTAAGAAGTTGGCCGCTGTTTCATCGACGATTCCTCAGAATTTGTGTATGCGCTTATATCTATTTACGAATGGATTTAAGCCAATAAAACTAAGAGATATTTCTCTTAGATCAGCATACAGATAGGTGGGGCTCTCAGCCGAATAAAAGAGAGCTGGTTTGGACTGTTTTCCCCATTTTTTTCTTCCCGCATATTATCAGCATGATGTTGTGTATGTGCGGGAAAGTTCAGATACAATTATTGGCTTATAATTGTATCATTTATTTCTATTCATCTGCAAGCCCGTGTGTATAAGGCTCACGTTAAAAATAAACCATGGTAACCAATTGAACCTCGAGTTCAACAGGTCGTACATCGTACGATGTGTCCTTAGTAGGGGTCGATCTCCTGGCAAGAGAATAAAAAATGCCGATTCCCATCCCATCAGGATGGCAGCCCGTTCGAGTCGGGCATGGGAACTCAAGAATGCGTAATTGTACGTGTTCGATTGACAACAAAAAGTAAGGAGAAGAATCATGAGTCCTTAAAACCACCCAGTGGTGCCGTTTACCACTTTAAACAACGGAACTATGTATTGTTTGCTGACATAGCAGTTGATAGAGGAAGGTAACACGACTTAACTCCTCTACGCTGGGCAGGTGAACAACGGGGATATCCCATTTCTGAATGCCATAAGAAGAGCTATGGCTTTATTATGGATATTATTGAAGGATATCTCTATGGTGACTATGACTGGTCGTCATCTTCGCGATTTCATAGCTGAGCGAAGATGAGTATTCGTCTGGCATGTACCAGATATCGGTAGTATTTTGTAGGTTCTTGGGCTGCTGATATAGGGTTTTGACGAATATGATGGCCATAAAGGTGCTCCCAAGAGCGGGCATCAAGTCGTGTAGATAACCGCTCTAAAGCTATAGGGCATCAATAAGATTTAGGTGCTTATTGATGCAGTAAACCGCGCCAAGCGGGAGAATCGGCGGCGGATAAAAGATAAGGAATAAAAAATGATCAATATAATCAATTTCGGGATGAAAGCCCTTTTATGGGGTCCTCCCGGATCTGGCAAGACTTATACTGCTAAGAGACTGGCAGATAAGTTCAATTGCCAGATATTTAAAATGTCCATTACGGACAGTCTTACCCCCGAAGAATTATTCTTTGGGTGGACCGTAATGGAAAGTAATTTGCAAGTTTTCCCAACTCCCCTAACAAAGGGATTGGAGAAATCTCGCCAAGAGAAAGTAATCATCCTCTTGGACGAGATCGACAAAAGCCGTTCCAGAGTGGAGGATTTATTGTTACCTCTACTCGAGGATAACCAAATCGAAATCATGGGTAGGACAATCGAGTACCACCCAGAAAATATAATCTTCCTCGCAACCTCTAATAACCGTAGAACGTTGCGGGAGGAAACCCTTAGAAGGTTTACAATCAGACTCTACGTCGACTACAGCGTAGAGACTGATCGACTTGTATTTCAGCATGCTGGGCTAGAATACAAGAATGTAGTAAAGAATATCTTGTCATCGCTTCGCGCTGATGACGCTTTTAGGGCGCCATCTGCGATAGAGATGGCAACGTTGATAAAACTGATCCAGAGTGGGCTTCCAGAGTCTGCTTTCTGGACCAGTCTGTGGAAGGATACCAGCAATCCTTCTACATTAAAGGCAAAAATGCAGATGATCTGCAGATTCAACGTCTATAAGGCGTTGAAAGCAGAATATTGCTAACGCCTTTTCCCACCATGGTAGGCCATCGGCCCGTTCGAGTCGGGCGCGGGAACTAGAAAAAAAAGGAAGGAAAGAAATGAAAACGAATTTTGAAATTCTGTTTATCCTAAGGGATAAGTCTGGCAAACCATACTTGTATAAGTATATGCCGGATAAAAAGGATGGCATCTTGAGCGAAATCAATGGTGCCAATAAATACAGTCCTTGGGATACAAACAATTGGCCACCAAAGCGCATCACAATGGATGAGGCGCTTAAATTGGGAAATGGCCAATTATTCAAGATTAACAAAAAGCGTCTCCATGAAATAGAAGCAGAAGTAAGAGACGCTGTTGATAAGATGAGCGACGACTCTCACGGAGGAGATAGCGTTGCTCATCAAGAAAAACGTAACGGCAAGGAAGAAGGTAAATCTTCAGAACCGAAAGATAAATCTGGACGTAAAGATGCCCAGAATTATCAAAAGGTTCAAAAGGCCATGATGAAAGAGGTTGCGTCTTACTCTTTCAATAAGAAGAAAAAGGAAAGACGCGAAAAGAAGTATTATCGGGATAGCTACAAGAGATATCTTGACGAACATCCCGATGCAAAACTTCAATTGGTCAACAAACAACACAAGTCATCGGCCACATCTGTTGGTAGTGGTGGCGATGTCGAAGTAGATGATCGCGAAGTAATGATTTGTGTTGAAACGTTGGCTCAATTGTGGGGTTTGAAAGGATTACCCACAATTGAAGAAGAGAAAATGAATCCTTTGAAATACGAAATACTGCGGGCAACAAATAGAAATCCGCTACCTGCAGTATATGATCCTTGGCGGATGAGTAC